AGATAAATTTCAGTAATTTTATAAAGTAAAATGAAAAAAATTAGATAAATTTCAGTAATTTTATAAAGTAAAATGAAAAAAATTAGATAAATACGATTAATTTTAATATTTTTTTTAAGAATAGAAATTAATGGAAGAAGAATTTGATATTTTAAAAAATGATCGAATTGAAACTAGATATATTTCTGGATTAGATGGTCGAGATGGTGAAAGAGGACCACAAGGACCGCAAGGTTTAAGAGGAGAAAAAGGTATTCGTGGACATACTGGACCTAGAGGTCACCAAGGTATCGAAGGACCTACTGGACCAATTGGTAAGGATGGTAATGTAGGACCAACAGGATTACAAGGACCAATTGGAAAACAAGGTTTAAAAGGTAATGATGGAAAAGATGGTAAAGACGGAACGAGTTTTATTTTTCGTGGTGAGTGGAATATTAAAAATCAGTATAAGAATAATGATATAACTAGTGATCCAACTGATTATGATAATTTGTATATAAAAGTAGAAAAAGACAATCAAAAATCACCGCCATCAAAAACTAAGGAATGGAAATTATTTTTAGGAAGAAATTTTGTATTTAGAGGTATATGGAATGAAAATGATATATATAAAAAAAATCACGCTACGATCGATAATGTAAATAAATGTCTTTATTTAGCAAAAAGAGATAATCCTCAACGAAAAATACCACCATCATCAAATTTGAATTCATGGAATTTAATATTTTCATCACAATGGTTAGATATCAAAAATGAAATTACAGAATTTAAAAATGCTAAAGAAGATTTAAAATCATTATTTGATAAAACAAATCAACAATCTATTATTAAAAATAAAGGTAAATGGAGATCTAATGAACGTTATTTATCTAATGATATAGTTATATCAGAAAATAATGTATATATAGCACAATCAGCACATAGATCAGATAATCCACCATATAAGGATAAATTTAATTGGCAATTAATATTTGAAACTCCAACTACAACTCATAATGCATTATTTTATGCAGTTTTAAAGTTACATTCAATTGGAAATTATGCAGAAATAAAAGTGAATAAAATGGTTGAAAAAATACCTATGAATTTTATTAAAAATAATGAAAGTTCATGTTATTTACATAAAAATAATTCTGTTCATATAATTAAAGAAGGTGATTATCGTATTACATATAATATTACTTATCATGGATCAATTTATAAACTATTAAGTGGAGTTTTAATTAAAGATGTTCTGAATGAAACTTCTAAAAAACCTGAATTTATATCCGCATCTATTAATTCTAATAAAAATAGATTTATTAATGATACTATGCCTGATACTTATTATGAAAATCCAACAGAAGATAATATTGATGAACTTGTAAATCATATTAATCATTCGTTTATTGTACCTATATATGGTAGTGAATACAGTTTGACACTTGGATTGAAATTTAACAAAAGAAATAATCGTAAAAAAGCATTTATACATCCATTAAAAACATGGATAACTATTGAAAAAATTAATTAAAATTTAGTTATTTTTCCTTCATTAGTTATCAGTTAAAAAAATAGATAACTATTGAAAAAATTAATTAAAACTTAGTTATTTTTCCTTCATTGGTTATTGTTCCGATTTCTTTTGCAGGATTCCCCGCCACAACTTTATTATTTTCAATATCTCGAGTTACTACACTTCCTGCTCCTACTAAACTATAAGATCCAATAGTATTTCCACATATAATAGTTGCATTCGCACCTATTGATGCACCATTTTTAATTAGTGTATTTATATAATTACCATTTTTAGAATATTCACATCTAGGATTTAAATCATTTGTTAATACACAACTTGGACCTAAAAATACATTATCTTCACATATTACACCACTATATACACTTACATTGTTTTGAATTTTACAATTATCTCCTATTATCGCTCCATTAGCTATAAAACAATTTTGACCTATTGTACAATTTTTACCAATCGTAGCATCTTTACATACATGTGAATAATGCCATATTTTTGTATTTAAACCAATTTTAGCTCCTTTATCTATAATTGCAGTTTCATGAGTAAAATAATCTTTTTCTTTTTTATTTAATAATTTATTTTGTAATTGTGTCAAAACTTCTAAAACTCTCACACCTTCTTCACCATTAGTCAAAGGCGTTGTTCGAGTTTCACAACATTCTATAAAATGCTTACATTCTGTTACTAATGGACTAGTTATATCATTAACTTTTATTACTTGTCTAATATTATCTAATTTATTAGCAACTGTATTATTCTTATATTTATAATATAATACTAACTTATCTTCCTTATTTGTATCATCAAATACTAACATTCCATTTTCTCCTACTATTGTTAGTTTAGCCTCTTTGTATGCATTTAACCAATTTACATTGATATTAACATATATATCATTTTTTTCAAATTCTAAAATCGAGTTAGTAATATCATGTACACCAGAAGTGATATAACTATTTCCAAAACAATGAACTTTTGATGGAGATACATCACCACATAAATTTAAAATTAAAGAAATATCATGAACTGCAAATGACCATAAAACATTTTCATTCTTTCTAAAAATACCTAAATTAAGTCTATTAGATATAATATTTTTAATTTTTCCTATTTCTCCATTTTTAATTATTTCTTTTAATTTTATAACATAAGGATGATAATGTAAAATATGACCTACCATCAATATCTTATTTTTTTCTTTTGAAATCTTTACTAATTCTTTAGCTTCTTTAACATCTAATGTTATAGGTTTTTCTACATAAACATCTTTATTATTTTCGAATGCCAGTTTAGCCAATTTAAAGTGAGTTTCTGATTGTGTTGATATACATATTGCAGTAATTTCTTTATTTTTAATCATAGAATCATAATCAGTTGTTGTTTTTAAAGTTGGATATTTATTTTTAAATTCTTCTAAAATATCTTCTCTAATATCACAAATTGTATCTAAAACATTTAGACTGTAAAAATCTCTAATTAGATTTTTCCCCCAATATCCACATCCTATCAATCCTATTTTCATTATGTTTAAAAAATGTTTTTTTTCTCATAGTTAGACTTACTATGAATTCTATTAATATGTATGATCCAACTCGAGAATATAAATCTCATAAAAAACAAATTGATGAATCTATTCAAAATGTTTTATCACATGGAAAATTTATAAATGGTCCTGAAATTGTTACATTAGAAAATCAACTTCAAAAAAAAAATTAATGTTAATCATGCTATTACATGTGCTAATGGTACTGATGCATTACATATCGCATTATTAGCAATAGATATTAAACCAGATGATGAAGTTATTACAGTAGCTCATACATGGATATCAACAAGTGAAGTTATTAGTTTATGTAATGCGATTCCTGTTTGGGTTGATGTTAAAAGTGATACATTTTGTATTGATGAAAATAAAGTAGAACAAGCTATAACACCTAAAACAAGAGCGATAATTGGTGTAAGTTTATATGGTACAATGCCAGATTATAAAAAACTAAATGAAATTGCAAAAAAACATAACATAATTTTAATTGAAGATGGTTCTCAAAGCTTTGGAGCTATAAAAAATAATAATATATCATCTTCTTGTAAATATACTGATATAGCAACAACATCATTTTTTCCATCAAAACCATTAGGTTGTTATGGTGATGGTGGTTGTATCTTTACAAATAATAATAAATTAGGTAATAAAATTAGGGCAATAAAAAACCATGGAGGATTACGGCGTTTTGAACATAAATATATTGGTATGAACTCAAGATTAGATACTATCCAAGCTTCTATTTTATTAACTAAATTAACATATTATGATGAGACTATTAAAAAAAGAAATAAAATAGCACAATATTACATTGATAATATTACAAATAAAAATTTAAAACTTCCAACTAATTATTCAACTATTGAGGATTTTCATGTATGGGGACAATTTTCAGTATTAACACCATCAAAAAAATATCGTGATTCATTATTTAATTACTTTAAACAAAATAATATAAATTCAGCAATATTTTATCCAAAATCTTTAGATCAACAAGAATGTTTCGATAAATATAAAAAAAGACACAGTTTAAAAATTACAAAAAATATTTGTGATACGATTATAAATCTACCAATTTATAGTGAGATAAAAAAAAATGAACTTGATAAAATTATTAATTTAACAAATGAGTTTCAATTATAATCTTAATTCTGTGGGTAAATATTCAAATCCTAAAACTTCAAATAAATCAATTTCACTTTTAACTTTTATTTTTTTCCCTTTTTTTCCATCGTTTAATTCATATAATCCATACTCATTTAATATGTATCCCATATCATTTGCTACCATCCGCATTTTCCTATTAAAATTTGCACTACCTGTAAAATAAAGTAAAGCTGGATAATAAGATTCATATGGCATATATCTAATATCAAATCTGAAAGTTATATTTTTAAATTTAGCAAAACCCATATATTTTGAATATGGTTCTTTATCGGTTAGATCATCTAATACAAATTTACTTTTTCGTAATTTATTTGAAAACTTTTGTAAATAATTTTCATTATTTAATAATTGTTCCATTGTTTTTATTTTAGGATGAACTAATAAAACATCTATATCTCCACTAGTCATTTTTAATCTACGATATGACCCAGTAATAATACCAAATAATTGAGGATCTATTTTAATTAATTCATTATGTAGAAATTTATCAACTTCTGTTATTAATTCTCTAGGTATTTTAGTTGTATATACACCATGATATTTTAGCCCTAAAAGAATATTCTTATTTAATTCGATTTTTTTATTTTTATGAGCTTGTTTTAATTCTTTTATACTTTTTATTTTATGATTCTTATATAAATCAATTGCAGTTTTACGACCGACTCCTACTATTGATTCTAATTCATCTAATATTTCCATTGATTCTTTACTTTTTTTATTTATTTTAATTTCTTTTAATTTACCTGTTTTTAAAATTTCATTTATCCTATCTATCGTACCTTTTCCAATACCTTTAATATGTTGTAACTCTTCACCTTTTTGAATTTTTTTTTTATAATTTTGTATAATTTTATATGCATTTTTAATTTGTCTCAATCTAAAACTATTTATATTAGTTTCATTTTTATCAGTTGAATTATCTATATCAAATTTGACTTGTTCTATAAGTTTTGAAAATTCAGAGAGAATATTTTTATTCATATTATGTAAAGTTGCTATAATATTTTTATGTAAACTTTATAAAAAAGTTGATATAATTAATTAATGCGACTAAAGATTTATAATTATATATTTACGTAAAGCAAATGCATCATGTTAATCTTGGTGAAGAAACTAAAATCGAAACTAAAAAAGAAAAAACTATAAGTGGATTAGTTGGTTTCAGAAATATTGGTAATACATGTTATATGAATTCTATTTTACAATGTTTATTATCGATTCCAGAACTTGCTCATTTTTTTTTAACTAAAGATTTTGTTAAAGGGTTAGAATTAAATGCATATCAATATTTGATTGAAAGAGAAATGAAACATTTTAAATATGAAAGGGAAGATCAAGTAAAAGTTACAAATTCTAAAATTAAAATGATTTGTGAAAATTCTATTACTCATCAATTATATAGAATATTTGAACAAGTATATTCAAAAAATGTTTCTATTATACCTACTGGTTTTAAAAATATAATAGGAAAATATAATCCTGAATTTAAAGGTTTTAATCAAAATGATTCTCATGAATTGATAAATTTAGTATTAGACCGATTACATGAAGATACAGGAAGAAAAGTAATAGTTAGACATCGGTCTATATCTGAAAAAATGAAAGAGTTAGTATCATTACATAAGGAAGTTACAAATATCTTTTCTGATGAAACTATTTCAATGAAAGATAAGAAACTTGCACAAGAACGTTATAGAAAATTTAAACGTGAAAATGAAAAAGAAGTATGGATGTATCGTTCATATCTATATTGGAAAGATTATATTCAAAAGAAGCGATCTTTTATCTCTGAAATGTTTTTTGGTATGTTCTGTTCTGTTATCACTACAAATGGTAAACAAGTTAAATATCCTTCATTTTATCCATTTACAACATTATCTGTACCAATTCCAAATGTACCTCATGGTACTACTGTAACATTAAAAGATTGTTTAAAAAGTTTTTCAGAGGAGGAGGTATTAGAAGGTGACGAATCTTATTATTGTCAAGAGGAAAAGAAGAAAGTATCTGCATCAAAACGTATGTATATTTGGCAACCACCTAAAATTTTAATAATCCATTTAGCGAGATTTAAGAATATGGGAATGTCAATTCGTAAAATTAATACTCCTGTTGAATATCCTTTAACTGGATTAACATTAGATGAATGTTATTCTGAACATAAAAAACATAATTATTCATATGATTTAATTTCTGTAAGTTTACATATGGGAAGTTCTAATGGTGGTCATTATACAGCATATCGTAAAAATATGAATGGAGTTTGGTATGATTGTAATGATTCAAGTGTAAGTTATATTTCTAAAGAAGATGTTAAAAATATAATAGTAAATAAAAATGCTTATATTTTAGTATACCGTCGACAAAAAATTTGATTTATAAATAGAAATACTAATTAAATAATATTCTAATCAAAAGTAATAATTATAATGGATATTCTTAAGATATCTAAATTGAAAAAATTTTTGCTACGATATAGTAATAAACATATAAATCATGAAAATTCATTAGTAACTGATTTATGTGAGTTGTATAAAAAAAAAGATATTGAATTAATTTTGTCATTAGATGAATTTCTAGTAATATTAGATGATTTACATATTATTTTACGACAACCATTCAAATATTATACTAATACATTTTCAAGTGATGCATTACAATATATGATCAAACATGAACAACTTAATAAAATTATTTTTGATCAAAATATAGATTCAAATACTAAAGATAAATATATATATGAATTTGAGATTTTTAAAAATAAAAATTTTAAAGCGTATTATGAATTAGAATCATATAATTGTTGGAGAAGAATACCACATTCAATTATTAAAGAAATATTTTATGGTATACGATTTACAAATAAATTCAGTAAACCATTTGAACTTTTTAATTATATAATAGTCAATATAGAAACTCCTAACTTAGTTGAAAATATAAAAGATCAATTTTTAAAAATACCCCAATGTTTTGTTATTAAAATTAATAATCCAAACAAAATTAAATTGAAACTTGAATCAAAAACAAAATTTCTAGAACTTGAAACAAAATATAGTTCATTTTATGACGATTATAAATTAAAATACCATAATGATAATTTTATTATTTATGAAACTAACTATTAACGAATAATTGTAATTATAAACATTTTTTTCAAATCATGAATGTATATTTTATATGATTTTATTTTATTCATTAAAAAAGTTATATCATAATTTATCGGTAATTTTAATATTATTAATTTTGGTACACATCTAGTATAACCTTCATTTAATAAATTATTACATACATCTTCTAATTTAAATACCCCTTCATTATTTTCTAAAGTTAATTTTAAATTTTTGTTTTGTTTATAACCGTAACCTCCCCATGGCGGATCTATAAATACAATATCTTGATTTTCAAGTTCATAAATTATATCAAGACAATTTTCATTATATATTGATACATTTTTTAAATTGTAACATTCTATATTATTTTTTAAATATTCACATCTAATAGGATCTAATTCTACTGCATTTATATTTTTAAAATTTTTTGCAAAAGAAATAGTATCTCCTCCAACTCCAGATGTTGCATCAGTAATTGTTATATTTGAACTATTTAATCCTATTTCATTTAATTTATTTTTTATGATGAATGAAATTTTTTCAGCGATATCCCTTGTTGATATGTACATTTTACTTTCTTTATCGATTTTTAACTTATATAATGCACTTCTATCAATAACAGGAAATAATCTTTTTATTGTTCTCAAATCAGTGATTAATTCATTATCCATCTGTTATAATATATGCTTAAAATAGCTTTAAATATATTAAAAAAACCGAATTATAATTATTTATTATCTTTTTTAGATTCAAACATCTTTTGAAATTTTTCTAACATCTTTTGAAATTTTTCATCTATTTTTCTATCTATTATTTCTTCCATTTCTTTTGTTATTTTCCCTCCTGATTGATCGAAATTAAATTTTGATACTTTTTTATCTTTTATTTTAAAACTATAATCTTTTTTTGTATCTATATCAGTTATTGTAAAAACCCCATCTTTAGTATCATTAAGATGTTTAAAATCCTTATAGCATTTATTAAAAGCTCTTTTTTTAGATTTCGATTGATAAACTTTATCTCCTTCAAAAGGATAGGTTAATTGATAATTATGCATATATATATATTAATTTTATATAAAAATTGATAAATATAATTTCTTTATTAGTTAAATATTTCACTATATCTTAAACTTATATATGTCAAAAAGTACTAATGATAAAGATTTAGTTTTTCAGATAATTGATTGTAATATAACACATGAAGATGTAGAATATGAAAATGAGGAAATTCAGAAATATGTAATACGTTTATATGGTCGTACTCAAGATAATAAAACTGTATTTTTAAAAGTAGAAAATTTTCAACCATATTTCTTTGTTGAAATTCCTAAAGATTGGGGAACATTACAAGTTAATAGATTTGTTAATGCTATTAAGAAAAATGTTTATCGTAAACAACAAAATTCATTAGTTACACATAATATTGTGAAGCGACATAAATTTTATGGATTTTCTAATGATGAACTTTATAATTTTGTTGTTTTGAAATTTCATGGTTATTGGGGTTTTAAAGCATATGAAAAAGTATTAAAGAAACCTTTTTTTGATAGATCTATTTCTAAATATCCTAAAAAATATGAATTATATGAATCTAATATCGAACCAGCTTTACGATTTATGCATATTACCAATATTAAAGCTTGTGGATGGATTAGTGTTGTAGGAGATAAATTAAAAGATGTTTCCGATGGTGAAAGTACTGTATGTGATATTAATAAACGAGTTAACTGGAAATTTATAAATTATGTTGATAATCCTAAAATTTTACCTATTGTTGTTGCATCATTTGATATTGAATGTACTAGTGGAGATGGAAGTTTCCCACAAGCAAATCGTGATACAGATAAAATTATCCAGATTGGTACTACTTTTCATAGATATGGTGAAGATGAATGCTTTTATAAACACATTGTTACACTTGGTTCATGTGATAAAATTAATGGTGTTGATGTTGAAAGTTATGATAAAGAAGGTGATGTATTAATTGCTTGGACTAAAATGATTGCTAGAACAAATCCTGATGTATTGACAGGTTATAATATCTTTGGTTTCGATTATAAATATATGTATGATCGGGCGGTTAAACTTGGTGTTAATAAACAGTTTATGATGTTAAATCGTAATGTTTATGGTGATCAAACTAAATTAAAAGATAAAAAATTAGAATCATCTGCTTTAGGTAGAAATATATTATATTATTTTGATATGTTGGGTCGTGTACAAATTGATTTGATGAAAGTTGTACAAAAAGATTTTAACTTGAGTTCATATAAACTTGATTCGGTCGCTGCTAATTTTATTCGTGAAAATATTAAAAATATAATTTGTGATGAGAAAACAAAACAAACTACTATTATCACACCATCAACTTATGGTCTTAAAAAAGGAGGTTATATTACTATTTATTTTAATGATGGATTAAGTGATAATAAATATGATGATGGTAAGAAATTCATTATTAAAAAGGTAAAAGATGATAGTATTGTTATTAGAGGAATATTAAATGTAGATGAATTAAATTTAGGTAATTATAAGGTTTTTTGGTGTCAAGCCAAAGACGATGTATCACCAAATGAAATTTTCAGATTACAAAAAGGAAGTTCTAAAGATCGAGCGAAGATTGCTAAATACTGTATTAAGGATTGTGTTTTAGTTAATAAGTTAGTTGCTAAATTACAAGTGTTAACTAATAATATTTCTATGGCAAATGTTTGTAATGTTCCATTAAGTTATCTGTTTTTAAGAGGTCAAGGTGTTAAAATCTTTAGTTTAGTATCTAAGAAATGTAGAGAAAAAAAGTATTTAATACCAGTCGTTAGAAAAAAATCAGATGAAGAAATTGAAGAAGAAAAAAGATTAAAACGTATGGAACGTGAAGCAAGAGGTGAAGAAATTTCTGAAGAAGATGTTGATGATGAAATTAATGGTTATGAGGGGGCAACTGTATTAGATCCTCATGTAGATGCTCATTTTATGCCAATTCCTGTTTTAGATTATGCAAGTCTATATCCGAGATCAATGATTCATCGTAACTTATCACATGAATGTTTATTAGATGATGTGGTTGAATTTAAAGGTAAAATTAATAGAATTACAGCAAGTGGAGGTACTGTTATTGATATTTTAAATAAAGAGTTATTAAGAAAAATAGTTAAAAATTACTTAGTTAAATTAGTTTGGCGAGATGAAGATGAAACAATTCATGAAGCTAAATTTAAAGTTACAAAAGTACGAGTAAAAGATGAATATATTGAAGTTGAAAATAATATATTACAATATGAAAAAACTAATAAACTTATTAATTGTAAATTATATTGTAAGAATTATGTTTTGGAAGATTTAGAAGGTTATATATATAAAACTATTTATCCAACTTATAAAGGAGTTACTACTAAATGTGTATTTGCTCAACGTGAAGATGGAACGATGGGTATAGTTCCTGAAATTTTACAAAATTTATTAGATGCTCGTCAAATGTTTAAAGATAAAAAGAAACAAGAAAAAGATCCATTTTTAAAAGAAATTTGGGATGGTACACAATTAGCATATAAAATTACAGCTAATAGTTTATATGGACAGACTGGGGCCCCTACAAGTCCTATTTATCTAAAAGCAGTAGCATCTAGTACTACCGCAACAGGACGTGAATTATTAAATGGTGCAAAATTATTTACTGAATATTTATTTTCAAAACTTTTATTTTGTACAGTTAAAAAAGATTTTAAAGGATTTACTAAAAAAATTAATCAGTTATTTAATAAAAAATATGATAAATTATTAGAGAAACATGAGATTAAAGAATTAAAAACACCTAATAAAGATGGTATTAATGAATATGATTATTTTAGAATTTTTAGTGAAAAACGTGAAAAATTAAATGATGAATGTTTTATTAATAAAAAATTAAATCATCAAAATAAAAAAGACTTTATTAAATATTTGTATGATAGACTTGTAGCGATGTTAAATAATAAAACTGTCGCTCCTAAATGTGTATACGGAGATAGTGTAACTGGAGATACTCCTATAGTAATTAAAAATAAATTATCTGAACAAATTCAAGTTGTAACAATTGAAGAATTAACTGATAATTGGTGTGCATATGATGAATTTAAACCATTTGATACTTATGAAAGTAATCGAAAAGATAAAGAACAAAGTAAAAATTCACTAGATTATCAAGTATGGTCTGATAATGGATGGACTGATATAAAACGAGGAATTAGACATCGATGTAATAAGAAAATTTATAGAGTTTGTACTCATACTGGTATTATTGATGTTACAGAAGATCATTCACTATTAGATAAAAATGGTAAAATTATAAAACCAAGTGAATGTATAATTGGTACAGAATTACTTCATAGTCCAATTGAATTTAAAAAAAAAAGAAGAAATACAGTATGATGAAAAAGATTATGCTAAAGCATATATATATGGTTTTTTCATGGGTGATGGTAGTTGTGGAGCTTATGATTCAAAATGGGGAATCAAATATTCATGGGCTTTAAATAATTCTAATAATGAAATAATTACTGAATTACTATCTAAACTTAAAATAGCTTATCCTGATGATAATTTCAAAAAACTAGATACAATAAAATCATCTGGTGTTTATAAAATTGTACCTGTAGGAAAGATTAAAAAATTTGTTAATGAATATAGAGAGATATTTTATAATAAAAAAAAAATATAAAATTGTTCCAACTAAAATTTTAAATTCATCAAATGAAATTAAAGAACAATTTTTGGAAGGTTTTTACCAAGCTGATGGTTCAAGAAAAGAACTTCAAAATACTGGATGTCATAGATTTTCACATAAAGGAAAAATTTCGTGTGCATCATTATATATTCTTTTGAAAATGATAAATAAAAAAATATCATTAAATACAAGAATAGATAAATTAGATATATATAGATTAACATATTCTGAAAAGAAACAAAGGAAAAAAACTAATGCAATTAAAAAAATTATTGATTTAGGGATAACTGATGATTATGTATATGATATTGAAACAGATCATGGTGTATATAATGCAGGTATTGGAGATCTTACTATTAAAAATACGGATAGTATCTTTGTTAACTTTTTCATTCGTGATAAAAAGACAAATGAAGAGATGGTTGATATTGAGGCATTAAAAATTGCTATTGATTTAGGTGTATTAGCTGGTGATGTGATTAATTTCATTTTACCATATCCTCATAATTTAGAATATGAAAAAACATTTTGGCCTTTTGCAATTTTATCAAAGAAACGTTATGTTGGCAATCTTTATGAATTTGATCCTAATAAATTCTCACAAAAGAGTATGGGAATTGTATTAAAACGTCGTGATAATGCTGATATAGTAAAAATAATTGTAGGGGGAATTGTAAAAGCTATATTAAATGATCGTAGTGCAAGAAAAGCAGTTGATTTTACTAAAAATGGATTAAGAAATATTCTATCTGATAACTATCCTATGGATAAATTTATTATTACTAAAACATTAAAAGGTCCTGCTATGACTAAAGATGAATATGCTAAAGAAATGCAAAAAGAAAAGTCTGAAAGAAATTATGTTGATCGTAAAGGTATTGTACATGCAGTATTAGCAGATCGTATTAAAGCAAGAGACCCCGGCAATGCTCCACAATCTAATGATAGAATTCCATATGCATATGTAGTTACAAAAGGTAAACCTAAATTACAAGGTGAACGAGTTGAGCATCCTGAATATATTAAAGAGAAGAATTTGAAACTTGATTATCTATTTTACATTACAAATCAAATTATGAAACCATCAATACAGTTTTTAGAATTATTAATTGATAAACCAGAGAATTTATTCAAGGAATATATTAATAGAGAAGAAAACCGTCGTAAAGGTAAAAAACCGATGTCAGCATATTTTACAAAAATTAAAGATAAAGAAAAGAAAGATAATAAAGATACTTTTGAAATTCTGAATGATGTTGATATTATCCCTAGAGAAAAAATTAAGAAAAGGTCACATACTAAATCTACTAAAAAAATTGTAAAAAAAGATGCTTTAAAGATTAATTCTAATGGAAAAATTGCATTAGATATTGAATTTTAAATTTATATTTTTATTTTATTTTTTTAATAAAAAATAGAATATTATTTAAAATGATGCACTAGAACCGGAATCAGAACCTGAGAATGGTACAAAATCCATATTAGAACCAGAATCAGATGTAGCTGAGAAATTTCCACCAGTTGCGGAATAGTCTGTACTTGATTCCGATACTGCTCTTCTTAAGGCATCTTCATCAGCTTTTTCTGAGTCATCATCATCCATATTATCATCATCATGTAAATCAGGTAATTCATCATCCATAAAAAGATCATCTTCATCCTCATCCATATAATTATCATCAAATATTAAATTACCATCTGCTCTTCTACCTCCTGCCATTTTTAACATTGATAACATATCCATAGGTTTATTATTAGATTCAGTAGAAGGAGAAGTTCCTAATGTATCTACAAATCCACCACGCATTCTTTCACCTAATCTATTTAATTCTGCAAATTCATCACTTAATTGTCCACCAGTTTGTTTAGAATCTAATTTTTGTACATATTTTTTTAATCCACGTGCTTCTTTTTGATATCTATTACGTGAAGTTTTATTTCCACCTACAAATTGAGGTCTTGTTACTGGTGCTTCACTTTCTTCAGATAAACCGAAATTTAAACCATAATTTGGTAAATTTACACCTTGTTGATTTGGTGATACTGGTAAATATACTTGAGGAGTCCCTGATACAGTATTTGGAACTACTTGAGGTACAACATCTACATCTTTACCTTCTCCACCATTCCACCCTAAACTTCCTACTGGAGAGTCTGGTGCTTGGTTATACTTTTGTTCGAAAACTTTATTAATGTTTATCTCGCCATCTGAATATCTAGTGGTAGCTCTTGATTGACCTAAACCCATCTTTTATATATAGTTAAAGATAGAAATTTTTTTAACCATTCTATATTTTATTTTAATTCTCATTATATATTAGTTAATTATGAAAACAAGAGATTTCTTATTATTATTAGTCTTATTTGTTAGTACACTACTATTTTTTAGTTTTCAAAATAATGAGGTAACGTATGTTCGTTCAGATATAGATAATGAAAAATATTTAGTAAGAGATTTACCAGATAAACAACGGGCAGCGAATATGTTATCTAGAATAAAAATTAATATAGATAAATTAGTTGAACATTTAGTTAAAGTTAAAGACGAACATCCAGATTTTACTCCATTTATTGAACAACTTCAAAAAAGAATTAAAAATGTTGATATATCTGAAAGTACTCCTGATTCTGCTTATACTTCTTATAGTGTCAATAAAGGAGAACAATTAGTATTTTGTGTACGTTCTAAATCAATCTCTGATAAAATGCATGATATTAACCTAATTATGTATGTATGTTTACATGAACTTGCACATGTTGGAAATCCAGAATATGGACATGGTGAACAGTTTCAAAGAATTTTTGCATTTTTTACTAAGGAAGCGATGAAAATAGGTTTATATGAGAAAATTGACTTTTATGATAATGCTGTAGAATATTGCGGTATGAACATAAACGAATCAATTGTATAATGTATTTATTAGGAATAAAACCCAAATATAGAAAATTATGATTAATATTTTTTTATATTTGTATATTAAATATACGACAAGTCAATGGAAAATCCAATAAAGTTGTTGTTCAAATACAAAAATAACGCGAGAAAAGTTCAATATAATATGTATATATTTGTGGGAGACATACCTAAATCAGTTTTAGCAGTTTTAAAAACTATTCAAGATAAAAATCTTTATAATTCTTGGATATCGTTATCTTATAAGGAATTAAATACATTGATCAAATTCTATGGTGACTATTGGTATAAGAAATTTTTTAATACGTATCATATGAATTATATCATTAATATGGCTAAGGAACTACCTAATTATAAAAAAGAATTAATTAAAAAGTTTGGTCAAAAATGGTATGATATACATATTAAAGATCATAAATTAATTGAAAGAAAATTATTTTATTCTTATGCTAATAGAATTAAAGCAGAAAATGAACGTAAAATGAGAAAAAGAGAAAGATTAACAATAGGTGATCCTGATATGGAACTTAATTATTCAACTAAAGAGCAAAAAAATATTTCGTCAATAAAAAATGAATTAAATAAAAATTTAGAAATTGCTTCTAGAACTTTTGCATCAAATATAGATGATTATAAACAAAAAGGAGGTAATACTTTATCAAAGTTAGATGATGATGATGATGAAATTGAAGATATTCCTGATCAAAAACTTGAACAAGGAGAATTTTTAGAAGAATTTATTGATGAAGAAGATTTAGATGAAATTGAAAAAATGTTTAAACATCAAGATGTTATTCCTGATGAAAAAGCACAAGAAACTTCTAAATTAATTCAAAAAGCATTAGATGATGATAAAATTTTTAAAAAAGAAAGTAAAAAAATGGTAAAATTCGATGATGATAAAGATGATTTATTATTTGATGAACAATTAAAAAATAACTTTGAAAAGAAGTATGTAACAAATCAGTTTATTTTTAAAGATGATACTATTGAAAATATGAAGAAAAAAATCTGTGTTTCTATTTTAAATAATGATAAATTTGGTAAAATTAATTATATTATACCATCTCGACAATATTTATGGTGTGAATATTTTTATGATAATAAGGTTGAAAAAGTTATGGTTGGACAAAAATGGATCCGTCGTAGTGAACTATTACAAATTGATGTAGAACCAAATACTAATTTTAGATTTTATGAAGAGTTACGAGGTAATCTTAAATTTTTAGGAGATAATATTAAAAGATATGGAAGTAAAATTAAGAGAGAAGACGATGATTATAATATTTTATATGATTATGATGATTATAGTACTAATAATGAAATTTATATATTAGATATTTACAATGAATTTGGAAAAGGTTATAATCCAACTCCAGAAATACTTCAAAACATAATTGATGTTTATTCAAAGGTATATTTCCCAAAGATAAGATCTGATGAAATCAAAAATATAATTGACTTTGTTAATGGTGATTCACAAATAGAAGAGAATAAAATGACTACTGTATTTGAAACTATAACTAATGATTTAATCGTTGAAAATGAAATTGTTGATACTGTTTTAGATGTTAAGATGGGTAAACAAGATTATAAAAAATTATTTAAAGCTAATTATATTACTCAAAGTGTCATTCATGTTGATTTAGTTATTAAAAAATGAAAGTTGAGTTTATTTAGAATATTTAATGAATTTATTGTTAATGAAAAATATCCATTTATACAATATCAAACTTTAGATGGCCAAATTGCTTTTAAATTTGATGAAAAAGAAATTAAGGATTATCATGCTAAAAAAGATAGAGTTGATTTATTATCTAAATGGTTTGAAAATGCACCTTATGGAATTAGTTTTAAAGTCAAAGTTGAAAATAGCGATAAATTCATGGCTATCGGATTGAATGAAAATGGTAGAATTGAATATAAAACTCAATGGAAAGAAGAAGATATGGCAACTATTGATGATATTAAAAAAACATATAAACACGTTCGTGAGTTAATTCAAAAATTAAATGATGAAAAAAAGAATCGAATTAAATTTGAAATACCAGAAGACCCTCAATATAGATATGCATTTATTAATTCTATTCAAAAATTCGTTTTACCTAATGATCTTAAAATTAATCATAACGATTTATCAGAGTTTTCTAGATATTTCTATCCTTATGTTGCTTTAGTTATTGAACCTAGAAAAAGACAATCTAAAACTCTTAAAAATCAAGAATTATCTAAGTATGGTACTTATTTAAGATATAAAAGAATTTCTAATTATGAAAATCAACAAAGAATTGAACAAAGAATTTTATATTTTATGAGAAATTATGAATACACTGACCAATCTTTAGCTAATGAAATAAGTAAACAATTTAATATAACATTAGAAAAGGCATATCAAGAAATAGATTTAGTTAGAAGAAAGTATCCAAATATAAAGAAAAGTCGTAAAGTATTAAAAAAACTTGAAAGTATACCAAAAAATAAACCTCCTGGAATTGGTATTGATATTCAAGGTAAAAGTAATGATAAATATAAAATTAGAATTAGTGGAGCTAGAAATAAAGAACAATTAGAAAGAATGTTAACTTTTATGAATGTTTTAATATATTTATATACCGAAACATATCTTATGAAAAAACCAGAAAGACAAAAATTAAAAGATAAATTAAAGAAACTTACTCATATCGCTAGACGACGTCATCGTGTCGCTGAAATTGTTGATCATGATAGTGGTGATAGTAATGTTAAGGCTATTACTAAAAGAGATTCTAAACGTATTGGTTTTAAACCTGAAAAAGGACAAAATCAATGGACTCGTTCTTGTCAAAATAGTGGTGATAATAAGAGAAGAAGACCACAACAATATACAAAAATAGATGATATGTTAAAAGATGGATATAAACTTAATAAAAAAACTGGATTTTATGAAAAAAATGTAAGAATAAAAGATAAAGGTAAACAAAAAAGCAGTACTATTAGAACTGTTAAATTAGAAGATATAGATAATACAGGAAAAACCACAGGAAGATCTATTTATTATGCTTGTGATCCTAAAGAAAATGGTGAACATTTTTATGTAGGGTTTTTATCAAAGGGTAATAATCCATTTGGATTTTGTATGCCTTGTTGTTTTAAGAAGGATCAATTGTTCTCTAAAAATAAAAATAAACAAGAATATTTCTTAGAATGTATTGGTAAGAAAGAAACTAAAAAAGACCAAGTTAAAAAGGAAAAAGAACCAGTTATTTTAGGTGATCAACTTTATATTTTACAGGATACACATAAAATTCAAGAAGGTAGATTAGCTTTTTTACCTAAGGATTTAGATTTCTTTTTTAATTACAAATTAAATAAGACTAAAGAAATTAAACAAAATTATTTAACTACAGCTAAAAATGGTTATTATTTTAAGATGGGGTCAAAACAAGATGATTTTCCATTTTTAAATGCAATTTCGATAGTATTAAATATGAGTGTAGATGAAATTAAGAGAAAAATAGTTAAGGCTTTAGAAAATGATAAAAGTGATTTGATGTTTACATATTTGAATAATGGAGAAGTTAGAGAAAGATTCAATACTAGAAAGAACTTTATAGATTTTATACAAAATAACCATTTCTTAGGTTATGAATTAATGAATAATATTATTTCAATCCCTAATGTATTAACTAAAGATGGATTAAATATTTTAGTTTTTAAAGAAGTTGTTAAAAAAATTAAAAAAGCTTTTGAAAAAGAAAAAACAATAGAAGATTTTGTAATGTTATGTCAAAATTATGAAGAAAATTATAATATAACTAGTCCAATACGTAAAAATATTATTTTATTACAAGAATTTAACAATTTTAACCCTATTATTATGGTTACTAAAGAAGATGAAAATACTAAAGATATTAATATTAAAAAAATGTTTATATATCAAAATACTAAATTAAATGTAATTAATAATTTAGTCGATTTTTATAATAGAAATTGTACTGGAAGTTTTATTGAACAAATGAAAAATACAAAGACAAATCCTATTGCTAAGGTCACTTATGGAATTTTACAAAATCTTCAAGATACTGGTTATAATCCTAAATATCAAATTATTGATGCTCGAAATAAATGTAAATATATTATTACTAATAATTCTACTATTATACCAGTTACACCTAGTGGTTCTATATTAAATTTAATGATAGTTAAACATATTGATCCTCAATTAATTGATGCTAAAAAAATGTTTCAACAGTTAAATAAATTAAATGATTTAGTTCAACAAAAATTAAATATTTCCCCTATTGGAGTTTATTATGAAGAATCTGAAAGTTCTAATGATACATATATGGTGACTGCACTTATGAATAATTCGAAAGATATTGTCCCTACGTTACCTACAAAAATTAAAAATTCATGGTTATCCTCTAACAAATTGGTTAAACAAAATGAACCATTATTTGATAAAATAGATAAAGAAATTCAAAAAGGTTCAACAAATGTTAAAGATAAAAGAAATATTGAAATGGGGGATTATAAATATAGAATTGAAAGTTACCAATTATTTAGATTTAATTTAAGTGATTATTTAAATAAAAGTCAAAATGAAGCTATTTATAAGAAAATTGACAAAATTATTCAACAAAATGGTACTACACATGCAAATAAAAGAAGAGAGATAAGAAAAATATTATATAAAATTAGTGATCGTGATTTATCTGATATGTATGAACGATTGGTTCAACAAACAGGTGGTAAATTTATAAATATTATATCTAAATACCCTGATACAATTAATTATAATATTAAAAATACACGTGATGTTTGTGATATTCATGAAGATAAAGATAAATGTAATAATAATATCCATTGTAAATGGAGAAATGATAGTTGCAATTTCGCTACTACAAAAGAATTATTAATTGAATTTATTAATAGAGCAAGTGAAGAATTAGCTGAAGGTAAATTAAAATCTGATGAAATACTTCAAAAAGAAGATTATTTTGTTAGTGATATCGTTGATATGAATAGTTTTACAGAAAGAGAAGGACAAAAAATTATAAAGAGTACTAATACTACATTGAAAAAGATGTTAGAAGAAATATTTGGAGAAGAAAATGTTCCTCAAATTGGTAAACGTCGTGGTATGAAATTAGAAGAAGATGATTATATTGCTCTAAATAATGATAATCCTATTAGAGATATGCGTGAAACATGGACACAAAATTTAATGACTAATAACTTAACTATATTTAGAGCATATTCTAATGGATTTTATTGGGTTAAACATCCATTTTATGATGTTGCTAGTAGAAACTTAGGGTTTTATCATCCAATACAAACTGATTTATCTAATTATTTTAGAAGTCTTATTGCTGATTGGTTACTTGATAAAGATCATAGTAAAGAAATTAAGGAAAGATTAAATGAATATATTAACTTATCTAAAAAGGAAAATAGTCTAAGAAATTATGTATTAAAATTAACTTCTGATATTTTTACAACTTCCAATTGTTTAGTTGAATTATATGTATTAAGTAGAATACAACAAATTCCAATATATGTTTATGATGATTCTAATAGAATTTTACATATTTTTGATAATGGTCATGTTTTCAAAAAAAATGATAATATTAAAGATACTAAATTTAAAAAGTATCATTCAAAAGAAATTAAAAAAAATAGTATTCATATTAGATTCAGTTTCCTTAGAAATAAAGAAATACCCGATGAAATTGAAGTTATTTACCTTAAATAAGTCTTCTATATATCTTTTTTTATTATTTATACATTAATTTTTAAAATAAAAAATTAATATATAAAGTTTATATATAAGTAACATGAGTAAAATTGATAACAATGAATTATTTAAAGAATTAATTGAAAAACAAAAAAATGATTTACCTATCTCCCTAAAATTACAATTTAATGATATAAAAAGAATTTGCAAATATATTAACCAAAGCATATTTGACCACAATAACTGTGTTATATGGGATGGTTATGTTACAAATATCAATAACCAAAATAAAGGAAAATATATTAATTTTTATTTTAGAAAGAAAAAGGTAGCATTACATAGATTATTATACACTAATTTTATCGGTGATTTATCAGATAATGAATATTTAAAATTCTCATGTGAAAATAAAGGTACTTGTTGTAATGTTTATCATCTTAACAAATTTACTTATAATAAACCTATTGATAGAAAAAAAAATAAAGTACCAAAAAAAAAAGAAATTAAAAAAAAAGAAAATGAAAATAAAATTACTATTATTAATAAAAATACTTGCGATAAAGATACTTTAAAATTATTATATTTAGAATTTGATTAATTTTATTTCTATAATTAGAATATAAAATGAATTATGTAGATCTTTTAATGGTTAATCGGGAACCTTCACAAAAAATTAAAGGTAATAGTTCTATAGATACAGATTATTATAACTCTAATTATGATACTAATACTGAATTCTCATTATCTGATAATAAATCTCAAAATAAAATAAAAGGAGGAAATATATCTAATAAACCTCATGGAGGTTTTCCTCTATTATTTCAACTTGAAAAAGATAATAATCAAGATCCCTTATTATCAGAAAATGAAATATCTAAAAGAGAACAAGCTATCGCTACTAATAATGTTAATATTTCAGATATAATGAGTAAAAGACGTGAAGTTAAACCATTTTTGTAAAAAAATTGAAATTATATTTTAGTGCAATTGTTGATATATTATAAATATATACTAGAACATAACCTTTAGTAATATCTTAATGAACCTTTACTATTTTACTTATTAATTATGGCTAGTACTGAATATTTGCTTGAATTTGGCAGTTTTTTGGGTGAGGAAACTCTGGAAGTTGAGTTTAAAGAGTTTTCATTACGTAAACATCGTTTGATTTTTACTAAAGATGAAGTTTACTCTTTTATTAAAAATCAAGATTATTCTCATATTTGTAAATTTTCAAGGGATGTTCTCATAACATACTTTGAAAATTATATTCCTAAATATTTTTCTGCTTTTCTAAATAATAGTAAATTACAAAAAGGTGAACTTTGGTTTGGAATTTCTGATTCAGGAGAAGTATTAGGACTACCTGCTACTATGACATATGAAGAGATTAGTACTAATGTTATTGACCAAATTAAAAAAGTTTTATTTCTAAATGGTAACCTTGATATTCTTGATACTGTTTTAAAAGAACTTAAAATTGAAATTTTTGATGTTATTAATTCATCGGATGATCAACTTGATATGTATCTTACTAAATTTAAGTCTGAAACTAAAAAATATCAAATTGTTTTTAGTAGTTATAGGTCAGAATATAAAAAAGTTAATAAAATGATTTCATATTATAGAAGGGCTATTAATACTATGATTAATGAAGATGAAACTCGAAAAGCTTTAATTAAAATGGTTATTAGTTCTGAATTTTGCCCAGAGATTAAAGAAAAAGTAATGAAAAAACTTGTTAGTTCTGATGATATTATTTTTGAAATTGGAGAAGTTACAGAACAAAAATCAGATCCTAGAAGTCCCGCATATTGGATTGCTAAATATCGTGATATTATGATTAAAAAATATAAACGTCCAGAAAGACCTATTATTAATAAACCACATGATCCATATTTTAGAATTATTCAAGATATGAACATTATGGGTCCACAATTTATAAAGGCTGGAAATAATCTTGTTGTTATTAAAATTACATTTCCAACAGGATTATCAATTAAACTCGAAGAAAGACTTCATTTTCAGGGAGCTATGGGTAATTTAAAAATACCTGAAAGAAGTTTTGATTGTTGGGGTAAACCATGTACTAAATGGCATTAATTTATAAAAATTTCTTAAATGTGGCTGATACAATAAATATTATATAAGTTACTATAATAAATCTTATTAACGCCATTAAAAATTTACCAGTTGCAAATGTGATACCTAGACATTTTACCTTATGATCTTCTATTGTTTTTATATCACTCTCACCATCACCATCACCATCTCTATTTATTATTGGTAATAGTATATTATCTGTTAATGAATTTGTTATTTCATTTATTCTATCTGATAAAATCGCAGCGATTGCTGCTCCAAATACATTATTCTGTTTTAGAAATTTTATGAAATGTACAAAATTAAAATCTAAATCTATATTTAAATCAGTATTCATATTATAATTAATAGTTAGATTTTTTTTATAATTAATTAGTATTATGAATATTCAAGATACTGTTATTAGAAGAGCTTTAAAATATTATGATGATAATAATGATAAAACATCGGAAACTCTTAAAAATGCTAGGTATTTTACTACTGAAAAAACTACTAAAGATCTATCTAGAAATAAAATTACCTTTTATAATGAAAATAAAATAGAAATATTTAATTCAGAATATGAAATTATTGCATTATATAATAATACATCTAAATTATGGACTTGGAGTTGGTCTGTTCCATTATTATCTAAAAATTCAACTTATACATCTAGAAAAATATTGAATTATGGATTAGACCTAGGTGAAAAAAATCTTGCATTAAAAGCAGAACTTATAACATCTCGTTTTAGAATATCGAACCCTATTCAAATTGATATCCATTGTGCTATTTCATCTTATCTCTCAAAAATACCCATGATTTATGAACTCAAATTTAGTGAAAACCAAGAATATGAAAATAATGATAATAAAAACTTTTTTAATATAAAAGAAATTGATGAAAATATACAATATGTATCTTATTATGTTTTTCTTATAAATTAATATTTTTAAAACTATTAATTTGTAAAACTTTCACCTATGATTAAATAACTATTAAAACTTCACATATTAATTAGATAACTTGAAAACTTAACATATAATATGATATCTTTGAAACTTCACATATGATTAAGATACTTTTGAAACTTCACATATGATTAAGATACTTTTGAAACTTTACTAATAATAGAATACTTTTGAAACTTCACCTATTAATAAGATACTTTTGAAACTTGTATTTATTAAGATAACTTGTAACTTCACATATTGACTAGATAACTTGAAACTTCACATATGATTAAGATACTTTTGAAACTTCACATATGATAAAGATACTTTTGAAACTTCACATATGATAAAGATACTTTTGAAACTTTACTAATAATAGAATACTTTTGAAACTTCACCTATTAATAAGATACTTTTGAAACTTTACTAATAATAGAATACTTTTGAAACTTCACATATTAATATGATTAAAAAAGTAAAGATATGATAGTTTTATAAGAATAATAATTTAAGTTAACACTAAAAATTGTTAATTTTCAATTTGATTTTAAACTTTTGAAAAAATCAACACAACTTTTCTGTGTTGATTTTTATAAAATACTAAAAAAGATTTCAAAATATTGAATTTAACACCCTATAATTTTTATGATACGAATGATAAAAAAGTATTATAATCGATGGATTTAATGGGAATATTTAAGTAAATTTTTTAATAAAAAAAGTAAAAAATTTTCCCTAAAAATCATGTAAATTTTAATAATTTTTAGGTTTGAAAATCTTATTAAAAAATATAATTCGTTATCATGATTACTTTATTAAAAATTCAAGTTAAAAAGTAAATAAGTATACGAATTACCCGCAAAAAATTGTGGGTAAATTGTGGGTAAAATATTAGTAAAAAGTATATATATATCCAAATAATGACATAAAATTTACCCACAATTTTTTTGATATTTTTGTGGGTAAATAAATAAAAAGTATAAATACCAACAAAAAAAATTAAATTTTTACCCACAATTCATGATTAAATTAGGAATATTTTATATTAGAATGTTATAGAATGATAGAAAAAGAATTCATATGTAAAAAATGTTGTTATAAAACTTTAAATAAAGCTCATTACGATCGACATTGTTTATCTAAACGGCATTTAAAAAACTATGATATTAAGATTGCTGATAAGATACATTATAATTGTACTTATTGTAAATATTCAACAAATAGGAAAGATTCATATACACGTCACATGAAACGTCATTTAAATGATAATTCCAAAGAAGATATGATAGATATGTTAAAAAATAAAGATAAACAATTAATGAAAATAATAAAAAAGATGCATGAAAAAGATAATCAAATAAGTGAACTTATAACAAAAGTAACAAGTTCAAGTAAAACAATAAACAATAATCAAAATGTTTATAATTATATAGTTAATAATATAAAACCGTCAACAAACATTGATATAGAGATGGAGAGACCATTAACAGAAGAAGAGATTGCAATAATAAAGAATAAACCAGTAATAGAAGGGAGTTATTTATATATTCATGGTAGATTTATAGATGGTAGAAAGAATTCAGAGCGATTAATAGTTTGTTGTGATTTAGCTCGAAATAAGTTTAGTTATTATAATGGTGATAATAAATGGGTAATTGATATGAAATTAAAGAGATTTTTTGAAAAAGTATTTGAGAAAATAGCAAATGTTCATACTGGAAGTTTTGAATTTGAAAAAGATAAAAATGACGTTTTCGAATTTATAGATGAAGCGGGTAATAGAATAAAAAAATATGATAATCTTAAAAAAGTATTAAAAACTAATCAAACAAAATTATTACATAGATTATATGATGATATAAAAATAGATAAAAAATTTATAGATAGTCATCAAGATGAATAATACTATTTTAAATTAAATCTGGATAGTATTTAGGGAAATCATAATCATGTATCTTAACACGATATTCACCTCTTAATTCATCAATATAAACAACATCTCTATCATACAATTCTTTATCTCCTCCTCTACGAGTTGTAATTGGAATTTTTATTACATTATTACCTTATGTCATTTCAGTATAATATTCATATCTTTCTGCTTTTGGATATAATTCTCTACCATATAATCTTAAAACTTGATTTTGTTGAAATTCATCATTACCTTTTGTTTCTCGAACTAATACTCCTAATTGTCTAAATGAATCAGGATATCCTTGTGTATGAATATCAATCATAGCTTTTAATTGTGGAGGAGGAAGTTCCCATTTTTGTACTCTTCTATTAGGAAATGTTAATGGATCAAATACTTTATCATAATCATAACTAGATATTGGATCAATTTCTGGATTATCTATTATATGATCAAATCTATTTATTGGATTAATTTGATTAATTGGATTAATTGGTCTTTGTATTCGATTAATAATTGGTTGAGTTTGTTTAACAACTGTAGTTGAATCTTCAGATGGTGTTTGTTCATATTTAATCATAGGACATTTTTGCATAGGACATTTTTGTATAGGAACTTTTTTATTAAATTGAAATATTCCAAAACCCATAACTAATAACAAAAGCAAAACATATATTAGAATAATTTTTTTATCAACAAAATAGCCATTATATAAACGAAACATTTTATAGTTATATAATAATAAAGGATAAAATATTTAATGTTGATAAATATAATCACGATAGTAATAGGATGTTTAATAGGTTTTATATTAGGTTATAATAAATTTAATCGTGAACCTGAATCATATCATGGACCAAGAGCATCATATGTGAAAAAAATAATTTTCAGAAAAAATAATAAATGTTATAAATTAAACACCCAAATAATGATATGTCCAATAGATCTTTCAATGGAGTAGATATAAAGATTTAAAGTTAAAAAATAGTAATGGAATATACAATTGGATTAATTACACCAAATCAAGGAGAAGTTACACCTAAATCAATATCTAAACTTATAAAATTAGAAAAAGTCAAGTCTAAAGAAATGATGGAATTAATTGTAAAAGTAATTGGTTTAGACCATAATATGATGGGTGCAACATCAACTATTTATGAGAATGAAAAAATAGTTTATCAGATTTGTTATTTAGATCAAAATAATCCTAATTTAAAGAAAGATGAAGAATATAAAAATTATTTAGGTAGTTACTTAAATATTGATAAAGAAGAGATTTACGGTAATTGTGTCATTTTAAAAAGTGAAATTCTAGAAAATGGAACTTGTAAAAATGAAAATGTATCTTATGAAGAATTAGAACATATTTTATTACGTAAAACCCAACATACAGGTGTTGTATTGAAAACTGATGGTACAATTGAAGAATTTGAATTCAAACAATACCCTATTCAAGAGTTATTTGAAGATAAAAAAGATCTTTTTGTTAAAGTGGAATTCAGATTATTAAAGTGTAGTTTTGATTTATATATGCAAAAGAAACCTGATAATGATGTAGTAAATATTTATGCTACATATCTAGATGAAAAATATGTAATTCGAGGTGATATATGGATAGTTGGTAAAACTCATGATACTGAATATACTGATGTTAATAAAGAATTTATAAATAAAATTTTAAAAATTAGTTATGCAAATAAAGAACTAAGAAAAATGACTCAAGAAGAAGAGGAAGATTCTGAAAAGATTAATAATTTACCTGTTGTTCTTAATGCACGTAGATTAGTTGAATTAAGATATAAACAAGCACTAAAAGAAAATAAAGATATAACAGAAAATTTAACTGAGGAAGATATAAAAAAATTAGATAATTCAACTTCATTAAATTCAAGATTATAAGAACAAAAAATTTTATATAGTTATCTCATATAAATATATAAAATGAACGGAACTAGTATTCAGGAATTACAAGCCCAAGAAAGAATGGGTGATATGAATAATCATAGACCTATGCAAAATATGCAAAATATGCAGAATGTACAAAATATGCAGAATATGCAAAATATGCAACAAGGACAATATGGAATGATGCAAAATTTAGAAGCTGAACAAGGACATAATGCTCAACATTTAGTACATCAAAATCAACATAATCCATATCCAGGTCAAATGAAAAATGGTTATTTAGAACATCCTCTATATGATTCAAACCAAGAGATAGAAGACTTTGCTCGTGATGTTTCAGAAAATTTACCAGAAGAATCGTATATGATTGGTACTTCGGATGATTTAGATGAAGATATACCAGTTGTTGACAAAAACGAAGTTTATTTATCTATGTTACCGGAAATAGCTCGTGATCCATTAATAGTATTTGTATTAACAATAGTTTTATCAAATCCTCAAGTATTAGCAATTCTCGCTCAATATATACCTCAATTAAATTCTGATAGAGTCACAGGACAAATACCATTTATAGGAGTAATAATTTATGCATTATTATATGCTTTATTATTTATGGTGGTTAAGAAGATGTTATTTTAAGAATATTTTGAAGTTTACCAAGTAACCATTTTGATTTTTCACAATGGTTATTAAAGGAATATTGTATATAATATATTTTATTTTCATCATCATATGTCTCTTCAATAAAGTCAACAGTAATTGGCATCCAATAGAAACTTTTAATAATTTTTTTACTTTTAGAATGATATAAATCTAATGAAGGAAAATATTCTACAGAAACAGAAACTTCTTGTTTAACTATTGCTAAAAATGTTACATCAATTACATCACCAATAAAAACATTTTTATAAACAGATACTTTACCCTCTTGATCAATATCCATTGTTAAATCGTGATAATTATATTGATTAATAATTATAGTTTTGAATTTTGAAAGTTTCTTTTTTAACATTTCAAATAATTCAGTAAACTTACTATGAGATATTTCAATTGACCCTCCAATTTCTGAATTTAAATTAAAACTACTATCTGAGTAAATATATCCTTTACTTTTTTCACTTTTCTCATTTTCTAAAATATTTATTAGACGATCCATAATAACTTAATATATGCTAATAATTAGGCTTTTAGTATTATAATTTCAATTTTTAAAAAAATTGATTTTGATATATGATACTGTTAATACTCATATCTAATAATAAATAAACTAATGAATATTCAACAAGATATTTTAAGATTATATGAAATAGACCAACCTCAATTATTGAAAATTAATAAATTTAACACAATGTGTACAAACATTTTGTATATGAATTATGATTATGTAAATAGAATTGAAGTGAATAGGATCATGTATGATATGATAAAAACAAATAAACATATTGGTAAAGATACAATAAAAAAGATAATCAATGATTACACAATAAATATTTATGACAATTTATTAAAATTAAAAACAGAAGGTAAACTTACTTTTGATATTTTTATGAAATTTTCAAAAAGATATTTTATAATGACTGATAAATTTAAAGTTTTTATGGAAAATTGGGATTGGGAAAAAAACTTTATTCAAAATACATCCGAAAAATCATTCTATAATAATATTTTATCACAAAAATTAGATATATTTAATTATTTCGGTTCATATTTTATTGATAATAAAACAGAAATAAACAAATTAACTATATTATATTCAATAGCCAATTATTTTAAAAAATATGATGATGAAAATAAACTTTTTCTTCAGTTAGGTACTAAAATTGAACAAAATAAAGAAAATATCAAAAGTATTATTTCTTATTTCAATACTATGATAGTAAATAATGATTCAATTGATAATATAAATACTATTCTTAATATTGCAAATAGTTTTACTAATAGAACAATTTTCGATACATATTACTTTACCATGTTTAAAAATAGGATTATGGATAAAACATCTGATTTAGAACTTGAACAAAATATATTAAAAAAGTTCCAAACTAATAAAAATATTGAGATTGTAAATCAAATGAAAAATATGTTAACTAATGTTCAATCTATTCGAACATCTTATAAAGAATTATATGAAAATGTAGAAGTAGAAGCAACTTCAACCGAAAATAGTGGATTTACAACTTCAATTGGGGATCCGTTAAGAAAAAAAATAAATGCAGAAGTGTATAATAATTTTTACTGGGATAATATTCCACACGATACGATAACATATAATATACCATTAAAAATTCGTCCATATTTTGCTATGCATAAATCATTATTTAAAACTCTTGTACCAAATCATGATATAGCATGGAATTTGAATTTTGGTTCTGTAATTTTAAAATTAACATTTGGTATTAAATCATATAATTTAGAGTTGACAATACCTCAATATATAGTTCTATCATTATTTGAAAATAATAAAAGTTCATCACTAGAGTATATTAAAATAGTAACTAATATACCAAAAAATAAAATTAAACAATTAATAAATGGTTTTATTCGTAGTAACTTGATTATTGAAACTATACCAAATGTATTTGTATTAAATGAATATTTTAATCATAAATCAGAAAATATATCTTTTAAGTCTTTGATGAAAGTTGATTTAAAAACAATAGCAAATGTAATTTTGTATGCTATAAGCAAAAATGAAAAAATGAATTATTCCTCAATATTAGAACATGTAAATTCAAAATTTGATATTTCTGAAGAACTTATTAAAAAGAGTTTAGATATTCTAGTAAAACAACATATTCTTTCATATGAAGATACTTATTATAAAGAAATTATAGATGAGAGTGATTCAGATGATTTTACTGATAGTGACTAAAAAATTGATTTATTTATTTGTTAATATCAATATATTTTAATTTATAATAGAGATTATGTCGAATCCATTTTATTCATATGATTATACTCCAGTATTAGTTCCAAATAAGATGGAAATAATTGTAAATACAGATACACATATTAAGAATCCTTTTTTTGCTTCTATGGAAGATAAAATTAAGAGTTCTGATTTTAAACGTGTTTTAGCAATATGTATGCGAGATGATACAATAAAAGATGATGAAATGTATGAAATGATGATGAATCGTACTTTACCAAAATCATTAATTGGTGAATTAAGTGAGAATTATACACTAATAGATGTAAGTAGAAATATGGTAAATATTGAAAATCATAAAAATTCTTTAGTAGAAATCTCAGATAATTTTTTAAATAATTTTAATCATAATAAACTATTATTAAATAAAAAAGAATATGTATTATGTATGTTTGAATTGAACGAAAGTTTATTAAAATTATATAATTATATATTTGAAGGAGGACATTCAATTAAAAATATACTTGATAGTTTATCTGTAATTAAATATTATGGTAGTGATAAAGTGCCAATGATTTCAGAAAGATTTAGTAAACTGATTAGAAGTTCGAAAGAAACTGATCAATGGGATTTTGGTACCGCATCAAAAGTATCATTAACAAAAGAATATATTAATAGTTTAATGAAATCATCAACAACAAATAAAGAAAAATACGATTTATTTACATCTTTAGCAATATCAAAAGATCTTTGTCATTTACTATTATGTCCAAATATTTTATCATTAGTAGAACCTGTAATTTTAGATTCTAAAGATATAATTCGTTATGCTATGGGTTACCAATGGTTAAGTTTATATTTAAAAGAAAAGAAACATGAATTTGATGATATTTTTATAGATATCACAACTGCTTCGAAACTTCCTTATTTCCCATATACTCCATATAATCTAAAATCCAATCCATACTTATGTATAATGGAAAATGATAAAGAAATAAATAGTATGAATAATTTATTAGGATTATATCAAATTAAGAATTATGCAGATTATGGGATAAATACATTTAGTATTTTTAAACGTAAATTAAATTTCTTTTTAAGTGGAAATTATGATTATGATATTTTTAACGGTTTAAATTGGGATTCTATCTATTTATCTGGTAATTTTATACCTGCATGTGTTCCAAAATGTTCACCTTTACATTATTTAATGAATATTGATAATAGTAACGAAGAATATAAAGATGGAATGTATTATTCTGAGTATTATAGAAATAAATTTGTCTACTTATTTATTGATAAAGAAAATGTATTTGATTTCTTTGACAAAATAAAAGAAGTATATGATATCATTCAAAAAAATGTAAAAGATCTCACATATACAATATCAAAAAGTATAACAATTGATGTTCTAAATGATAAAGAATTAACTGAAAAAGAGAAATATACATTATATACATTATATGTTCCTTTAAAAATGCAAAAAAATGGTAAGAATGAAAGATTAAAACATGATAATATTTTTTATAATGAATATTATAATTTAGTAAAAGAAGATAATATAACATTTAGAATTTGCAAAGAGTTAGATTTAGAAAATAGTGATCTTGTTATTAGTATAGATGGAAATCCAACTGCAATAGTAAAAGAGAAATACAAATTTATTTTAAAGAATAAGAATATTGAAATAATAAGTGAATTTGAATCTAAACAGGGAAATATAAAAAATATCATAGAAGATATTGCATATCCAGTATATCGTGGATATTATAATGGTGAAAATTTACATTTGTTACCATCTTGTGTATCGGCATTAATGACAGGAATTAATATAGATAGTATAAAAAATATATCAAAAAATAAGGAGGAAGATTATTTTAATGAATTATTAACTTTACGTTCTGCCGGTTACGGGACATTACTTTCACAAGATACTAAAGTGAAATTATGTAATTTTATATTAAATAATGAAAAATGGAAAACTATTTATAATGCATCACCAGAAACAATAAATGAAATATTTGGAGCGAAGATAATCGACGATAAGATATTTAAAACTAAATCAGTTATCGAAGGGATTCCAGAAGAATTTTTGTATAAAGAACTAGAATATGGTTATTATGAAACACCAGATGAACTAAGAGAATACTATATGAAAGATGAAATTAATTTCGATACATTACAAACTATAAATAAAGAAGGAAAAATTAATCCTATAAAGAAATGGGTATTTGATGCTGGACGTGAAAGAAATTAAAACTTAAATGTATTAAAACATACTAAACAAGTAACAAAAGTAGTCATAGGTTCATCGGCACTTCTAGTTTGCATTTGATAAACACGACTTTTTTTAGCACCACATTTTTTACAATAATAAACATCAGTAGCACTCATATTTTCTTCTCTAAATTTTTTCATTTCTTGTTTTTGTACTAAAAATTCCCATTTTTTAGGATTCAATTCATTAGGATTGAGAAATGCAACTTCATAAGAATTTATTTTATTATTAATGATACTATCAAGAAGAGTTTCATTATATTTTTTATTAAGATTAATAATAATATCATTTAATTTATCATTATAGGTCGCTTCGAAAAGTTCATCACAAATATCTTCCATTTTAGAATACATAACAACATATTCAAATAAACCATTTTCTATTTGTATAGATTTTTCAATATTAAATAGAATATCATTAATTTTAGTAGTAGCCTCATTACGATTTACTGTATTTTCAAGTTCAATAACTTTTTTTTCATCGATATCTTTAGCAATAGTAGTTAAAAAATTAAATCTAGAGTTAAATTTTTGTTTTTTCTGCAAATTATTAAAAAATTGTCTATCTGTATTCATATTAATAGGTTTAATCATTCTATCGCTTAAATATATTAATTTCAAAATTTTTATACTGTATTAATATATAAAATGGAAATCTATACTGATAAAGATATTGCTTTATTAGAAGAGAATATTGATTCTATAAATGATAAAATTCAAGAAATCAAATATAAGACATTTGACCCAAAAAAAGAAGAGATGGATGCTATTCTAAAAGTTGTATTAGATTATGTTGAAAAAAACAAAAGAAAAGTATATGGAGGAACTGCTCATAATGCCGTTATAAAACATAAAAATAAAATTGATGCGTTTTATAAAGATACTGATATACCTGATATAGATATTTATTCACCAGAACCATTAGTAGATATTATGACAATAGCAAATCAATTAGTAGATTTAGGATATACAGATATAGAAGCGAGAGAAGCCCAACATAAAGATACTTATTCATTATTTGTGAAAAGAACAAATTATTTAGATGTATCATATGTACCAAAAAATATTTTTAATAGAATGCCTTTTATTGAAATTGATAATATATATTATATACATCCTTATTTTGCGATGATTGATTATTATCGTATGTTAAATGATCCTATGACAAGTTATTTTAGAATAGGAAAATCTTTCAAGAGATTAAAATTATTACAACGACATTTTCCAATAAATAAACTTGAAAAGAAAGTAAAAACAATTGAAAAACCGAATGAAGATACTGAAAAAGTATTAAATGAAATATTTACATTTTTAAAAAACAAAGAATCAACAATTTTAGTAGGAGATTATGCCTATAATTATTTTTTAAAAGAAAGTAATTTAAAAGAATCATTTTTATCAGAACTTCCAATTTCTCGATATGATTTTATTTCTGCTGATTATAAAAATGATGGTATTGAATTAATTAAACTTTTAAGATCAAAATTTGGTGATGGTAAAATAAAAGTTGCCGAATATTATCCATTTTTCCAATTTTTTGGATATAATAGTATAATATCTTTTAATGATAAACCAGTATGTAGAATATACCATCATAATGATAAATGTTTAACTTATCAAGATGTAAAACTAGGAAAAGATTTCATTCGAATCGCATCATTTAATTTAATAGCTATGTATTATATGACACATATGATGTATGCAAGAACAAATAAAAATAAAGAGAAAAAATGTAATATGAATACTTATTTATCTCATTTATTTATGATGAGAAATAATTATTTAAAAAAGAATAAAAAGACAATATTTGATACAAGTCCATTTGAAGAGTTTACAATTAAATGTATTGGCAAAACATTAGAACCAGCTATGGAATTTGCTAAACGTATTAAAGAAAGAAAATCAAAAGGAAAACCTTTAATTTGGACATATAGACCATTAGAAAATAGAAAGGAAGCAGAACAAAATTATATATATGGAAATTTGAGTGGAAATATAATAAACAATCCAAAAAATTTACAACTAACAAAATAAAATATAAATTAAATATAAATGAATAAAAATATTGAAATATTAAAAAATCCAATATGTAAGTTTCAAATTTTAAATAATGAACATTTAATAAAAAAAGATAAAAAAATAAATGTATTTTGTTCAATATTTTTCAAAATTAAAAAAAATTATAAAGATTTTTCTGAATATATCAATGGATTAAAACATATTATGAATTACATTGATAATTTAGAATCTAAATTTGATTATAAATATTTATTATTTGTTGATCATCATATTATGAATGATAATGAAATCATGAAAATTATTTATGCTTAAAAAAAAACAATACCTGTTTTATTTACTTGTTCTGATTATATGAAAGATAATTATCATTTAGATTTATTTGGTTTTATAGTAAGATATATACCTTTTTTTAATTTTGAAAATAATTTTACAAATAGAGTAATTGTAATAGATATCGAATTAGATAAAAATTCTTTAAATTCACTAAAATCTATGAAAGATTTAAAATTCGATTATACTCTTTTTTCTGGATCAAAATTTTGGGATAGAATTTATAAAAATACAGATGATATACTTTTAGTAGGTTGTTTGATATCAATAACGAAAAAATATGACAAAAAAATATTTCTAGATTTAATAAAAAATGCTGATAAAATAAAGACTAATTTAGTTTATAAAATGAGAAAAAGTACATGGGGGTATGGTATAGATGAAATTTTTTTAAATGAAATATTTAAAAAAAAGATTGAATATTCTATAATTAAGGATTATCACATTGGGCAAATTTTTTATAGATCAAGAAAATATTTATTTGATAAATCGAGAATTAAAAATTCTTATAAAATATTAAAACAAATTATAGATAAAGTTAGAGAAGTTGATTTTAGTATTATATCTGATAATCCAACTTTAAAAGATATGATTAGTTTAATTGATAAATATACATTTAGAAATAAACAAAAGACTAAAATAAATGATATTATAAGTATAAATTTTTATAAAGCTATAAATAATGCTCTAAAAACAAATACTGAATTTTTAGAACGAAATAAAATGATATTTATTTCAAAATATTTGAATAATGTTATCTCTTGTAAATTTGTTGTGACAATTAATAAAAACCAAAATATAAAAGTTGTTGATCTTTATGATGTTATATATAATTCTGCTAAATAAAATTAATTTATATTATTAATAATTTATTCAATAAATATATAAGTAATGGAAAAAAAACAATTTGAAATATTTAAGAATCCTATATGTAAATTTCGTATTTTAAATAATCATCATTTAATAAAAAGTGATGAAAAAATAAATGTTTTTTGTTCTGTATTTTTTAAATTAAAAAAACATTATAAAAATTTTTCTGAATATGTCAATGGATTAAGTAAATTAATAGATTTAATTGAAAAAACTAATTCAAAATATAATTATAAATACATATTATTTATAGATCACCATATTATGAATGATACTGAAATTATGAAATTTGTTTATGCTTCAAAAAAAACTATTCCAATATTATTTACATGTTCTGATTATATGAAAGATAATTATCATTTAGATTTATTTGGTACAATAGTAAGATATATTCCTTTTTTTAATTTTGAAAATAATTTTACAAATAGAGTAATAGCAATAGATATTGAATTACCAAAAGAATCATTAAAAATATTAAATTTCATAAAAAATATTGAACATAACAATATAATTTTTATAAGTTTTGAATTTTGGAATTTTTTTAGAAAAAATAATTTACATTTAGCGGGTGGATTTATTTCAAGTTCAATCAAATATAATAAAAATATATTACTTGATTTTATAAAAAGTGCTGATACAATAAAATCAGTAGGACTTTATAATAAGAGATTAACAACATGGGGATTTGGTATTGACGAAATCTTTTTAAATGAAGTATTTAAAAATAAAATTGAGTATTCTTTAATAAAAGATTATCAAATAACACAAGTTATATATAAATCAAAAAAATATCTTTTTGATAAATCAAGAATCAAAAATTCATATATAATATTTAAAAAAATAATAGATAAAGTTAGAGAAGTTGATTCTAATATTATATCTGATAAACCAACTTTAAAAGATATGGTTAATTTAATTGATAAATATACATATAAAATTCAAAAAAGAAATAAAATAAGTGATATTATAAGTATAAATTTTTATAAAGCTATAAATAATGCTTTAAAAAATAATACAGAATTTTTAGAACGTGATAAAATGATTTTTATTTATAAATATTTAAATAATATTATCTCTTGTAAATTTCTAGTAACAATTGACAAAGGTAATATAAAAGTTATTGATATATATGATGTTATTTATGATTCTACATATAATTAAAATTAATTACTAATATTATATGAAAATTAATAATTTAGAAATATTAAAGAACCCGATATGTAAATTTAAAATTTTAAATAACAAACATTTATTAAAAGATGGAAATATAGATGTAATATGTTCTGTATTTTTCAAATTAAAAAAATATTATAAACATTTTTCAATATATGTAAATGGATTAAGTAGACTTATAAATTATATAGAAGAAACAAAACATAATTACAAATTTATTTTATTTATAGATCAAAATATTAAAAATGATAAAATGGTAATGAATATATTATATAAATCAAAAAAAACAATACCAATATTATTCACATGCTCAAAATATATGAAAAATAATTATCATTTAGATTTATTTGGTACTCTTATAAGGTATTTTCCATTATTTAATTTTGAAAATAATTTTACTAATAGAGTTGTAGTAATAGATATTGAATTATCACCATATTATTTAAAATTATTTAAAATTTTAGAAAAAATCAATCATGAAAGTATAGTTTTCGTAGGTGGTTTTTTTGAATATTTAATTAATAATAATAAAGATGATATTTACATATTAGGAGGTTTAATATCATCGAAAAATAAATATAATAAAAATATTATTCTTGAATTTATAAAAAATGCACATAAAATAAAATACAAATCAAATAATGAATTAAGATTATCAACATGGGAATATGGTATTGATGAAATATTTATTAATAGAAAATTTAAAATAGAAATAGATTTTGGGTTATTAAAAAGATATAAAATGTCTTATTTTTTTTATCAATCTAAAGAATATTTATTAGATGAAAAAAGAATTAAAAATTCATATAAAATATTAAAAAAAATTATTGATAAAATTAGAGAAGTAGAACCTAATGCAATTTCTAACAATCCAACTATTCAAGAAATGTTAGATTTTATTGATAAAAATACATTTAGTGTAAAAGAAAAAACTAAAATAAACGATATTATTTCTATTTATTATAATAAAGCTATTACTTACGCTTTAAAAAATAATACAGAATTTATAGAAAAAAAATTTATGAAATTCATAAAAAAATATTTAGAAAATATTATCTCATGCTATATGATAATCCATTTTGATAAAAATCATAATATAAAATTAATTAATTATTATGATGTTATTTATGATTCTAGTTATAATGAAAAATAAAAAAAAATTGAACTGAAAATTAAATAAGCCTTTAGTAAGTCTTGATTAATTTTATATATATATGGATACGATTCATAATATTCTAAAATCTCAAATAAAAGATTTTGATTTTGATATTATAAAACAAAATAAAGTAAATAAGATTACTTACTATAATAAAGATATAAAATATAACTGGTTTGTTTCATCAGAATTCGAAGTTTTAAATAATGGTACAAGTCCATTAGATCAACATTTATATCGTTTAATAAAAAATGTTACAGTTGACAAAACTTTAAATCAAGAACAAATATTTGAATTAGTAAATTATTTAATATCTAATTTTGAAAGTTTACAATCATATTGTACAATATGTGGAACAAAATTAAAGTTTAAAAGTTATAAAATAACAACATGTGAAAATGATGATTGTAAGATGAAAAAAGAAATATTATTAGTTGACGATAATTATGTAATAGATTCATATAAAAGTAATATTGACCAATTTATAATTAATATTAGAACTATATTTGAAGTAATAAAAAATGGTGATCCTTTACGTTTCGAACCATTTCCATATATATTTCATAAAAAGAATGAATTAAAAAAAAGAGATAAATTTATTGCAAACAAAAATGATTATCATTTAAATAAAGATATCGCAAGTTTACAAAAATTAATTTTAGGTAAAACACCCGAGAATATAATAGAAATTATAGAACATTGTGTATTTGATTTAGAATTAAAAGAAAAGCTAGGACATGATTTATATCGTTTAATAAAATTTGCTATAGAAACAAATAACACACAATTATTAGATTTTAAAGTTTCAAATGGAATATTAAATGAAATGAAATTAAATAAATTTCCTGAAAAAATGAAAATATTTGCAGTGAAACATTCTAAAGAAAAAGAAGATTATTTTAAAAAAGATAGTATCTATTGTTTTCATGGTTCTGGAACTCAAAATTGGTATTCAATATTAAGAAATGGATTAAAAAATGTTTCTAATACAAATATGATGACTGCAGGTGCTGCGTTAGGTGCTGGTATTTATTTAGGTAAAAGTTCAGGTGTATCATTAAATTATTCTAATGGGTCGTACAAAATTATGGGTATATGTTTATTGAAAAATCATAAAAATTATGATAAATCACGTGCATATGTTGTACCTAATGAAAAAGATATATTATTGAAATATATTGTATGTGGTAATTTAGATTGTGTATTTTTAGATAAATATTTTACTGATATAATATACAAAAACAATTCAATTTCTGATACTAGATTAACAAAAATAGCAACTAAGAGGATAATAAAAGAACTTAAAAATATTAAAAAAAAGAAAAAGATAAATAATATAGATGTAATGATATATAATAATGATTTAACACAATGGAATATAACAATGAAAGTTAGAGATATTGATTTAAATTTAGAAATGATATTAGGAGATAACTATCCATTAGAACCTCCTCATATTCATTTAATTAGTCCAAAAGTAAAATCTAATAATGGTTACATTGGTAATAATGGTTCAATATGTATAGGTGTAACATCAAATAAACATTGGAAACCAATATATAGTTTAGAAATGGTATTATTATCAACAAAATTTAAATTAGAGGATGATTTAATAGAATATAAAAGTAAAAAAAAATATAATACATCGATATCAATAGAAGAATATCAAGAAATATGTAAAAGAATGAATTGGATTTAATTTATTGATTTTAAATTAATTTATTAATTAATAAATATAGTTGTATGATAGAGTATAAATTATCTGAATTAATAAATAAAAAACAAAAGTATAAACTTTCAAATATAATAAATAATAAAATAATAGGAGGTTCACAACCAGAAGAAGAAGAAGTTTCTTTAAAAACAACCGATGAAATTGTAGAAGATATAAGACATGATATTTATTTAGATTTTGAAAGGGAAAAACAAATGGACTGTCGTAGTGAGGGATCTGATATTTATATTCAAGCAAAAAGTGAACGTGAATATATAGAATCTCTAGGGACATTATTTAAGGAAACTCAAGTTGATAAAATTCTAACAACAGAAAATGAGAAAACTAAAAGTATAAATCAAAATGAAATAAAAGAACTATTATCTCAATTAAAAAAATTTGAACCAATAGTAAAAGATAATGAAGATATGCCTATAAGTCGTAGTTTAAGTGTTAGAACTTTAATAACTTCAAGAGAAGATGAAGAAGATCAAGGAAAAAAAATAATAAGATGGATATTTGCTAATTTAATACAACCTAATAAAGGTAAAACATTATTTCAAGATTTAAAAATGGTAATATATGGTGGTTATGTATATTTTGCAAGAGCTGGTATTCCAGTATCAGATATTATAACTCCTGAAAAAGTACCAAAATTAGAACATTTCAAATGGAGTTATGGAATACCTATTGATTATGATACTTTAAAATATGTTTTATTTCAAAATTCATATCAACAAAAAGTAAATAAAAGTACAGACCAATTACAAGAAGCAGAATTAATTTTATCACAAGAATATTTAATATCATTACAACCTGAACCACAATATTTAATGTTTACATTGAAAAGAATAATAGAAATGTGGTATGCTGATCCTGTTTTAAATGCAAATATTAGAAAAATTAAAGTATTAATAAATCAATATAGAAGTCGTAACTCTGAAACATTTAATAAAAAAAATGGAATTTTACCATCTATAGTAGTATTCCCTAAATATGGTTATAAAAGTGCAAGAGTAGTTATTAGCAAGATTAATTATTATTTTAGTTTATATAAAACACTTGGATGGAGTTGTTCTAATCCTTCTTATTTTGTTAAGTTAGATAATCTACATTATTATACAAATGGTGCGGTTGACTTAAAATTATATTACAGAAATTCTATGAGTCAATACGATGATAATGAAGTTAGAAAAGATTCTTTTACTAATACTTTTGATAAGTTCTATGATTCGAAAGATTTAGTTAGTTAATAATTTTTATATTTTTTAAAATAGATTCTTTTTGAAGATTCACATTTTAAATTTGTAATATAAATATAATAGATGGATTTAGAATTTGTAATAAAAACAATAAATAGACCAAAAAAAGTTAATTCAATTAATAAATTCAATAAGACAATTTTATAATAATAGGATAATAATTTTAGATGATGGTAAATTATTTTTATCAGATGATGATATTAAAGATTTTGAAAACATAAAGTATATTAAAACAGAATATGATATAGGACTTTCAGAAGGAAGAAATAGATTAATTGAACAAGTTTCAACCAAATATTTTTTATTATTAGATGATGATTTTTTATTTACAAAAGATACTAATATTAATAAAATGTATCAAACTATAGTTAATAATAATTTTGATATAGTAGGAGGAGATGTATGGGATTTTAAATATAAAAATTGGATAAGTAAATACCCTAAAAGAGGTATTAAAAGAAATTTTAGTGGTGTTCTTTCAAAAAATGATAAAGAATTAGAATTAATTATGAAACCAAAAAATATAGAAAATGAATTTGAGATGTATGATATTATTTTAAATTTTTTTATAGCAAAAACAGATTTAATAAAAAAAGTAAAATGGAATCCTAAATTAAAAATTTTAGAACATATTGAATTTTTTTGGAGATTAAAAGAATTCAATCCTAAAATTACTACGGTCGATGTACCAATATATAATATGGTTAAAAAAAGTAATCATGAATATTACAAATTAAGAAGAGGAAGAAAAAATACGTTTATTAAAATTCTTTATAAAGAATTAGAAGTTGAAAAAATAAGTGTAATAAATAATGATAAAAAATATATTAGTGGATAAAAAATTGAATAAAAATTATTTAAACCTAGAAATAATATAATATATATTAAATGAGTAAAAATTCCCCAGTAACATCACCAATTCCTACAAATTTTGACATTACCCCATTTATCTTGAATGAAAGAAACGTTGCGATTTCTAAAAAATTCATTCAAGATAAATTAAAAGAATATGGAATAAAACATCGTGTTTCAAATCTTGAACATTTCCAAATGGCCGTTACACATCGAAGTTATATGATAAGAGATCCAAATTATATAGCTGAAAACATTGAAAATTATCAATATATGAAAGATGGAGAAGTTGACCAATGTCCAAATCCAGATAAAGCTGTACCACTACAAAAAGGAACATATGAAAGATTAGAATTTTTAGGTGATGCTGTGATTCATGCAGTTTTAGCAGAATATCTATACGACCGTTATCCTAATGAATATGAAGGTTTTATGACTCGTTTACGTACAAAAATCGAAAATGGTGTACAATTAGCAAAGTTATGTCAACAAATGGGATTAGATCGATATGTATTAATATCTCGTCAAGTAGAGATGAAAGGAGGAAGAACAAAGAACATTCACATTTTAGAAGATGCATTTGAGGCATTTGTCGCTGCATTATTTCTAGATTCGAACCGTGATTTTGATCTTTGTAAGGATTTTATTGTTAATTTCATAGAAAAAGAAATAGACTTTGCAAATTTATTACATGTAGAAACAAATTATAAAGATAGTTTACTACGATATCATCATAAAATGAAATGGAAAGATCCAATTTATACAACTTTAGAAACGAGTGGTCCGGATCACGAGAAATGTTTCACTATGTTTGTAAAAGATCAACGAGGTAAAATGTTTGCAATTGGTAAAGGTAATTCAAAGAAAGCAGGAGAACAAGACGCAGCGAAACAAGCATTAATAAAATATGGAGAGTTAGATGATGATAATAGTAATGATACAGATAGTGAACTTTCAAATTCAGACTCCGATATATCAGAATATTCAATCATAGATTCTGATGATGATTAATTTATTTTATTATAATATAGTAATACCATAATGGACAGAAATAAGAACAGAACAAGATATATTGATTTAAAAATCAATGGTCGACTATTTCCTTCATGGATTATGGCGAATTATAAAAAATATAAAATTCCACCATTGATGAGAAAAGATGATGATGATCCATGTAATAGAAAAACAAAAAATGAATTAAGAAGTTATCAAATATTTTTATCTAAATATTTAGATTTTAGATCACCATATCGTGATATGTTAATTTATCATGGTATGGGTTCAGGTAAAACTGCAACGACTATTAATATTTACAATGTATTATATAATTATACTCCTGGATGGAATGTATTTTTACTAATCAAAGCATCATTAAAAGACGATCCATGGTTAGATAACTTGAAAAAATGGCTTTCTCGAGATGAATATGAATTTAGAATGCGTAATATAATATTTGTACATTATGATTCACCATTCGCAGATCGGGATTTTTTAGAAGCTGTTCGTAAAGCTGATTCTTCTAAGAAATCTATATTTATAATTGAAGAAGCTCATAATTTCATTTCTAATGTATATTCTAATATATCTTCTCAACAAGGTAAACGTGCATCAGTTATTTATGATTATATTCAACAAGCTAGAGAAAATGATGGTACTAGAGTATTAGCATTATCTGCAACACCTGCAATCAATCAACCTTTTGAATTAGCATTACTATTTAATTTATTACGTCCTGGTTCTATGCCTAAAAGTGAAGCTGAATTTAATCAATTATATATAACAAATGCTTCATATAGAACTATGAATAAAACAAATAAAAATATGTTTCAACGTAGGATTTTAGGTTTAGTAACTTATTATTTAGGTGCAACACCTGATTATTTTGCTAGAAAAGTAACAACACATGTAGATGTTACTATGAGTGATTATCAAAATGATATTTATACAATTTTTGAAGAAAAAGAACAAGCAATTGCAAAAAAAATGAAATATTCTGGAAAACAAAGTGGAACTTATAAATCATATACTCGTTCATCATGTAATTTCGTATTCCCTCAAATTGATCAAAATATAAATGGGGAAGGAAGACCACGTCCCGGAAATTTCAGAATTACTGAAAGAGAAGCAAAAGCTGTTGATACAGGAAAAGGAGATAGATTAAAAGCAGAAAAAGGAACTGAAAAATTTATGAGAGTAAATGATTATGAAAAGGCTTTAAAATTATACATTGATGGTTTTGAGAATTATTTAAGAGAAGCCGATGATTTAGATCGAAGTAAAAAATACACAATAAAAGATGACTTTGAAAAATTCAAAACAAAATATAATGCTAATTTCGAAGAATTTGTCAAAAATGAAAAACAAAAGTCAAATTTATTTAATAAAATGCACGAATGTTCAGCAAAAATGACAAATATGATGTTTATAATCGAAACATCTCCAGGACCTGTTTTAGTATATTCAAATTATGTATTAATGGAAGGTTTACAAATATTTAAAATTTATATGAAATATTTTGGTATTCTTAGATATAGTGTAAGTAAGAAGAATGCTTTTATGGAATATCATGGTGGTATTAATAGAAAAGAAAGAAAGAAACAACTAGAATTATTTAATCAAATGGAAAATAAAAGAGGTGAACTTTATAAAGTTATTATGGTTTCTCAAGCTGGTTCTGAAGGTTTGAACTTATTAAATGTTCGTCAAGTACATATATTAGAACCTTATTGGCATGAAGTTAGAATTACCCAAATGATTGGTCGTGCTATTCGTTTATGTTCTCATAGAGATTTACCTATGGAAGAACGTGAAGTTCAAGTATTTAGATATAAAAGTGTTAGAAAAGAAGGTAAAATGACAACTGATGAATATATTGAAGAATTAGCAAGAAGTAAAGATGGTTTAATTCAATCGTTTTTAGAAGCATTAAAAGAAGTTGCTGTTGATTGTCAATTAAATAGTGAAGTTAACATGATGTCTAATGAATATAAATGTTTCCAATTTGATGAACCTAGTTTATTTGATAGACATATTGGTCCTGCTTATAAAGAAGATTTGAAAGATGATATGAAAATGGACAATGGATCTAATAGTACAAATTCTAAAGTTATTAAAATTAAAGTTGTTAAAATACAAGCTGTTAAATTATTATCAAATCCTGATGAACCTAATCCTAAATACTCTAAATCTGATGATTATTGGTATTATTCAGATTCAGGGGTTGTTTATGATTTTGAAATGAAATTTCCAGTTGGTAAAGTTGCTATTGATGAAACTAATATTCCTGTGAAAACTGATAAAAATACATATTTAATTGATCAACTTGTACCTATTCCTCTTATAGAAGATCAATAAATAATAAAAAATATTGAATTTTAATTATTCTTATAAACTAAAATTTAATTTAAATATATCCAAAATGAATCAAATTAAACCACAAACTATTTCTACTTTTAAAATTGTAAATTTATTTTGTTTACTATTTGGCTCTTATTATACTATCGATTATTATAAAAACAGTTATAAAGAACCAACTTATGAAATTTATAATGAAAATATCAAATATGATAATTTAATGAATTTTTCATATGGTGACAAAATAGCAACTTTCAATTATACTATTACAAATTATACTTTTGTCGATGATTCAAATATCTATTTTTACGAAGGTTTAAATGGTACAAGTCATATTTATATGAATGAACATGATATTGGTTTTAGTTTTGATACACCCGGAAAGATTTCTACAGATTTTAGAGATGTAATTTTACCTAATCCTACAAGTTTTCTAATTAAAAATGATAATTCAGTATTATTTAGCTGGACAGGTATAACTTTTAATTCTGTGATGGATCACAATCCTTTTTTCTTTGATAAATTTTTAATCCCAATTTCAACATATTGGACAAATAATGAAGGTGATAATTTTCATATTACTGGATTATTTGAACTTCCTATGGATGAAATTTTATCAAAAGGACAAACTAAAAGTTTTTATGATAGATTTCGTGATATTCTAATTGAAATGTAGTTTTTTAAAAAAAATTGATTTATTTTATACACATATCTCTATATCATGAATAATATATTTGACATAATGACTACTATTTATATTTTTCAATTAGAATCTGATAAATTTTTTGTTAGCAAAATACCTAATCCTAAATCAGAATGGGTAAGAAAATATAAAAAAGTGAAAATTTACGATACAATATATGATTGTAATGATTATGATGTAACTAAATATACAATATCATATATGAATAAATATGGTGTTGAAAACGTTAGAGGTGGAATATTTGAAGATATTAAATTAAATGAAGAACAAATAATAATGTTAAATACTATGTTAAAAAGTTATGAGGAGAAACTTGAAAAAAATAAATATTTAATGAAAGATTCTTTAAACAAATATTTAGAAAGTGTTAATAAAGATAATATTGAAAATAAAATAAGTAATGTACATTCTATTTTTAATGAAATCAAAAGAATTTATGAATTAATAAAACATTTTGATTTTATTTCTTATGATGATATTAAAAAACTTGAAAAAGAATCTAAAAATCTAAAAAATAATCAAGATTGTTTAAGTGGTTCATATATTGATCGTACAAGTATGAGGTATCAAATAGAATCAAAATATAATATACTAAAAAAAATACTAAAAATTAGTAATTATGATTATGAATTAAGTACGTTAGTTAAAGGACTACAAATACTAGAGTACAATTTAAAAAATAAAAAAAAATTAGAAGATATTTATAAAGAATATCATAGTGAAGAATTTATATTAAAATTAATAGAAGAACTATATAAGTTAAAAATTAAGATGTATTTGTAATTAAAAATTGATTTATTATAATTTACATACTACAGTAAATATATTAACTATGTTAGATATGAATCAAAATGATATTAGTAATGTAAATAAATATTTAGAAAATGTAAACAAAGATAATATTAATAATGAAATTGATAAAATAAATAATATTTATGAAGAGATTAAAAAGTTAAATTATTTAATAGAACTTACTAATTTTATTTCTTATGAAGAATTAATTGTAGAAGGAAAAAAAGGATTAGAATACATAGATACTGGATTAGAAGGTTTAATGAATGAATTAGAAGATATAGAATTTGATAAAAATAAATACTGTAATATACAAATTAATTCAGAATCTACATTATTAAAAAAAATATATTATGATGATTATATATTAAAAAAAAAAAATATTTTATGATGATTCTACAACTAAGTATATAAAATGCTTAAAAATTATAGATTTCAACTTGACAAATAAAAAAAAAATTAGAAGATATTTATAAAGAATATCATAGCGAAGAATTCATATTAAAATTAATAGAAGAACTATATAAGTTTAAAATTAAGTTATATTTATATGATTCATAAAAAAGTATATTAATAAAGAAACAATTAATAGTGAAATAAAAAAAGATTTATAAATTGTGTTTTATTTTGAATTTATATAATTCTCCTAATAATTTTATAATAAAATCATCATTATGATACACATTATAAATTTTAGTTAATCTTTTTTTATTCATTCTATTAAAATCTATTAGTTGTAATCCCTTTATTAATATATTATTAGTACAATCTTGAGATTTTAATAATTCATATTTGCTTTCTATTTTATATTTATTAATAATTTATCTTGATTACTATTATTCAACTTTTTAAAATTAAAAATTGATATTATTTTTATTAATTGCACATCGAATATTTTAATTAGTTATGTATTATATTTATGTTGTTGAAAATGAAAACAAAATAAAAATTAGTTTTGATAATGATTTGAATAATAGAAGATTTAATTTTGGTAAAGGTGCAATACTATTACAATTTTATACTGAACAAAAGAATTTATATAAAAATATTATTAATGGTTTATTACAAAAATTTAATGTGATTGATGATAAAGAATTTATTTTTGATTCGCCAAAAAAAGATTTTTTATTAGAGGTTCTTAGATTAAAACAATTATATGAAATTAAAGATGATAATAAAGTAGAAGTAAAAAAAGATATTAAAGTAGATATTAAGGAGGAAAATAAAATAGAAGTTAAAGAAGATATCAAGATTAAAAAAGTCAAAAAAGAAAAAGTAATTAAAAAAACAGCAAACGATAATGAAACAGTAGAGCAAAAACGGATAAATAAGATAAAAAAAGATGTAGAGAAAAAATTCAAAATGTCATTTGATAGTTTAGCACCTGATATAAAAAAATTTTTACTACAAGAAGATAATAAAAGTTATTTTGATCTTACCAGATTGTATCATACTATATTAGAAGATGTAAAAAAGCAAGTAATATTAACAATTAAACATTTTTTTACAGATGAAGATTTCTCAAGATTACAATGTCAAGATATAGCTGAAAAAGTAGTACATGATTTAAATGGAAGAAGATTATGTTTAATTGATTTTGAAGAAATGATTTATTTGAAACAGGAAATCCCTAAATTAAATATTTTAAATTTTGCTAGAAAACAAATACAAACAAAAGAACAATTTAAAATATATGAAAGAGAATATTTGAAAGATAATTATGATGGATTTTTAATTAAAGCAAATAGAAGAGAAGCAAAGAAAAAATATGCAAGACAATTAAAATATAAATTTGAAGATATGAAATATATAAAAGGAGAATTAACAAATGAAGAATTAGAATATTTAGCAATGAATACAAAATTAAATAAAAAAATTCATGATAAATATTTTTCAAATTTAAATATGAATAATTTAGAGCAAATAAGAAATAATTTAATGAGAAATCCGAATAGAGCTAACTTTAGAGTAAATTAATTTATAAATAATTAAATATTATATTTTTGTTTGATTTTATCAGTTAAATTTTTATTTTGTGATAAATAATTAAGTTTTTCTTTCGATAACTTACCTTTTATACTAGCCATATCAATAAATTTATATTTTTGATTAGTGATAATTTTAATTCTTTCTTTTTTATTAAGATTAAAAAATTGAGAAATTGGAGATTGGTCTAAATAAGCTTTATTTGCATATTGATTAAAATCATTCATATTTTGACATTTACTAAATATAATATCAAGAAGATTTAATTTTGGATACATATATTTATATGCATGTATTGTGTTAATATCAGTATCTTTAAACATATTCTCAATATCAATATATGAATAATGGAAATCTTTAAAATATTCTTTAATAAATGGTAGAACAGTTTCTCTTTTACCTCTATTATGATATAAATTACAAATCAATGGAATTTGTTCAATTTGTATTTTTTCATTTGATTTTAAAAATTTTACCATACAATTATCTAATCTTGATAATGGATAATGATATAATGTGAATTCTTCATTATTTTCATTAAAATATGTTAAATCTTTAATTATTCTCGAATCGTTCGAATCTTCTGAAATTAGATCATGCTCACAAGTTGAATTTACTTTATTATCAATTTTATCTAGAATAATATTATCAGCAATAATTTTTTGCATTTTTATATTATCACCTTCAAAATATTCATTACCATATTTAATAGCATGTGTAAAATTTTTTTTAAATAATTCAATAAGTTTCTTTTCAATTTTAGAAATATTATCTGAATAAATTTGAAAATACAAAATAGAACCTTTAGGATATGAATAAAATCGTTTATTCTTTTTTTGTGTTGTTTTACCTAATTTAAATATATTTTCATCTGTTTTAATAAATTCTCTTTCTTTAATTAGATATATATGAGGCATTAGTTTTATAAATAAAAAATCTATTAACATTGAATTTATAAAAATCAATTTTTATACAAAAGTATAAATTTTAATTATCATTTGATTTAATATAATAAGTCAAATTATTATAGAAATTATAATTAGAATGAATAAACATATATACCGATAATACAAATAGTGTAAAAAATGCAGATAATCCAAAAACTCCAAAAACTCCAAGTATATAACCTGGAAAAAATACAATAACCGACATAAATGATATTAATATCAATGTATTTTTCATTAAATATAAATCCATATTATTATTCATATGGAAATTAACACATTCACTAAAAACAAAAGAAGTATTAAATAAACTCAATAAATATGTATAAATACCAATTTTTGCTATTATTCCATTTACTTTATTATCAATTTCTAAATCTTTTGGTTTATTAATATTTTCTAATTCTTTTGATTTATTAATATTTTCTAAATCTTTTGGTTTATTAATTATTTCTAATTCTTTTGATTTATTAATAATTTCTAATTCTTTTGATTTATTAATAATTTTTTCTAATTTATTTTTGTAATAATTTGAGTTAGAATAGTAAACTACCGAAGTATGAATATTTGATTTTTGCATATTTAAATTTTTAATATTATAAAGACCATAAATATTATGAGAAAATGGAATATGAATTTTAGAAATGGTATTTCCGAATCTTAAAGCTTCCTTTCGTATAATATTCATTTTATTAAAATAGAATAAATATTAAGTATAAAATTCATAAATCAATTTTTATTTATTCATTTCTACATAAAAAATTTATTAATAAAAAAATTGAAAATAGAATATTTCTGAGATGAATCAATGATAATAAATTAATAATCTAAATATGGGTAGTTCATCATCTTCACAAAATTCTACTTCATCTTCATCGAGAGCTTCTTCACCTAAATATGATTCAAAAGAAATCAAACGTCAAGAAATTATAGAAAGATTCAAAAATATAAATAAAAATGTGGATAAAACAGATAATGAATATGCTCGAAAAATTGGTGGTTTTGTAGGAGGTATTGTTGGAGTGACTATTGGCAATGAATTAGGAAAAAAAACAAATTCAGAACTTGCACGATTTGGAGCTATGGCTTCTGGTAGAGAACTTGGAATAAAATATGGTTCTGAAATTGGAGAAAAAGCAAATGAATCTCTTATTATTATGGGAAGAAGAGATGCACTTAATATTGAGGTAATGTATGGAAAACCTATGCAAGAATTCACAACAGGAGATCATATATTGTATAGTTTAAGAAATAATCCTTATTTAAATTGAATTTATTAAATAAAAAAGATTGATAATATATTTCTCTAATGATAAAAAATATTTTTTAATTAAAAGTAATGTTTAGTTCATTTAGAGAACAAAGGGATAAATTTAATTCATTATTTACAATAGTAGTTCGAAATATTGACTATGAAGATTTATTGGATAAATTAAAACATCAATTAAGTTTAATAAATTCAATAAAAGATAAATTTAAAAAAAAATATTTGAATGATAGATTATATTCATTAATTGAAAATTTAGAATCAATTATAACACCACCAAAAACTTTTAATAAAATTTATTTAGTAGGATCATCTTTACATGAATTTAATATAACTGATGAACAGAATACTTATTTAACAGATTGGAATATAAAGGATTTTATTTTTAGAAGTGGTGAATATTTTGATATTGATTATTTAGAAGATATATTAGAAAATTACAATTATAAAAATGTAATTGAAATAAATAATAATAATGTAGAACATTCATTAATAACTAAAGAAAAAAGAAAGAGGATTTTCAATACAAGTTCAAAAGAATTTAAATTAGATGAATATTTAGATACAATAAAAGATTTTTGTGTAGTTCATGGAGTTTCAAGTTTAATAAAAAATTGTAAAAATGATAAACATCATTTACTAAATAAAAAATTAGAAAAAGAAACAATATTTGAAATATTTGATAAAGATATAACTTTGAAAAATTTTATTAAATTAGATATGATGTATTCGCATATTAAAAATGAAAAAATGATGAATCGTGTAATTTTTAAAAAAAATATTCCAAATGCAATAAAAAATTTTTTAGTCAAAGAATTATACGTATCTTCTGAAATGTTTGATAAAGTAAAAAATAAATTTTCATCTGAAGAATTAAATTTCGAAATTATTGAGATAAAAACTTTAGAAAATGGTGATAGTGGTGATATATTGAAAAAAGATTATAATGGTGTCATTGGATTAAGTTATTATTAAATATTAATATTATCAATATCAATCGTATCTTCTAAAGTAAAAGTTCCTTGTTTTACTCTTACTAAACTTGTCATATATGCACATGAATTTAATTCTTTACCAATATCTCTAATAAGACTACGAATATAAGTTCCACCAGATACCGAAACTTCGATTTCAAAATGTATACCATCTTTTTTTATTTCAAATGATTTTTTATTTAATGAATAAATAGTAACTGGACGAGGTTTTAATTCAACTTTAATGCCTTTCATAGTTAAATCACTAGCTCGTTTACCTTTAATTTTTAAAGCTGAATAGAGTGGAGGAATTTGTAAAATATCTCCTTGAAATTTATCTAATACTAAATCAAAATCTTTTTCAGAGATATGGTTAAAATCTTGTCTATCAATAATCTCACCACCTGTATCTAAAGTATCAGTTTGGATACCAATAAAACCTGTACCAATATATACTTTATCACCTTTAAGATATTCTGGAAGTTTTTTACATCCTTTTCCAATGCCAATTACCATAACTCCTTCAGCTCTTTTATCTAAAGTACCACCATGACCAACTTTTAGTTTTTTAATTTTATTTTTTTTATAGAGTGTTGATTTAATTTTTCCACATAATTCGGCGGATGTGATGCCATATGGTTTATAGACACTAATAACGGAGTCCATAATTTAACTAAGTAATAATTATTAATTAGTTAATAGAAGAATAATAAAAATCAATTTTTTAAGATTGTTCAAATTTAGTATTAGTATTAATTTGACTTTCAACAACTCCAATAATTAAACTTAGATGGTTTTGATGAGATTTATGAAGAGGATTTCTAACATCATCTTCATATGTAATATTAGGGTCAAGTCCATCAATATTATATAATTTACCAAAACTATCTTTAAATTCGATTGTCAACTTATCAATTTTACCTAAACTAGAGTTTTTAAAATATTTTTGTGAGTTGTAAGGATTACCTTTAAAATAATTATTACCAAAACATTTACCTGCAATAATTACTCCGAAAGCATCACTATGAGAATTAGTAGCAAATGTTTGAGTATTATCAAGTTCCTTAATAGATAAAATAGTAAATCTATCATCATTAATTGTTTGAGAGCTACTATCAATTTCCCAGCCCATAGATGTTTCAATAATATCAGTATGTTGAGGTAATACAATATTATCAAGTTTTACATATTTAACATTTCTAAATTTTCTTAAAATACTGGGTCCATTTTGTCCTTTAAATCTAGTGGGTTCTGATATTAATTTACCATTATTTGAAGTAAGAGTTTTATTAGATGTTGGATCAAAGTATACGGTATATTTAAAAGGGTTTGTAAACCTATTAATATCTCTATCCATACTATCAATCATAATTCTATATTCTACTATATGTTCATCTAAAACATCAATTCCTACATTATCATGTAATAAATTACCACTATTACTATAATCAATAGGAGGAATAAGAGGTTTATTAGGTGTAAAACTTTTATTAAAATTAAACCATCTTTCACGTTCAAGCATTTGTTGATTTGTAGTTTGAGGTTTAAAATTTCCATTAGGATTTCCACTATTCCAACCTTGAGGAGGGATCATGTTAGAAGGCATATTTGATCTATTAAAATTATTGTTATTAATACCACCTTGAATAGGGAAATTACTAATATTTGAGTACATATGTATATTTTTTTCAGGATATCCACCTTTTTCGGTATTATTATTTCTATTATTATTCATATATTATTAAATTTATATTAAAATAAGAAGAAAAACACAAAAAAATAAATGTGTTTATAAAAAATTTTTAAATTGATTAGTGAATATATAGGTTGGATGAAGGACTACTTCTTCGGAACGAGAAATGTCTCACGACAAATAGAACGTCTCCAGAAGTTAATGAATACTAAAAATAATCCTGAATCAAGACAACGGTTGAAGAAGTTTCTCACCAGTAAAATGTCTGAGGTTTATAAAAAGTATCATAACAAAAAGCCAAACCATATCACCGCTCAACAATTTCTAGATGCATTAAATAAAAAGAGTATTGAACGTTGCGTTGATTTCGCTAAAGCACAAAAACAGCGAAATGGAAAACGTGATTCTCAAAGATACTCTGCCCAAGATATATCACAATATCAATTAGATAGGCAACAAGAGATGCATGGTAGAAGAAAACCCAAAGTGGAAAGAAGACCAGAAAGTGTAAGTGTTGATAGAGGTAAGCGAAATGGAGAAATGCCCGGAAAAGGAAATGTTAGTTATATGACTAGTGATATGGGTAATAATGCTTCTTTCGCACCTTTTTCTCAACAACAAGGTGGATATGTAACAGCTACTGGTGAAATGGGTTCTCAAATGTATTTTGGTAATATGGAAGATGCGATGGGACAAACTGGAATAAATAATAAAGATGAATTAGAGTTGAAAATGATGCAAAGATCACAACAATATGATTCAGCAGCACCTCCAGGAATGGGAGGTATGCAAGGTGGGATGCCAATGCAAGGAGGTATGCCAATGCAAGGTGGAATGCCAATGCAAGGGGGTATGCCAATGCAAGGTGGAATGCCAATGCAAGGTGGAATGCCAATGCAAGGTGGGATGAATAATAATAAACCCCCAGATATTGATTTCTCTTTAGATGGAGGGGGTAACAAAAAAAGAGATCAAGAAATGGCACAAATGATGAATCAAATGGGTGGTATGGGATTAGGAAATATGGGAAGTATGGGAAATGACGGAATGAGTGGCATGGATATGAGTCAATTTAGTGGTTCTGGTATGAGTATGGGAACATTTGATAATGGTTCACAACAAATGCCAAATATGCAAAATATGCAACAAATGCCAAATATGCAGAATTCGCAACAAATGCCAAATATGCAACAAATGCCAAATATGCAACAAATGCCAAATATGCAACAAATGCCAAATATGCAACAAATGCCAAATATGCAAAATATGCCAAATATGCAGAATTCGCAACAAATGCCAAATATGCAAAATTCGCAACAAATGAATAATCAAAATAATAGTTTTGATTCATCATCAATGTCTGCTCATGAAGCGAATTCTAAAATGGAACAAATGTTAAATGAAAGATCGAGAATGGATAGTACACCATCTTCAAATGGAAATGGTAATTTCAATCCAATGATGTCGCCAAATATGACAAATGCGAATATGATGAATCATAATATGTCAACTGATCAAATGTTGCAAATGCAACAACAAATGGGTTCAAATAATTTTTTAAACAACAATGGTAGGGAACAATACGTAAACAATACAAGGGTGGGAAACACGGGAATCATTTCTAATATGAGTTCCGATGACATTCAAAAACACATAGACAATTTGAAAGGCAAGATGCATAACTTTGAACCTCTTTTAAATATGCACATAAATAATATCAATAATCTAACTACAGAACAACTAGATGATATTTTAATTCAATATGAATCAAAACCAGCTAAAATAGCCGAACAAAGAAGACCAAAAACTTCATTAATAAGTGAATTAAATGATGAAAGTAATGAAAATGGTCTTTCGAGTACAAAAAAACAATTTTTAAAACAATTATTTTTAAAACATCAAAATAATAATAATTCTGAAGAATATGAAAATAGTGAAGATAGTGAAGATAGTGAAGATAGTGAAGATAGTAAAAATAGTGAAGATAGTGATTATGAGAGCGATATTGAAGATAAAATGATAATAAAGGAGAAATTTATAGATAGTGTAAATTCTGATGATGAAAATATAGATATAGATATTGATCATCAAGAAATAAAACCAAAAAAAATATCTATGAGAGACAGAAATAAAATAAAAAAAAATGATACAGATATTCATGAGATAAAAATATCATCTGGAGAATATGTTGAACCAGAATTTTATAATGATTATATAGCAGAATTAAAAGAGCCATTAAAAAAAGTAGTAAAATTAGAACTTTCATCTTATAAATTACCACAAAGTAAATATCAATTTACATATGTAGGAAATGAAGAGAAACGAACAATTTCTTTAATGCCTGAAAAAGATATTAATGAATTAATTAGAGAATTGCAAAATGCTTTTAATGATGGAGAAGATAAATTAAAGATTAAATTATTAAAAAATAATAAGATAGAAATAAGTGCAAAACAATCATTCGATATATTAGTAAACGATCAAGCATTATGTGAAGTTTTAGGTTTTACAAAATTATCATATTTTGGTAAAAAAAAATATGTTTCTGAAAAAGAATATAACATAAGTCTAATGAATAAATTATATATGTATTTAGAAAATATAATAGATGACCAACCATTTGCAGTATTAGATATAAATGATTCAACAATAGAAAAACAGATAAATACAAATTATGAAGTTCCAATAGATGAGTTAAACGAATTACATATAAAATTTAAAAATAAACCTGATATGGGTGATAATTATTTACATGATTTCCAAGATCAAGATCATGAGTTGAAATTTAAAGTCGCTACTTTATAAAAGTTGAATAAAGTAATAAATATATCATATTATTATCAAATTATAATGTTATGAATGATCTTCTAGATGAATATCAAATTAAATTTATTGATGGAAAAATTTTTAAAGTATCAAAATATGATATATTAAAAATGAAACGGTTTTCTTTAAAATGTTTAAATATTATGTCAATAACAGGAATTATTACAACTATGATTAAAAGTACTGGATTTGAAAGTTTAATGAATTTTGTAAAAACATCATATATACCAGAAACTACTAAAGAAAAAATAGATTTAACATTAATGGCTTTAAAAATGATGCATGAAGAAGTAAAAAACCTTTTAAAAGAAAAAATAGATTTAGATGTACAATTTCAAACTAAATTAATAAATAAAAACACTTATATTGTAAAACTTTTTAAGGGAAATGAAAATAAATTAGTATTTAATAATATTGACCATTTTAATGATTTTTATATGTCTCCAATGAATTTTGATTTTACAAATGAAGGGAATTATGGTTTAGTTCATTTTGCCCCTTTACCAATTATAAAATATATAATAGAATCTGATTTGTATGATATTAATTTAAAAGATAATTATTCTAATACTATTTGTATGAATTTAATAAAATATCCTGAAAATATAAATATTCAAGAAAACTTAAAAACTATAATAACAAATTCTAAATTTGATTGGTATAAAAAAAATAAAGATGGTGATACTTTTTTACATTGTGTTGTAAATTCAAATAATCTTTCTATCTTAAATTTTATTTTCATTCATTTAGTAAAATATATTAATAAAGATGTATTAAAAATACCAAATAATAAAGGTGAAAGTATTATATCAATAAATAATTATCTTAGAAAATTATCAGATTATACTAATTGTATAAAATCTAAAAATATAGAAGATGATATAAATATAAATTTCTTTACTTATAAATACCATATAATGAATTATTGTACATTAGATAATTTAAATCATCCTGAACTTATTTATTCTTTAATTAAAGAATATATAATTGATAATTTAGAAAATGATCCAAATTATAATAGTTGTGTAAATAGTTTATCTCAAAGATTAAATGTTACTAAGGATAAAATAATATCTTTACAATTTAACGAATTACGTTTTATAACTTCTAAAAATTTTTAATTTATAAACTCCTATACAAATCCAATAAAGATTGATATAAATTTTTAAGATTATCTACTTCATTATCTTTCATATTTAATAATACAAATTGGTCATTAATATTAATTTTATATCTTTGAAATTTTTCAACAAAATTACCTCTTTCAACTTTCGCATAATAATCTTTCATAATATCATTTATTTCATTCTCATTTTTAGTCATTTCAATTCTACGATCTCTTTCTTCTTTTAATAAAAAATATTCTCTTTTTAAAAGTTCATATTGTTTATTCATATTTACTAATAATAAATAAAAAAATTATCTATATCTTGCTTTTATAGAATCACATCCAGTAATACCATTCGCACCATAATCACTTTCAGATTCATATGATTTTCCTTTCATATGATATCTCCAAATAATATATGTATTTCCTTCATTATCAATCTCTGTTTTACCACATTTCATAAAATCATCTGTATTTATTGGTAATTCATGGAAATTATGATTGATTTTGTTTTTGAAATGGGGATTTTTAACTTGATAAGGATTCATCGTTTGTAAGGTAACATAATAATCTAATTTAAATACCTATCATAATATATTATATAATCAATTTTTTATGAAAAATATATTTTTCTACAATCATTCATTTCTTTATCATCTACTTTTTCTTGAATAATCTCTTCAAATGTATCACCTTTCAACAATCTATAAATAAAAGCCATAGAATATAAACCACAAGCACCATCACCATATTGATGACGATATTTATTATGTTTAACAGTGGTATGTACGATACCTTTGCTTTTACAAAATTTTTCAATTCTCCGTAAAAACTTTCTTATTTCAGTTTCAGGTCTAGTACCATAAGAATCGAAGAAAAAAATATCTCCTTTATTAAGATCGGCATAAGCAGAAACCCAATGAGAACCGCCTTGATGGTATCTATCTAAATTAATAACAATACCAATTTTTGTTTTACCTTCTTTAAGTAAATCATTAAAGTTCATCTTCCCAATTTTAAAAATATCGTGATCTTCAAAATCTAATGGCACCGCACCCAAAAATTTAAAATCGGTATATTTTGTTTCGTATTGTTTCATTGATGATTCTATGTCAAAATTAGATAACCATTCATCATAACCCATTGGTCCTTCTGGTCTAAATGTATTATTTCTCATTTGATAAAGTCGTGATTCTTCGATACTATTAACGAAATCTTGTCTTAACCAACATTTTTGATCATCACATAATGATTCTAATCTTTGTTCAAGTTGTGGTACTAATTCTAATTTATATTTTTGAGGATTTAATGCATCTAATTTAGGAGATAACTTAATTTGATCTGTTGGGTTAGCTTTATTCCATGCAACTGCAATTGCTATTAAATCATCTAAAGTATAACAACTACCAGCTGTAAATTTTTTACCTGGAGAGCATTTTTTATCTTTGTCTTCTGCAACCATTAATAAAATAGATAAAGAAAAATTAGTGGTGATAGTAGTATGAAATTATATTATTTTTTATACTAAATCAAAATTTTTAATATTGTCAATTTGTTTTTCGTTAAAAAAATCACATTGAGGTATATTATTTTTATATTTTCGTATTACTCCAATCAAATTAGCTTTATCATCCCATATACTATTATTATCATCCTTATAATATATCTTATCTTTGTATTTAAATTGGTCTAATATGATTTCTTTTTCTTTAGTTTTTTTGATTTCTGGAGATTCTTTATTTAAAAATTTCATATAAATATCTTTTTTATATTCTTCTAAAAAAGGATATTCAATAAGTAAATCATCAATGATTTTTTGTTTGGTATTAATAATATCTATCTGATGTTTTACTTTTAATTTATCAATTCTTTTAGAAACACTTTCAACCTTATTTTTAAACATTATTCTAGTAATTCTTTAATATTAATGTAAATACCTTTAAAATTTCAAATTTTTTGAAAAAATTGAATCACGTTTACATAGAGGCGATAATAATATTAGATATATATTATGACTAAAAGAAAGTTAACAATCAAAAAGACTAAAGAAATAGTAACAGAAAATTATCATGGTAAAATGTTTGAGAAACATGAATTACCATCTTTATTAGAAAATTTTAAAAAAATTACTAAAGATATTTATGATGAAGATAATATTAAAAAAAAATTAAAAAATTATTTGCATTATTCTAAAAAATATAATAGATATTCATTTAATATTAAAAAAGTAAATAAAGATACTGAATCAATTTCATTTGAAAGTAGAATAGTAAATACAATAAATTTTGATGATGAAGAGTCTTATTCAGATGAATATTTAGAATACAAATTTCCTGAAAATGAATCTTTCATATGTAATAAAAATAAATTTGGTCCTTTTGGTACACAATGGGTTCATGATAAACAATATGATGATAATTGGGATGAAGAACTTGAAAAACGTGCAAAACAATTTGATTTTTTAATAGCGATTGAATTACCCGAACAACGTACACCTGAATGGTTTAGAATGCGTGAGGGAAAAATTACAGCTAGTGATGGAGGTGTTGTTTTAGGAAAAAATAAATATGAACCTGAATATAAGTTTATTTTAAAAAAAACTATTGGAGCTCCTTTTAATAGTAATAAATTTTGTTATCATGGAAAGAAGTTAGAAGAACCTGCAACGATGGTATATGCTTATCGAATGAATGTAAGAGTAGATGAATTTGGTTTAATTGGTCATCCAACAATACCATTTTTAGGTGCAAGTCCAGATGGAATTTGTAATAAATTTAAATACGATAAAAAACATCGAAGTAAATATGTTGGTCGTATGTTAGAAATTAAATGTCCATTATCACGTTTTACATGGCAAAAAGAAGGTTTACCAATTACAGATTTAGATAATCCAGGAAATAAAGAAGTTATATGTCCATCTTATTATTGGATTCAAGTACAATTACAATTAGAATGTTGTGATTTAGAAGAATGTGATTTTTGGCAATGTAAAATTGGAGAATATGATTCAAAAAAAGAATTTATAGAAGATACAGATCCAAAAGAACCATTTAGATCTAAAACTTATAAACAAGAAAAGGGTTGTTTAATTCAACTATTACCATATTCATCAATACCAAAAATTAGACAAGGAGATTATTGGAATGAAGTTTATGATAAAGCAATATTCATATATCCAACTGAAATAGAAATGACTCCTAATGATTGTGATAAATGGGTTGAGAAAACATTAGCTAAATATTGGTTGGATGGAAAATATGATAGAAAAGATAAACCTAGAAAATATCGTGATTACTATTTTGATAAAGTTATATATTGGAGAATGGAAGATACAAAAAATGTAACTCTAAATCGTGATAGAGAATGGTTTAAACAAAATTATCCTAAATTTGAAAAAATGTGGAAGTATGTTGAAAAATTACGTGAAGATAGAGAAGCTTTAAATACATTAGTAAGATTTGTAAACTCCAGAACTTATAAAAGAAATGTTGAAATAATGAATGTTATTGATAGATTATGCAATAAAGATAAACCAGATTATAAAAAATGGTATGACGATTTAATTAAAAATATTGAAGAAATTGAAGTTAGAGATGAAGATCAACATGAACATATTGATAAAGACCGAGAACAAAATATTAAAAAAAGTAATTATGAATCAAAATTATTATCATTAAGTAAATTCTTTGATGATGATAAAGATAAAGTTGATTTAATAATTAAAAAAGTGTTGGATGACGATAAATATTCTGAATTACTAGAATTTATTGATAGTGTAAAAAATAGTGAATTAGAAAAAGAAGAAGCTGAAGTTGATGATATAAAACAAAAAAGTAATAAATTAAAAGAAGATTTTGATAAGTTTGAATTTAAAGATGATGATGATACATATGGTTTTAGCGATTAAATGTTTTTTTATAAAAAAATTGATTAATATTAATATTAATACATAACTAAGTATTAATAATAAACTCTAATATCAATGGCTCTTAATACAAATAATATTACTCTTATTCCTGATGATTGTGACTCAGATAATGAAGATGAGTCAACTTATTATCAAAATAAGAATACAACAAGTGTTAAAATTACTAAAAGTTCTTCTAAACCAATTGTTGAAAGTATAGTTGTGAAAAAAACTTTACCCAATGATATAAAAGTTAAATTAACTATTAATAAAAGTTTTAATGGTGAAATAACTAAGAGTGCTGAAGTTAGTAAAACTTTTCCTAAAGATTTAAATATAGATGCTACTGTTTCAAAATCTTCAAATAATACATCAGCTGGTGGTATTAATATTAGAAAAACTTTTCCAAAAGATCTATCAGTAAAAACATCAGTTTATAAAGATTTAGATGGTGTAATTACTGGAAGTGCTGAAGTTAATAAAACTTTTTCTAAAGATTTAAATATAGGTGCTACTGTTTCAAAATCTTCAAATAATACATCAACTGGTGGTATTAATATAAAGAAAACTTTTCCAAAAAATCTATCAGTAAAAACATCAGTTTATAAAGATTTAGATGGTGTAATTACTGGAAGTGCCGAAGTTAATAAAACTTTTCCGAAAAATATAAATATAGGTACCACTATTTCCAAATCATCTAATGGTGTAAAATCAGCGATGATGAATTTTTCTAAATCTACAAATAATAGTAATTTAAATGTTCATACAATCAATAATACATTTGGATATGGTGGCGGATTTTCTTTCAATATGAAGTTTTAAAAAAAATTGATTTATAAATACGTTGAATACATTATTATTAAGGGATTATAATCTTTATCTTTAATCCAAAATGGCTTCTAAGAAAACTGGTAATCTTAATGTTAGTGGTAGTACATTCAAACGATATGATAGTACAACACCTGAAACAAACCTACATGTAGGTATTGATAAAACATTTCATACACCGTCATCAGATGTAAAAATTTTTGGAGGTGTAGATACTAAAACAAGTTCTGATTCATTACAACGTTGTGTAACTAGTGGTGTAAGTGGAACATTTGGTAGAGATTCTGATACAAGTAGTTTTATTACTCATCAGAATCATCGGGGAGGAATTAATGTAACATCAACTGGAGCTAGTCATCGACTAAACGGTAATCATTCTATTAATGGAAGTATTGGAAAAGTTCATGGAGGTGGTCCAGTTCTTTTTGGAGCTGGTATTGGAGGTGGTTCAAATAGTCATTCTGGCCAGTATTCATATGGACTAAATTCAAATTATGGTGGAAATGGAAATTATGGAATCAATCTAAATTTTGGTTTCCGTATGTAATTGATAAAAAAAATTGATTTATTTATAGATTTAATCCTAAAGTATAAATAAATATATATAAACTTATGTCGGATCTAAGTTCAGATAGGAAAAAAGAATTCTGTATAATCACCGCAGGTAGTGTAGATTCTGGTAAAAGTACTTTAATGAGTGTTCTTGTATATGGTGATCTTGATGATGGAAAAGGAAAAGCTCGTGAGAAAATTGCTAAACATCAACATGAAAAAGATACAGGTCGTACATCAGATATTTCTCAAAGAGTATTAAAGATAAATGATAAGAAAGAAGTTACTTTTGTTGATCTATGTGGTCATGAAAAGTATCTAAAAACGACGATGTTTGGAATGCATGGATATTTTCCTGATTATGCGATTTTAGTTATCGCGGCGAATCGTGGTATTTTAAAAATGACCCGTGAACATCTAGGATTACTTCTATATATGGATATTCCAATTATAATTACTATTACACGTGAGGATATAGCACCTCAAAGTGAATATGATCGTACTGTAAAATCAATTAAAAGAATTTTGAAAAATTTTAATAAAAAGGTCATTTTTTTAAATGGAAAGAATAAGGAACAAAAATATGATTTAGAACAAGAAAATGAAAAAGTTAAAGAAATTGCGAATGAAATAGGTATTAATCATAACATTACACCAGTTATTACTATTAGTTCAAAAACTGGATATTATGTAGAACCATTAAGTAAATTAGTATCATATTTAAATCCTCGTAAGGATGAATGGATTAAGGATCATGAAACTGGGCGTTTTACTGGTTCTGTTTTCTATATAGATACAACATTTGCTGTAAAAGGTGTAGGTCTAGTATTATCTGGAATTTTAAAAGGAGATAAAATAAAGGTAGATGATGAAATTCTAATTGGTCCACATAATTCAGAATTTGTAAAAGCTAAAGTCAGAAGTATTCATAATAATACACACGAAGATGTAAAATATTTGGAGAATACCCAACGCGGATGTTTGGCAGTACGTATTATAGATAAAAAAGTAGAATTTGGTAGAAATCAAATTAAAAAAGGATGTATAGTAGTATCATCACAAAATCAACTAAAGAATATATGTTTTGAATTTTCAGCAGATATACAAATTTTACATCATTCAACAACTATTTCTGGGCGTTTTTGTTCTGTTATTCATTGTGGAGTAATTAAACAATCAGCTAGAATTATTCTTGAACGTGATCAAGTATTAAAAAATGGTGATAAAGCATCTGTAAAATTTCGCTTTTTACAGAGGCCGGAATTTATCGAAGTTGGTAATCAATTTAAATTTCGTGAAGGTAATACAAAAGGTACGGGGATTATTACTAATATTTTACCTATTAAATCAGATACTAGAGGCCCTGAACCTATTAAGAAGAGAAAAATTTATAAACATAAAAAGCCAAAAATAATTGGAATTTAATTTATTTTAAGAATAATATTGAAACAAAACATATTACCATAGTCTTGTAATCTATCAATCCAAATATTACCTCTCATGAGATTACATAAATATTTACTTATGATTAAACTAAAATGAAAATTTTCTTTTTTAACAGTCGAACAATCTCTATGAATTCCTAAAATAGTTCTCATCATATCATATTTTTCATCATTTTGATTAATACCAGTATCTCTTATTTTGAAAATCAAATTAATTTCATTATTTCTAGCTTTACAATATTCAAATGGTGATTCTTTACTATCTTCTAATGTATATTCTTTTACTTCTATTATTATACTACCTATATCAGTATTTTCATATGATATAGATAATAAACTTGCTAATACTTGTTGAATTCTTGTTTTATCTCCTATAATGTTCAAAGGTATTGAATCATTAATAATACTAGATATATTTATTTTTTTGGAATTTCTAAAACCTTTAATAAGTTTAACACTTTCATCAATACTATTTTTTAAATTAAAAGGTTTCATTTGTAATTTAGCATTATTTTTTTTTAAGTTATAAATATCAATAACATCATTAGCAAGTTCAACTATTTTAAGAGTAGAAATAGAAATATTTTTAATATATTTTTTTTGTTCTAACGATGTAACTGTTTTTTCTAAATAATTTATCAAACCTAAAATATTAGTTAATGGTTCTCTTAACCTTGATGATAAATTTTTTAATAGAGCCATTTCAAATACATATGATGAGTTTTTTTTTAAATTTACTATACGTGTTTCATAATAATAACCATCATCTAAATAAAATAATTTAATTCTTTTATTTTCATAGTTATTATATTGATCTTTATTAGTATCAAATAAATTATTATAACTATTTTTTAAATATGGATACTTTATAATGTAATCATTAAAATCGGAATTAATACAAACTTGATTATTATTATTTGAAAATATACAAGTTATTTTGTCATGTTGTTTATTCCAAACAACAATAGAAAAACTCATGTCTTTTAATATTTTCTCATATAACTCAACATTCATCTTTATAATTCTAAGGGTTATAAAAAAAATATTTTGGATGATAAAATTAAAAATTATGTATAAATCTATCTATCTGAAATTTATATTGATTTAACTCATTTTGATATTCTGAATCAGTATTTTGTCTTTCAATATTATCATCAATTTCTATATTTTCTATGTCTCCTAATATACTTGGTTTAAATATACTATGATCTTTTGTTGCTGTTAAATATTCATCTCTTATTTTTTTTTGTATTTCAGGAGCTTCTAATACTAAATCATCATATTCCTTTATTTTTTCTTGTAAAAATTCGTGATCATTTTCTCGTTGTAAAACTGGTAAAGTTAGTTGTTCCTGAATAGTATGATATATTCTAATAAAATTAAAGGATGATTGTAAATGTTTTTTACTTACTCCTTTATAATCACTATGATTTTGTACACCATTTATTATATTTAATAATAATGTTAAAAATAATTCTATTAATGTTAAAGTCAATTTTGAAGTTAAATTATTATTTGAATTAGTCTCTGTTAAAAGTAAAATTAAAGTTCCACTACTTAATAATGTTAATATAGCTGTTATTACAATTTGCATAACTCCAACCCAATAATCAATTCTTTTATAATATATAGATTCCTGTTCATGCATCCAACGATAACCCATACTTTTTTCACCAATCTTTTTTAATAAAATTTTAATGCGATAATTCCATGGTGTATTAAGAATTGTTGGTTGTTCTTTATTTGTTATACCCATTTCTATATCATTAACAACATCTGTTAAATTATTAGGTATTCTAGGAATTGTATCTTCTTCAGACATTTAGTATATTTATTTAATAATTAATATACTAATGTTTATTTTTCATTTTTTTTAAAGAATAATATTAACTTTCTTTGTATAAGTCATCATACGCATACGACAACAATACCTTTTTAAACCTAACTTATTTACTAATTCTATCTTTTTCTTTTCTTTTTGTTCATCATTTAAGTTTTTATCATTATGAATCTTATCAAGTCCTTTTTCATAAGGTATTTGTCGATTAGCTAGAATAGTACGACATCCGGGGCATTTAAAATACATCATGGTTATAATATGTAAAGAGATTATTATTTATATACTTTTAATAAATCAAATTTTCTTGTTAGATAGTATAACGATGGATGAATCACAATTTGTAGATGAAAGTGGAAAATTTAATATAAAAAAATTTAATAAAGATTTTGATGAATTCAAATTGAATAGGAGACTTGAAGCGAGAGAAAAAGAAAAATCAAAATTAGCTGAATTGGCTAAAAAACCTGAAGAGAAACCTTTTTATAAATATTCTATAGGTGAAACTTTTATTGCTACTAAAGATGTTTGGTTTGAATTATTAGATGATCTTCTACAAGGTAAATATAATGCTGAAACTTTCACTCAAGGATATAGACCATATTTTATAGGATTAACTTTAGTTGTTATTGGTATTATTATTATCCTATATCAATATCTATTTAATTTAGATGAAAAAAAACAAATAACACCTAAAATAAAATTATCATTAGATATGGAATAATAAAATTAAAATGGAGCAAATCCAGAGTAATCATAATTAGTCCCTAATAATTCGGATTTACGTAATAAAATATCTGATGGATCGGGATAATTAACATTACTTAAATCATAAGTAGAGTATATTTTATATTCGTGATCTTTTTTTGTTTCTAAAAGTTTTTTAAAAAGTTTTTTATTAATTGTGTAATTTTTTACCTTTTTAATAATATAATCAGAGTTTATAACAAATTTTCTAACATGATATTTTCCAGTATCAGGATCTGCAAAATGACAAACTTGATAAAAGTTTTTATTACCATCTTTACTTAATGAACAACTATTATTTGTATCAAAATCGTGCATTTATATAAGACTTGTATAGATAAAAATTTTTAATATATATCGTAAGTAACATCGCCAACAATATTTGTATAGTGATTAACTGGTCTTGGTCCTGTATTAATTAAACCTCTTGTAGAATCATAACCTTTTTTATAAATATCTTTCTTATATATATCGTACATTTCATCAAGATATCTTCTTAATATTTCATCTAATTGTTTACATGATCTATCTAATTTATTTGTAACAATTTTATTAACTTCTAATTTAAATATCATAGAGTGTAATGCATTAATAGCATTTTGTTTTTTATTTTCAGCAATATCATAGTATTTTTCAGGAGTTTCAACCCCTGATTTTTTAACATATTCATATACCTTTAAAAAATTATCAACATTATCAATAACCTCTTCATAAACTGGTGGATTAAATGGATAAAAATCCTGAATTGAAAAAAAGAAATCTACAATATCATAATATGGTTCAAAATTTTTTGGTATAGGTTTTATTGTATTTAATTTAAGTTCATGTTGTGTTTTTAAAGTTTCAGATTTTGTAACCCTTTTATCTTCTAAATATAATATAATAGTAACAGCAATAAATATAGCTAAAATTACATTAAGTCTAATATCGATACTACCTATTAAGAAAATACTAGAAATAATAACTGCGATATACTTAAATAAAGTTTCCCCTTCTAATTTCTCTATCGCATTATATAACTTCATTATTATAGATCTATAAAAAATTTGATCAATAAAACTTCTACACTTAAACCTATATAATTAACTAAGTATATATGGAGATCAATATTGAAAAGATAAAAACTAATCTAAAGAAACAAAAATTTGAGAATGAATTAGAATATTTAACTAAAGAAGGTTTCTCAGAAGATCGTATTAAAAAATTAAAAAGAATTTTAGAAAATTTATCTGAAACTTCCAAAACTACTACAAAAAAAAGTAGTATGGATAAATTTATTGAAGAAATTGAAAAATACGCATTTAGAAAAAAATGGAATAGACTTTCTGAAAGTCATAAACTTGTAAAAATTAAGGAATTTTGTAATGAAACTTTTGAAACTGATGTAGAGAAAGGTGAAAAATACAAAATGTTAGAAAAAATGGTTTTTGAAAATAAACTAAAAACACAAAAACAAGTAGATTACGACCCTCAAGACGAAAAAATAATTGAAATTTATTGCTTAAACGATTAATACAAATAACCAAACAATAGAAATGAATAAATATAATAATCTTCAAACATTCGAATCAATATCATCATTACAAAACAATTGTAAAAAAAATGATATTTTAGTAGAGATGATTCATCATGATTTAAATAAAATGACAAGTGAAGAGATGAAACGAATATTATCAAAATGTTATGATGATATTTATTATAAACGTGAGTTATTACGATATGAATTTTTTAATCGATCAACAACTCCTGAAAAACTCGAATTTAAGGATTTTATCAAACAGACAAAAAATATATTATCAAGATATCATCATATTGTAGGTGGTTTTTTAATAGAAGATCGTGAATGGAGATTTTATGATGCGACATCAACAGATTATAATTTAGATAACGATGAAGTTTATTTTGAAAATACAATTGATAGAACTGATGATCAAGATAGAAATACATTATTGTATTTAGAAAGACTTATTGAGATAATTAATATGATAGCTACGAATATAAAAGTTAGATATAAAATTAAACATCGAGATCAACTTTCATGGATAGTAATAAGAGCAAAAAATAATTCAAAAAAAGATAATGATACTAATAATATAGAAATTTCTTTATAAAAAAATTTGAAAAAATTAGATCTTCCTGATTAATGATATTTATCATATTTAATCAAGATGAATTGTAGGTTCTACAAAAATAAATTCCCTAAAAAAGATGACTATGTTAAAGTTAGAATTACAAGTGAAGATATTGATTGTCATGGATATCATGCAGAATTACTAGAATACAATAATATTGAAGCATTTATGCCATTGAGTCATATTTCCAAAAAAAGACGTATTCGTTCAAAAAAACAGTTAGTAGATATTGATAAAATTATGTTTTTACAAGTAATTGAAGTTGATAAAGAAAAAGGTTATATTGATCTTTCTAAAAAACATATTGATGAAGATTTAGAAGGACAAGCAGAAATTGACTTTGATTATTCTCAAAAGTTATTGGAATTAGCTTATAGCATATATATTTTATATCGTCATTATCTTAATGAAAAAGAATCTACTTTTGATGATAAAAATTTAAAAGAAACTGTAATAAATGAAACAATATGGAATTTATATGATACTTTCAAACGTGTAAATTATAAAGAATTATATGAAGATATTCTTGATAATATAGATAAACTATGGATTGATTATTTTAATGAAACAATTTTTGATGAAGTATTTAAAACTCGATGTCTTAAAACTTTAACTAATCGTATGAAAGTTGATGAAACTGTTTTAGAATATGTTTTCTCGATTTATTGTCTTGAAGAAGATGCTGTTACTACTTTAAAAGATATTCTAAATGTTGAACATGATAAAATTAGTCTTACTATTAATTCACCACCAAAATATCGTATCGTATCATCAGGGTTAATAATTGAAGATGTAAAAGAAAGAATAAATAAATTTGTAAAAGAAATTGAAGAAAGATCAAATAAATATAATGTTAAAACTAACTTTACAAAAGAAATTGAAATTTTCAAAAAAGGTAAAGTACATTTTAATAAATTTTCTAATTACCATCTTAACAAACCTGATTGTTTTTCTTCTTGATTTTTTTATTTTTAATTTTATAATCTAATTTTACTCCTTTACTCGTATCTTTATATCCTAATATTTTAATTTCATCATTATGTACTGCATCATGGCATTTTTTACATAATACAGATAAATTAGCTTGAGAATTTTTTCTTAGATGAGGTTTATTTTTAACAAATCCTTTTTCACAATCTTTTTGAAAGTTAATATGATGAGTATCTAAATAATTAACTAAATCTCCTTGTTTATTCATTTTTTTATCACATATTTGACATTTATTTAAATAAACTTTAGAATTGTATTTACTTTTTTTTTCTGTTAATATCTCATTTTTTTCACCTTCTAAATCTTCACATATAGAATTTGCAAGTTTTACAAAATCATTATCTTGAATTATAAAACGAGCTACTGTTAATCCATATATATCAGGACCCTGACCTTCTTTAAGAATTCTATCAAATACTAATGAATCACTTTCTTCATCATAACTTACTGTTAGATGATATGGTAAAACATTACCTAATGCTTTAATTTTATCCATTTTAGCAATTTTATGTAAATGTGTAGCAAAAATGAAACTACTTTTACTTTCTGATAATTTTATAATTGTCGCCGCAACAATTGCATTACCACTAATTTGTTCAGTACCTCGACAAACTTCATCACCAATAACTAATGTTTTTTGACCAACTCTTTTTAAAATAGCTCTTAATTCTGTCATTTCTAAAGCAAATGAACTTAATCCTTTGAATATATTATCATTTCCTGTAATTCGTGCAAATAATGAATGATAAGGTGAGAATTCATATTTAGTAGCAGGAACAAATAACCCACATTGTGCGAGAATTACACTTAAACCGATTGATTTCATATTCGTACTTTTACCACTACTATTAATACCATGTAATAATATACCATCTAAACCATCAATACCAAGATGAATATTAACAGGAACATATTCTTTATCTTCATGAATTCGTTCAACTATGGGATGTCTTAAGTTTTCAGCTTTTATATAAGCTTTTTCATTAGAAACAATTTTAGGTTTAGTATAGTTATATAGAATCGCAACTTTAGCACCTGATTTTAGAAAATCTAATTCAGATATTAAGTTTGAAACTTCTTGAAACATAGATGAATATTTATCATTTAATTTACTTAGAATTTCTAAATATTTTTCCTTTACATATTCTTTTATTTTATTTCTAAAATCAACAGTTTTTGTAGAAGTTTCACATAATTTATCACAAGTAATATTATATCCACTTTTAGGTAATTTTTTAAATACTAATTCTTTAGGTTCCAAACTTATTTTATCAGTAATTTTAATATTTTTCAATTTAGCAATATTTTTTTTTAAACTATCACCTCTTTTATTGGTAGTTGATAAATAATAACCGTCCCTATCATTCTTTTTAAGTTGTAATTTAATATCATCAGTTTTTTTATCATCAATATATGAAGATAATGCACAACTAATATTTTTTAAAAATAACATATTATCTTCAATACTATCCTGAATTTTATCAACATTTTTATCAATACCTTTTCTTAAAAACGAATCTTCAATATCATTTAAATAAAATAATTTCATAATATCCATATCGAAATATTTTTCACATTCTTTAATAAATTTATTAATATCACTAATAAGTTGTTTATTTTTAATTAATTTTTTAGTATTCGAATTTTTATTAATAATTTTTAAAACATTTGCAATATTTTGGTAACTTGAATAAAAGTTTTCAAACTCTTGGGGATGTAACATATTTAATGTTAATTTTCTACCTAATCTTTCAATATCTGTTATTTGTTGTAAATTTTTTTCAATATCTTCTAATAATTTATTTTTATTAATGAAAGTTTCAATAATCTCGTATCTTAAATTAATTTCATTTATTGAAGTTAATGGTGCTATCAGATTTTCACGTAAATATCGTCTACCCATCGCTGTTGATGTTTTATTTATTACATCAAATAATGATCTAAATCGTTGATTAGTTTCTAAAGTTTTATTTTCAAGAACATTTAATTGAAAAACTGCATTATTACCTAAAATAAGATGTTGATTATTTTCAAAACTTACTGGTCTTGGTAGATTATTAACAATTTTTGGGTTATGTTCAATAGCAAAATTTAATAATAATACATAACTTAGTCTTGCATATGAAGTTCTCTCCATATCAATATATTCAATTCCACTCATCATTCCACGATTTACAAATATAGTTTCAAAGAATTTATCTTGATATGAAATTTTTTTATATTCCTTTTTTACTTTATCCACAAAATGATAATTTTTATTTTCAAGTTCTAAATATGCTAATAATTTATCTTGTTTCATTTTTGTATTAGGATCTTCAATACGATGAATAATAATTTCATTAGGATTATTACTATTAACAAATCGTACAGTTTCATCTAAAGCATATTTTTCATCACCATTAATAGAGTAAACTTCGTAAAATTGACTTTTACCAGTTGTTAAATCTATCATACTCATACCAATCGCTATTAAAATTTTTCCACTTGGTTGTAATTCATCTTCAATATATAATGAAACGACATTATTTGAGTCTGGTGATTTAGTTTCTTCAATATATGTTCCTGGAGAGATAATTTCAGTAACTTCACGTTTAGGATTTGGAGGAGGTGAAACCTGATCAATTACTATTATTGTAAATCCATTCTCAAGTAATATTTTAACATGTTTTTGTTTAGATACAGCAGGGAAACCTACCATATAAGGATTACCAACACTTATTTTATCACCATTTTTACTATTTTTTCTAGCTAATTTAGCATTTAATATTTCAGCAAGTTTTCCTAAATCAAATCCTAAATTATCAGTTCCATACGCTTCATAAAAACTTCCTACTCTTATTAAAACAATTGTCTTACCAATACCATATTTTTTCTCGAAATATTCTTGTTCACAAAAATATTCTTCATGTAAAGTTTTCTTATTGAAACGACCAAATTTCATTACTAATATAAATTATTTATTATTTTATGTGTTTAAGATGGTCGATAATTATATATTTTTAAAATATAAATAAGATGAATATACCTCTTTTCGTTTTAGATTTTATAATTTTGTTACCAATAACTTTAATACGATTATTTATAATTTATTTATATGGTTCAAGATATAATATTGATGAATTAAGATTTCTAGATGTAATGATGCATTCTGAAAATAAATTTTTTAATGGTGAAATAGAAGTAGTAGATACAATTCGTGATCAAACGGTAAGTTTCAAATCTCAAGATCAAATTGTAAGAAATCAAAATAATATTAAAATATTTTCAAAAGATACCGATACAATTTCTAATATAAAATCTAATAAATTCAAGATAAAAGAAACCAATATAAAAGAAGATATTGAAAAAATAAAAAATAGTTTAGATTCAATTTCTGATAATTCGGATAATAATCAACAAACTATCAAATTAGAAAATATAGAAACTTCACAAGAAGATAAAACAATAGATTTTTTATTTACAGAACAGAATTAGAAAATATTTGATAAATTTTATCAAGTGATACGATATTATTAGATAAATTTTTAAATCGATCATATCTATTACTATCTTCAAAGGGATGATTTAGTATTCCCCATGAATTTCTAAACTTTAAAACTTTAATCATATTATCAGGAACACAATCATGTGATATACCTGTAAAAACATTTTTATTATCATTTGAAGTAGTCAATCTAGAATAAAATATTGCAGGTTTTTGGTATCTTGACCTGAATATTTTAAATTTATCACAATCATAATTAATAAACTTTCCTCCAGCAAATGATATATATTTATTGATATTTAATTCTAAATTTTTATTAAGATATTTTTTAAGAACTTTATTAATATTTTTATTTATAATATCATCATCATCAAGTCTAGTATATAATTTATACTTTTTATTAGAATCCATATATTGTTCTAACCAATTAACACTTCCTATAAAATCATTATAATTCCATTTATGAAGATATATATAATTATAATTTGAAGTTAAGTTTATTAGTTTATTCTTCCATTTTTGTGGTAAATTTTCATCATAAACAATTATAACTTTAAAGTCATGTAAACTCTGATTTATAATACCCCATAAACAAAATTTTTCAAATAAGTAAAATCTATTTTTTAATCTTTCATCAGAAAATAGATTTTTTTCATTTAATCCAGAATTTTTTATTTTAACTGAAAATCTAATAATAATTAAATGTTCCAAATTATTCATTATATATAAATTTCATAAATTTTTTCTAAAGTTATTTCTTCCATTTTTTTTTTTAGAATATCTATAGTATCTATTATCATTTTCAAATTCATGATTCAAAATACCCCAACAATTTGGAAGTTTTAATATTCGAACTTTTTTATTAATACTATCATGTTCTACATTATAAATATTTTTATCAAAATCCGATTTAGTAATATAAGATAAAAATATTCCTGCAGTTTTATATCTAGATGGAAAAATTTTATAATTATCATTTGTATTTTGAATAAATCTTCCACCTCTAAAACTTATACATTGATCGACTAATTTTCTAATAAGTTTAACTTTTATATAATCTTTAAAAACTTGATTTATATTTTTATTTATAATATCATCATCGTCTAATCTTGTAGTTATCAAAAATCTACATTCTTCACAATATTTTCGTAACCAATTATTATTATTTAATCTATCTTCTAAATTCCATTCATGTATTATAATATATTCATATGAAGATACTAATGATTCTATTTTATTTTTATATATTTCTGGTAAATTTTTATCAACTAAAAGTATTACTTTAAAATCTTTTAGAGTTTGATTTATAATACCTTTTAAACAAAATTTTTCAAATAATTCTAATCTTTTTTCAAGTCTTAATGGTTCAAAAAGTTTATTTTTTTTATTTTGAAATTCCCATCGTTCTTCAAACTTTACCGAAAATCTTATTAATATCAAATGTTCAAACAACTTCATTTATTATTATATTTTTATTTTTATTAATAAAATTATTCTTAAAAATAGTTTTCATATTTATTTCTTTATTTCTCTTTTAATTAATTCTTTTAATGCTTTACCAAAGAATTCTTTTAAGTAAATAGTTTTTTTAGGTAAATCATACCAATTTGTAGAAGACCCGTCAACAAATCTCTTTAAAATTTTCTTAACTATTCTCACACTTAAAATATTTTTTTCAATAAATGCAATTTTCTTATCTTTATCAGATTCAGAATCTTTATCAACTGTAGTTTCTTTATAATCATCAAGACTTTTAATAAGTTGAGCCTTACCATCTTTAATTACAAAGAAATTTAAAACTTCTTGTAAATCTTTGTATAGATATTTATCCAAAATTTTATAAAAGAAATATTTAGCCATTCTTTCATGAACTTCAGGATCTGCATTTAAATTTTTATAAACTGAAAAACTTGGATTGGTGTAACTGAAATTCACAGATGGGATAAATACTTCTGATGAAGATGTAGGATCTGCAAATAATACACTATCAGAATCTAAATAAACATTTGGTGAACTTACAATTATTTCACTACTAGGTGTTAATAAAACATCATTTACTGGTGATACTAAAATTGTATCTGTGGAAGATGATGATACCGTATCATAAATATATGTAGGATATACTATTTCACTTGTGGTTAGTACTGGACTGACTGAACTTACGTAAATATCCGTAACCATTTACTAATTTATATATATTAAATAATAAAAAAATTATATACTTTTTAAAACTTTAACCTCTATATATTTTATAAATTCATTAATTATATTATTTAAATGAAAATTAATCGATTCCCAATTTTTTACATTTGTATCTTTATATTTAAATAAAAATTTTCCTAAATTATTACTATTTATTAATTTTCTATCTAAATATTCTTTTAATTCTTTATCATCAACTTCACTTTTATTTTTTTCAGAACTTAATATTATCTTATCATTTTTTTTTGAAATATATTTACCTATTTTAGAAATTATATCTTTAAATTTATATTCTCTTATTAATTTTAAATGAGTATTAATTAATCGTTCATCTAATAAATCAACTTCTAATCCATAAGATAACCATGCACAATTTAATATTCTTTCTATAGTCCGATATGAAGTAAATTCATTTTCATTAACCCATTGTATAGCATCTTCAAATGAAAATATATTATAATGAATTTTTAAAAATATTTTATGATTAAAATTATAAGTTGGTAAAATTATATCATATGATATATCACTAACTTTATTATCATTATTTTTAATAGTTGCTTTTGTACAATAATCGATATCTAACATTGTTTCTGTTCCAGTTTTTGCATCAATATATGGATAAGGATCAGTTGCACAAAAAGGTCCTTCATTTGAATTAATCCAATTTAATGATACTGGATGAATTGTATATGTTCCTTTTTCATAACAATGTGTAATACATTGTCTATTATTTACACTTTTAGGAAGTTTCTGTTTTATATCTTCCATTTTAATATATAAATATAAAAAAATTATAATAATAAATCTTCATTATTAATTTGACCAGTGAATTTTAATTTTTCTTGAAGTCTTTCAGATATAACTTGTTCACAACTATTCGCAGAAAATACAATTCTTTGTAAAACAGGAGTTTTTGCACCTGATCTATAAGCTCTTCCTAAAGCTTGTGTTAAATCAACACTTGAAAAAGAAGGAGATATTAATGTAGCTCTAGGATGATTGCCATGTATATCATGTAAATTAATACTTTGAGATCCTGTTTTCATAATACATATAATTATTTTTTCTGTATTATTTTGAAAGTTTTCGATATTATTTTCTCTTTCTTTCAAAGTTTGAATACCATTAATTAGACAATTAGTATTTAATGATTTTGATAATTCAAACATTGTTTTAATAAAGTTTACAAATATAATGACACTTTTACCTTCATCTAAAAATCCCTTTGCAAGTTCTGTAAATATTGGAACTTTATAACGTTCAATTTTCATACGTACTTTTGTTATTTTTGCTAAAATACGACCTCTATCTTCTTTATTTACTTTACTACTTACTAATAATTTTAATTTTTTATCAACATATTTAAATAATGTATCTATCTCTTTCTCAATTTCATTATTAATATTATATGATTTTGCACTTACTTGATTTTTTGGAAAAGCATCTTTAAGATCTGCTATAACCATACGTGAACCAAATTCAGGATAAATATATGAATTTAAAGTTTTTTTATTTCTCATTACACTTTCAATCCAACTTTTTGCTTTTCTTATAGATTTATAGAAATCTAATAAATAACCAAATATGTGAAATGACTCTAATGTATCTGCTAAAGTTGCACTTAATAATAATACTTTTGATACATCTTTAACACTTAATAATAATTTACCATTTGATGTATTTTTATTTTTACATTTATGAACTTCATCAAAAATTAGTAATGCATTTTTAGGTAGATTCCATTTATATTCATTTTTATTTTTTACTTCTAAAAATTTACAATCTTCTCTTTCAATATTATCTTTATTTTTATAAACTTTACCATTTTTAATAGTTTCATAATTTACAATGTGATAGGGTTTTACTTCAAAAAAATCTGCAACTTTCGCCCATGAATACATAACACTTTTAGGACAAATAATAAATGGTCTTAAATTTAATTGAGAACATACAGCTAATGCAGAATAAGTTTTTCCAGTTCCAGTATCAGAACCATCTATAATTACGTTATGATTGTTTAATGATGTGATTAAATTAAATACATGTAAATATTGATAATCTAAAAGAGATGAATTAACTTTATCTTTTAATTCAATATTCAAAAAACTATCAATCATATCATTATCAATAAAATTATCAATTCTACGGTTTATCTTGTTAAAGTCCATTAATTTGTATATATTATTATTAATGATATGTTACAATTTTTATATCAAGTTTTTTTTCTAGATTTATAATAAGTTAAAATGGAGAAAAATAAACTCTATGAAGAATTTTTTTATAATGAATTAAAAATACTTTTAGATAGGGAATTCCCTATTTTAAATACTACAGAAAGAGATTTATTATTTGATTATTTGAAAGATATAATTTTTTTTATTATAATAAGATTTTCAATATTAACATCAAATATACCTATATTTTTTAATCAATTACGATTAAATAATTATAGAGATGTAATAGGGATTTTAAATTTACTATTACCTTATATTGATGATCCACATGGTGATGCTAAAAAGCAAATTAAAAATTTAAATGATATTTATGTTAGTAAAAAATCGAATGGAGAATATAAATTTAGTAATATACAATTTGGAAGAATAAATAGAAATACTAAGGAAGAGATTAGATTTAATAGAAAACATTTAGAAGACTCTTATAAATTATTAAAATTAACTATTAATTCAGTATCACATAAATTATTCGTTAATTGGATTAATATAATTCCATACAGTATCGATACATACAAAAATACATCATTATATACTTTTACAAAATATTTTATAGATAATAATAAAATTAGTGATTTCAATCCAAATGTAAAAGAATATATATATGGAGGACTATCAATAGAAACAATATATGATACAATTTCAAATGATCTTTACGAAAATATAAAAGATATTAAATGGTTAATTTTTGAAATAAATATTGAGAAAGAAAATAAAATCCGTCAAGTTCCATTTATAGTTATTTTGAATTCTATATTTAAACTTGATAATTTAGAACAATCATATGATGAACTTGAAATAGATAAACAACGTGAATTAAATGAATTATGGATGGATTTGATAAAACGTTCAAAAACTTCTTTAGGAATTCCAAGTTTAAAGTTAAAAAATTCTGATTTAGTGAGAGTATTAAAGTCAATAATAATATTTTTTAATAGATTTTATAAAAATATAAACCAAATTGAAGATTATATTGATTTGGATGATGACGATGACGATAATAATGATGATGAATTAGAAGAAGAATCAATTGGTAAATTTGATATTAATTCAGGAGCATTAGCAAAAACATTAGAAAGTTTACCAACATTTGAACATATTTATAATTTTATTCGTGATTCTGTAGATGAATTTAAATCAACATGGTATTACCATAAATTAGTTAAAAATGAAAAAATTCCAAATTTAAATGAATTTAATCCACAAATAATTAATAATAAAATAATTACTGTTACATTAAAAAATATTTATAATTATTCAAAGAGTATTGTAAATGATATTATTGATAATGGTTCAACTACATTTTTAGAAAGACAACCTAAATTTTATCGTTCTCTAAATAAGATTGATAGAGAATTTATAATTGAAAAAATAACTATAGGAAATACCAAAACAAAAGAAGTTGATGATAATTTTTTAGGAAATAAAGCGATGAGTTTTTTTAATATTTCTAGATATGCAAGAAATTTAGGCTATGTTACCAAACCAGAATTAACAGATTATCATGGTAAATTAATTAGAGTAATAAAAGATAATATAGTTGATATAGTTTGCGAAAGTTTGATATATAGAGGTGTTTTAAATGAATTCATTCCAAATTCCGATATTTTAAGACCTGAAAAAAATAAATCTATTAAACAAAAATTAAATGAAAAATATTTTAAAAATCCTCAAATTATTCAATCCCAATTTGCTAATAGTTATTATTTTTTATCAGGAAAAAAATATATAGATACAATAACAGATGGACAATCATATTTTGATATAATGAAAAATGATCGTCAATCATGGTTTACAACATATGCGATGGATTGGATATCTCAAATAGGTTTTTTTCATCATTACTACAATAATAGAATGATTATGGTTACAGGTTCTACAGGTGTTGGTAAAAGTACTCAGATACCTAAATTATTATTATATGGTTTAAAAATGGTTGATTATAAAAATATAGGTAAAGTAATTGTAACTATGCCTAGAAAGCCTCCAACTGAAAATGGTGCTATTAGAGTAAGTAGTGAATTAGGTCTACCTATTAGAAATACTAATGATGAACCAACAAATAACTATTCTGTACAATTTAAACATCAATCGAAAAACCATATATCTAAAACAGATAAATTAAGTGTAAAATTTGTAACAGATGGAACACTTTTACAAGAATTAAAAAATCCATTATTAAAAAGATTACGAAGAGGTAAATTTTCAAATAAAAATATATATGATGTAGTTGTAGTTGATGAAGCACATGAACATAATACTAATATGGATTTAATTTTAACATTAATGCGATATACATCTTATTATAATAATGATATTAAACTTGTAATTGTAAGTGCAACTATGGAGGAAGATGAACCAACATATAGAAGATATTACCGTGATATTGATGATAACCGTATGTTTCCATTAAATCATTTAATAAAAGAAGAAAATTTAAATAGAATTAATATTGATAGAAGATTACATATTTCACCTCCTGGACAGTCTACACGTTTTAGAATCGATGAAAAATATGTTCATGATGCGAAAGTTATAGATATTATCAAAGAAATTATAAATACAACATATGAAGGTGATATATTATTATTTGAACCCGGACAAAGAGAAATTAAGGAAAGAGTTGAGGAAATAAATCGTATAATTCCTAGAAGTGATGTTATAGCATTACCTTATTATGGTAGTATGATAGATGAAAAAAGAAATTTTATTGAATCTCTTTCTAAAGAATCTAAATTTGATTTAAGACTTAATAAAAGAATACCTTATGATGCAGCAGATGGAGAGGATGAGAAATTTGTACCAAGTGGAACCTATAAAAGAGTTATAATAGTAGGAACTAATGTAGCAGAAGCTTCGTTAACATTAGGTACATTAAAATTTGTAGTTGAAACTGGATCACAAAAAGTATCAAAATATGATTATAGATCTGGAAGTTCTAAAATTGAACTACAATCTATATCTGAATCATCTAGAATGCAACGTAGAGGTCGTGTTGGTAGAGTTTCTGATGGTATGGTTTATTATATGTATAAAGAAGGTGATATGGCAAAAAATAAAACAGCTTACAATATTTCTTTAGATAATATTACAGATGTATTATTTAGTTTATTTAAAAATGAATTAGATGAAGAAGAATTGATAACAACTGATCCAAATAATCCAAAAAATAAAATAAGAAAAGGTAATTTAAGAAAATTATTCAAAAATGGTATAGATAGAATGATTCGTGATCAATATTTTATAAATGACGAATATTATGATTACTTTGGTAATGAACAAATTAATTCACCACCTGATTATTATAAAACAGGATATGATTATAAAACTTTAACAGATGAAAATGGTGAATTCTATATAATTCATCCAAATGAACTATGTTTTGATAGAAATATTTTTGGTGAGATAATAAATAAAGAAGAATGTAAAAGTGATAAAATGATTTCATTCTGGAAAAATATGCAAGATAGTTTATTAGTAATTAGAACATTAGATAACAATATGATGAAAACTAAATATGGTATCAAACTAAGTATATTATTAGGATCTATAATGAAAAACTTTACATTATCTATAAATCTCGCAACATCAATCATCTTTTCTAAAATTAATGGAATCTATGATATGATGCTTTTATTTATTGCAGGTATTACAACTAATGTTAATATAAATACATATGCAAGTACTTATTTAACATCTAAAGGACAATTTAGAACAAAATTAGATAAATTACAAGAAGTTTACAATACAACATCAGATTTCATGACAATAGTTAAAATAGGTGAATTATTATTAAGATATTTAAAAATAAAAACAAAAAACAAATTAGGAATCGAAGTAGTGGATGAGCATTCTAAAGATATTTCTAAATATGCTCAACAAAATTATTTAAATGACATTAATTCTATATCGTTATTAAAAAATTATATTATACTAAAAAATGCTATTGAAAATGAAGATTATAGTTGGTTTGAATCTAATTTATCACAATTTAAAATAAGAATAAATAATAAAGAATTATTACTATCATGTTGTATATTACAAGGAGATGCTAAAAATCTAGTAAAACATTTGACAGGAAATTATTATCTTCAAGTTAGAAATCCATCTTTAGATAATATTGTTAGTATTCAAAAAATTAATCCTAATGTTAATATTTTATCTACTACAGTTAAAAAGGATTATATTGGTCAATATTTAGTATTTTTCAGTAGAGTTGATATTGAAACTATAAGTTTAGTAGGATATATAGAACCAGAACTAATACAATTATCATCATTTGGTTTATATAATCCTTCTTTATTTAATTCTTCAGTATATAATTCAAATTTAGGAGAACTTTTAGTAATAGATATATTAAAAAAAATAAAATTAAATGAATTATCAGATAATGAATTTGTGTCTCGCATCACTTCAAAATATAAACAAACATTAATAAATATAAAAAATAGTATGACTAATGCATTTAATCCTAGTATTTGGGAAAAAATAGGTAAGATAGAAGGATCCAAAATATTTAAAAAAACAGTAAAAGATCGTATGAATGAATAGATTAGAATAATAAAAGGTGGGGGTAATAGAATTAATCTAACTAGATTTGAAAGAAATATTTTAAAAAAATTGAAGTTTTGACATGATACGCTTTGAATAATCATCTTAAAAATCATGCGATCATCGCTTGTCATAATATCTGCATCATATATTGATGATGATATTATAAAATATAAATTAAGTAAAGGTTTATTAATAAACTTGAATAGTAGACCATATATATTAACTTGTTATCACGGTCTTACAAAAAAAATAAAAATAAGAACTCCAGAATATGATAAAAATTTAAAATATGAAAGAATAACTCATTTTGAAGAATTTGATTTAAGTTTTATAGAATTAAAAGATTTATCATTATTAGATCTATGTCAAAATTTAGATATTTTTTATGATTATGAAAAAGATCAAAATTACAAATTAACAGGTATTAATCCTAATATGAAACAATACAATTATAAATTAAAAGATGGTGAATATTCACTTCAAAAAATTTTAATGAATTATCCGAAGTTTCCATTTTTAAAGTTTGAATTAGAAAGTAGTGTTGAAGAAAAACAAGGTTTGAGTGGTAGTTTTGTTATTAATGAAGATGATCATATATTTGGATTTTTATCATATGAGAAGAATTCATATTTATATATTATTCCATGTAAAATTATATTAAGATGTATTAAAGAGTTTATTAAATATAATAAATCAAATGGTATATGTACTATTATATCTGATTCTAAAGTTGTATATTCGAAAGTTGAAGATTATTATGGTTTATTATTAATTGATACATTTAAAATTAATCATAATAGAAATACATCAACAAATTTAAACTTATTAAAAAATAATGATATTATCAAGAAAGTTGGTGAAAAAGAATTTGATAAAAAAGGAATGATAGATAACTTACCTTTTGAAACTTATATAGCGATGAATTATATTATAGGTGATGTTATTAAACTTGAAATAGTACGTAAAAAAAATGATTCATATGTTATTAGTAATATTAAACTTAATACACGACCTCTAAAATCTATATTATTCATAAATAATGATTTTGGTTCATATGTTTCTTATCAAAAATTTACATTTAAAAGATTAACATTTGATGATATTAAAAAATTTAATGTAATTCCTGAATATATAAAAAAATACATATATAAAACACCATTTAGAGATGATACAAATAATTATTTAATAATATGTATCACGAATAATTTAATATTAACAAAATTCAATTCAAAAAATGTTAAAAGTTTAGATAGTTTAAAAGAATTAATAAGTAGTAATTCATCTAATGCTATAAATACATTAGAAATGGTAAATGAAAATAATAAAAATTTTAAATTTGATTTATAAAATATATATCAATTATATAAATATGAGTTTAGATCCTACTGTATGGGGACCAAAAGCATGGTTCTTTTTTCATTCTGTTACTTTAGCATATCCTGAATGTCCGACAAAGGAAGATAAAATTAAAATAAAAAACTTTTTTTCTTCATTGGATTATGTATTACCATGTCAAAAATGTAGGAATAATTTTTGCAAACATATTGATAAATATCCTTTAACTGATGATATTTTAGATGATAAAGAAAAATTAGTTAAATGGTTATTAGAAATCCATAATGAAGTTAATCGTTGTACAGGGAAACCAGAACAATCATATGAGGATTTTATAAAAGAATATAAAGGTGAATATAATAAAAAAAATAAAAATTACCATTATATTTTATTAATAGTTTTAATACTTATTTTGGTTGTATTATTTATTTATTTTTTAAGATCTAAAATTAATTCAGATAATGCACTAATGATATGAGAAATTTGTTCATTGGTATAGTTATCATTAATATAATCATTAATATTAATATTACCTTTGCTTAATATTTCATTTCTTAATTCTAAAATATCTTGAGAATAATTTCTTATCATATTTTTGAAAGATATATTTTGTAATTTTATTTGTGATATTATACTATTTACTAATTTTTTTCTATCTATATCAGGATATTTTATTCTTATATCAACATACCACACTGCCCATAATGCACAAAAACCTCCAGGATCACCTATTTTTTTACAACCAGATTCATATATATCGAACATTTGAAATCCAATTTTTGGTAAAAATTCTTTAGGAGGTACATAACGAATATTTTCATCTAGTTCCTCAAATTTTTGTTTTAAAACTAAATCTAAAGTTATTGGATCATAATCAAATTTATATGGTTTAGAAGATCCGTGAGGCTCAAATCGTTCTATTTCATTCTTTTTTTTATCATATATTAAATAATTAGCATGAGATCCTTTTCTTAATTCAATACCAAGAGGAATAATAATAAATCTAGAATCACTTCTTTTACAATTTTTAAATTCACTAATAAATTCATTAGGGAAATGTATTTTTTTATATAACCATATTATTTCAAAATTTAAGAAATCACATTGTTTACCTGAAGATATACCTAATGATTTATATTGAGAACATAATTCAGGATTTTTTATAAAGTTTGTTGTTAATGTTGAACATGTATTTTCATGTTTTCTTAAAATATAAAGTAATCCAACTAAAACATCTAATGTAGTCCCTGTATAAGTACAGAATTCTAATGTTTTACCTTCATTAACCAATAAACAAATTGAGTTTCTTTCAATTGGATATGATTTAGATTCACATTCTTTATCACAAGTTTTAATTAATTTTTTAAGCTTATTCATAATTATATTTTCACATAAATCTTTACTTTTATCAGTATTTTTTGAAATTAATTTTTTAATTTTATTCATTTTTTCATCTTCTAAATTATAAATAAATAATTCTTCCTTACATAAATTTTCCCAATCTTCTTTCCATACTAATTTTTCGCGTCGTAATATATGAATATAACTTTTTGTAACTATTTCCAAAAATTCTTCAAGATCTTCTTTTTTTATATAATCAATAGGTTTAGTTTCTCGATCATTTTTTATAAATATATTTAATTTTTTCTTTTTTAGAATATCTTTGTAATCTTTCCATTTACCTGTTTTTAATAAAAAATGTAAACATGTGATACCATTATTATCTTGTTTATTTAAATCTGTACCTCCAATTAATAACTTAATATATGTATCGATATTTGAACTATCACCTAAGAAACATATATGAAGTGGTAATCTTCCATCAACATTATGTAAATTAAAATTAATAATATTTTTTGTATTTGGATTAAACAAAAGTAATTGTAGTATCATTGAATTATCTTCAATAATTGTATAATGTAATGGAGTATTGCCATAAAAATCTTGTGTATTTGGATCTGCACCATTTTCAATTAAAAATTTTCCTATTTTAGAATTATTTAATGAAACAACATAATTTAATGCTGTTATTTCATTTTCATGGTCTTGTAGGTTTACATTGATTCCTTTTTTAACTAATTTTTTAACAATATTTTCTAATTCAAAATTAGTTGCTAAATGTAATGCAGATTCTCCATTTGGAGTTTTTGCATTTAAATGTATTTTATTTTTTAATATCAAATCAACAATTTCTTCTAATTTAATAAATATAGCGAGATGAAGTGAATTATAACCATTACCATTATAAGCATTTACATCAGAACCTTCATCTAATAATATTTTTATTATATTAATATTTTTACTTTCTATAGCATAATGTATTGGTAAATTTCTTTTTTAATCTTGATTATCAATTAATGGAATAGCTATAGATTTTTTATTAAGTTTTAACAATAATTTTAAAGATTCTTCATAATTATATTTTATAGGTAAATATAAAATTGTTTTACCATCGTTATCTAATATATCCATTTTCGAGCCTTTTTTTACTAAATTTTCAATAGTTTCTAAATTATTAAATAAAACAGCATATGTTAATAGATAATTATTACTATCATCTCTTATATTCAAATCAATATCACTATTTTTATTTATTATATCATTAAACTCTATCCATTTCTGTTTCTTTATTAACTCAAACAATTTTTTATTATAATCAAACATCTATAATAAAGGTTTTTAAAAATAAATAACTTTATTAAATTATATTTCTTCTAATTCAGATTCATCTAATTCACTCACAACATCACTATTATTATTTAAAATTTCATCTGCTTTTCTTTTTGCCTCTTCAAACGCTTTCTTTTGATCAATCTCATATTTATTATTTTGAGATAATTTTACCTTTTCTTCAGCTTTTTTTTTAGCTTCCATTTCTATTTGAAGTAATTTATCGAAATCGTCTTCAACTATCATCGTATCTTCTAAATTAAAATTATCCTTAATCTTATCTACATTTATTGGCTCTTCAGATATTATATCCTCTTCTATTTCCTCAAATTCATCTATTTCTTTATTTATATCAGAATTATAACTATTCTCTTCTTCAATAATCCTATTATTATCTTCTTCAATAATCTTATTATTCTCTTCAATAATCTTATTATTATCTTCTTGAGAGTTTATATTTTTACTACCTCTTTTTCGTCTTCCAACACGACGATGTTCTGCTATTTTTTTTGGTTGTGTAATAAATTTAACTTTAATTTCTTCTGATTCACTAATTTGTTCTTGTGGTTTATCAGAACTTTCAACATCTATTTCTTTTTCTATATTTTGATTTTTTCTTTTTGCAGATACACGTCTTCTTCCAATTCTTCTACTTCTTTGAGTATTCATACTTAAATTAATCTTATAAATAAAATATTAAAATAAAACATACTCAATCTGAAACTTTCATTATAGTAAATAATTGATCTTTCAAAATTAGAGACTTTATAATACCTCCAAATTGTACTTGACTTTTTAAAATTATATTAATTGGTATTATTAATGGTATAGTTTCATTTCCATCTAAGAAATTTTCAGTATCTAATAAAAATACACATGATAAAGTTGAACTTCCTATATCATTTCCTTTCATAATAAATCTTGTAACTCCTATATTATCTACATAAGATTCACCATCATTATCTGTTATTTGTAAACATAATTGTAATTCCTTATCTGTTGATATAGTATTATCATATTGCATATTTACTTTATATGAAATTTGATAAATTCCAGTTTCTTTAATTATGAATTTATTATTATCTAAATCAGCTTCAATTATATCTGGATTTTTTTCTATTTTATAATTTTCAAATTTTAATGTTTTTACACCACCTAATTCATTATTGTAAGTTATTTGTGTAGTTCCAAACATTTGAGTTAATCCAGTTGCAAATAAATCACCCTTCATACCAGTTGGTCCTATAGCACCAGTAGCTCCGGTCATACCTTTCATTCCCGGAGGTCCAGGTAGTCCTGTAGCACCAGTCATACCTTTCATACCAGTTGCCCCCGTCATACCATCTATTCCTTTCATACCCGTAGGACCTGTAAATCCAGTAGGACCACTAAATCCAGTAGGGCCAATAAAACCTGTAGGTCCAGTAAAACCAATAGGACCAGTAAAACCAGTTTGTCCATTCATACCAATAGGACCAGTTGGACCAGTAGAACCTCCAAAGAAATCATTATCAACAACAAAAATATTACATTTACATTTTCTATGAGAACATTTATTACATCTAGATTTTTTTCTTGTTCTTTTTTTAGAACGTTTAGTACATATTATCTTAGTTTTTTTATTTTTTTTAATTCTTCTTTTTTTACTTTTAGGTGTTACACATCGTTTCTCAATATTATAAATCAAATTAAAGGTTGAATAATCCATATAATACCTTTGATATATTATATAGATTTATTTTATTTTAATAAAAACTATTTCACATCCCGTCTTATACATATGATCTTATTAATAATATACATATAAATCTCATCTAAAATTTTTTTCCTTTCGGTATGATATGGTCTAATTAAATCACGTGATTCTTGATGAGAAAACCATCCAATCCCTCCAATTTCATTTTTTTGTCCATGATTATTTTCATCTATTATAGGTTCTTTATCAGTATTAGTTAAAGCTAAATAATAAACATGTTTATATCTAACACCATTAGTTCCATGAAATTCTTCTGATATAGTATATTTATCATCTAAAATAATTAAATCATTTTTAGTAAAACCTGTTTCTTCTTCAAATTCTCTTAATGCACAACCTAAATTAGATTCATTTATTTTATTTTTATCACGACGTCCTTTAGGAAATCCCCATTCTGGAGTATTAAAATTAGGTGTAACTTCATTTACATAAAATTCTAATCGAGATTTATTTTTTAACTTCATAAACTTATCTTTTGATATTTTATATTCATTTTCATGAGAATAATTATTATTTTCCCATAATTCAATCCATAATTGCTCAAATGTTTTTTTTGATATATCTTCTTGTTCTTCTTTTGTCATTTGTTGAAATAAAAAAATAATACCATCTTCATTATCAACTTGATATCTACCTCTCATAAATTCTAAGTATCCTAATGTATGTTTTCTTCTAATTAATAGAAATTTAATATTATTTTTGTAAAAACAAAAACTCTGAGTATCTATATTTAAATTATCATATGGTATTGTTTTTGGTGTTGATATTATATCACATACTTTAGATGTTATTTTTTTTTTTAAACTTGATATTATATTATCATTAAACTTATCTAAACTATCAATTTTTAAAGCAATAATACCGAAACTTGTAGTAGGGTCTGTACATTTTTTATATATATGTCCAATTTCACCACAATTTTTACAAAACAATTTTTTCTTATCTCGATTGTTCATCTTAATCAATAATCAAGATAATTTTTTAAGTATCAAAACGAATTATAAATTAATTAAATTGTGACGTTTGTCTTAATATAATCTTCAATTTCCTTATCATTTGCAATATCTTCTAAATAACCTATAACTAATATATTTCTATCACCGTCATTAAACCGATGGTTTATAACAGTTATCTTTACATAATCACTTGGCATTAATTCAATACTTTTATCATTCTTTTTATATCGTAAATTACCCATATTATCACTAAAAAATATCTGATCATTAATACGATCATTTGTTACAATAACATTAATAGGACCATTTTTTAATCTTAGTAACATACGATTAATTTTATCAACTTTACATATTATCATTTGATTTTTAATAGGACGACATAATTGACATGAAAATGTTACATTAAATAATACACTCGCAGTCATATTTTCCGGATGCAATAAATTATTTTTATATTCTGTTATTTCATGAATTTTTGTTATATAACCATAATTACTAAAACAACGACCTTCTTTATTTTTCTCTAACTTTTTTTTAATATTTAAATAAATTTCATTATTCAAATCATCAGGACTTAACATACATTTTACATTTAACTTTGTATTTATATAGGGATTCTCAACTGTCATTTAATAAGTATAATATATATTTAAGCTTTATATTATTTATTTTCAACTTTTAATTAACCAAGAATAAATAACCAATTCTTACCAACTAATTTTCCACCATTTTCTTTAAAGAATTCAACATTATCATTAAGTTTTGAACTATTTTTAAAACTCAATTCATAAAATTTCAATCCATCCTTATCTTTTTTCTTTTTAATATTAATATCCAGTTTAAATTTTATATTTTTATTTAATTTTTTCTTTAAGAAACTTAACCTATCATCTAAATTATATGGAAATGGGAATTTAGAATGATTAGCAGGTATCATCATATATGTTTTATTATCTTTCCCTTCTGAATATTTTTCTAAAAATAATAATTGTTGTTTTATCTTTGCACATATCTCCGAACGTTTTTCCTTACCAGTTAATTTAATCTTTAGTGTTTTCGCTACATTTTCTAAATAATCTTTATCTTTTGAAGTTTCACAAACAGCACCTTTTAAAGATGGAATGCCAGTACCACGTTTTTTCTCTAAAACTTTACTTCTCTTTTCACGAAGCTTAAATACATCTTTTAAATCTTCTAAACGTTTACTCTTTCTTCTTGATGCTTCCTTATCAATAATACCTACATATTTATTATCAGGTCTCTCATCATAATATTCTAATGTTGATTCAAAATCATAATATGTTGTTGTTCCATCATCTTCATCACTTTCATCTATATCATTTGTTCCTCTGAATATTTTATATTCCTCCATATTCTGTAAATAATTTCCGATTGATAATTTACTTACTATTGTTTTATTAAAATTAGTTCTATAGTACATTGGTACATCTTCATTTTGATCAAATGGTTGAAAAATATAATATTTATTAACAAAGATTAAATACCCAGATCGATTATATTTATCTAAAATTGTATCTGTAAAATTATTAAAATCATTTTCAGTTACTGGAATCATTTCATCTAATGCTTTATAAACAAAAAATGGATCAAACAACATTCTTTTTTCTTTATTATATGAATTCTTAACATATTCAACAATTGCATCTAATACATTAGCATATTTTAATTTAAATAATTCTTTAATTCTATCTTTTGCATAATCAATTTCATCCTTTGCTAATTTATGAGTGAAAGTTGAATAATCTAATTTTTCTTTTTCAATAGATTTATAAATATTTCTAGTTGGATCATAATATTTTGAATTTAATATCTCATCATCACATTTATATGTACATTCCATATAATCACATTTTGATGGACAAAATGGTTTTCCTTCTTTACCACAATCCTTATATTCTTCTAACTCTTCGGGAAATATATTTCCTGCACGATTTAATGGACAATCTACTGCTACTTCTTTTATAGCTCGTTCTACTTTCTTTACTAATAAATGTTTGAATTCAGCTTTTCTATATAAATCTATTTCACTACTCATACCTTTATCCAAATCAATTGCATATTTGTAAACATTTACCGATGGATATGGATTTTCTCGTGTCATAAATCTATAATGTGAACAATGACGAATACCACGACCTTTAACTTGTTCTACTTTACCTAAATTATAGTAAACGTCTAAAATATGAACTTCACTTACATGTTTTAAACTAATACCTTCATGCATAACTTTTGAACCTAATACAAATTTTATATTTTTTCCTTCAATATTATCAGGATGATTATATACCTCTGTTAAAATTCTATGTTTATCTTCTGGTATTACATCAATCCCTTCATCTTGGGATTTTCCTGTTACAGTTACAAATGTAGCAGGATGAAATTCATGAGGGGGTGGATTATTTTTACTTTCTGTTCTTTTTAATTTATATAAAACTTGTGAACCTTCACTTGCTCTAGATTGTGTTACAGTTCTTTTATGTTCATCAAATCTTTTTCCACAATAATAACATCTTGTTTCAGGATTAATAATGTATGCCCCCGCAACTTCCTGATATTCTAAATAACCATTCTGTATTAATATCTCTTGGAATATTTCAACTCCAACTTTTACTAAGTTAGAATAACAAAATCCTATTCTAGGTCCTTTATTACCCCAAAATAATTTATTTAAATTCAATAATGCTCTATGAAATTTACTTGAAAAGTTTTCTAAATATTTTTCATGTAATATTTTACCTGTTATATTTTTGGTTATATCTGACATATATATTAAGTCGGATGATCCTTCCAAATCTTTATCTTTTAAAATATCTAATGCAATTCTTTTATTTAATGTATCTAAATTATTTTTTATTTGACTCATCACTAATTGTAAACCTTCATTTCCATGTACACCTATTAATTCTTTCCTATTTTCTGATAATGCAGGAAAAACAAAATTTGCAACTGCTTCAGAACTTCTATCTAAAGAATCGTCAGAACCAATTGTTACACTTTCATAAACTTTCTTTTGCCATGGTTTCATTTTACATGTTGTTAGTTTTGTAAATTGTAATCCTTTTGGTATATTACCTATTTCAATCATCTTTGCAAATGTTAATGGATCAGCACCACGTAAATGTGAAACATAACCTCTACTCATATTTTTTAAATATTCAATCCCCCCTTCTTTAAACGCCATTTCATAATTCTTTTCATTTGTAAATATTTTATCACGTGTCATTGGAAATTCTGGAGGTCTTATAAAATTTATTAACTCTATTATATCATCTGCTAAATTCTTCATTGGAGTAGCTGTTAATAATACTACCTTTAAATTCTTTGAATTCTTTATTATCTTTTTTAAAGCTTCACCATATGCATTCCCTGTTAAATTATGAGCTTCGTCAACTATTATTAATGAATTATCTAAATCATAAATTCTATCTACAGATATATCACGTTCGTAATCACCATCTTCAGTTTTTCTATATTTTTTTTTAGTTTTTTGATCGTCACCTATTGTAGTTTCTGCTATCTTCTCTCCTATTACCTTTCTATAAAATGAACGATATGATATAAAACGGTAATATTGCATAGCCTCAACTAAAGCTTCTTTTCTAGCCTTTTTCATTTCATTATCAGGAATATAAGCTCCTTTATCTTTTATTTTAAGATAAGTTTCACCAGTAGCATTAATAAGTTCTCTTTTCCAATTTTCTTTAATAATAGGACCATTAACTAAAATAAATATTTTGGTGTTATATTTTTGAACCATATCTTTGAATTTTTCAGCTATACCAATTGCAGAAGCAGTTTTACCTGAACCAGTACCATGATATATTAAAACTCCTCTGTAAGGTGTATCTGGATTTATAAAATTTGATAAAAATAACTGATATTCTCTCATACTAAATTTACCCGAACACGCCTCTTCTCGAACTTCCTTTATATCATCATAAGTTTCAAGCTTATCTCTATTAGGTAATTTATTATAATAAAATTCTCTTTTTTTATAAATTTTACTTTGAAAGTTTTTATCTACAGGGTCTGGATAACTGAAATTACGTTTCATCAGATTCTCTAAATTTTTCTCACTATCAGACATTGATTTTGAATGTATACTATTTATAAAGATAATATATTTTTACTAATTATTAATTTTATTTACATATAATATATAAGTAATGCCTAAAATAGCTATTATATTATTTGGAATATCATATTTAAAATCTTATAAACATTGGAATAATCAATTTCTAAATATTGATTATAGAAAAAGTGTAGAAAATTATAAAAAACATTTTATTGATTTCTATTCAAAATATTATGATATCGACTTTTATTTATCTACTTATTTGAATCCTTTAAAAAAACAATTATTAAATGATTTTAAACCTGTATCAACTAATTTTGTTCATCATTTTAATACAAATAGAAGATTATCAAGAAATAGTCTAATAAAAGCAGGTGTTCTTAATTGTTTAAAATATTCATCTGAAAATAATGTAAACTACAAATTAGTTCTTATCACAAGATTTGATTTATTATTTAATCAAGAATTTGAAAAAAGTAATATTGATTACTCTAAAATAAATCTAGTTTCAGTATTAGAAAAATCTAAATTTATTGATGATAACTTATATATTATGCCATTTAAATTTTTGAATCCTTTCTTAAAAGTTATTAAGGATATTAATAAAAATTCTCATGAATTAAGAAAAGAATTAGAATCTATTACTGATTTGAATTATATTAAAAATGAAAATAAACGGGTTGCTAAGCTTACTTTCTTTGATATTGTTCGTTCTAAAGCTTAGTTATTTGCGTTTTGGTTATTTTTATATAATATTATTGTATCTTATATAGTTCATGAAGGAATTCTCCTTTGAACAGAAAAAAAAACTCAAAGATCAAATTGAAAAGATTCGAAATAAAAAAGATTCATTTGAAATATTAAAAATAATTCAAGAGAATAATGAATATTGTAAAACTAGAGAAAGTAATAAAAAGACATTATTATTCTTTCATAATTTTTCTAATCAAACTTACAATAAATTAAATGAATATATTACAGAATTAAAGAAAAAAAGAAAAACTAATAAAGATAATAATTTATCAGATACAATGTCTGATTATAAACCTTATTCTGCAGATGATTTTCCTTCACAAAATGGATTTAGTCCTAAACTAAGATTTAGTAATAGAGAAAAGAATATTATTAAAAGAAAAATATATGATAATGAAATAAATGATGGTTCTGAAGATATTGTGTATACAAAATTTGATGTTAGTGTTACGGATAGTGATCAGGTTAATTAAAAAAATTGATATTTGAAAGTTCACTTCCTTAAAGTATTATTTAAAGATATCTTAATATAATTAAATAATGTCTAAAAATATCAGTAAGTTATCTCTTGAACAATTAATTGAGTATGTAGCTGGTTTAAATGGCGATACAATTGATGAATATAATTATATACCTCCTGATAACCAAATTAAAATTTTAAAAAGTTCTGAAATGGAGAGAATTACAAATTTTCCTGATACATTAAAAGAATACTTCGAGAATTTTGAAACTGTAATTTATCGTTATGGGGTAAAACAATATTTTATTAATAAAAAAGAAAATTACAATATATCACTCTATATGAGTCTTTTAACTTTAATAGATTCTGAATTTTTAAATATGTTAGAAGATCAGAAAGTTACTTTAGCAAAGAAATTACATGATACTGTTTTAACAGATTTTATTGCTAAAAATTTATATCATGAATTTAATTATCGTGAATTAGGTTTTAAGAAAATTAATATGAAAAAAGATCTTGAAAACTATATTCATAATGATCAAACCTTACATTATATTTCTGACTACTTTAATCTAAATATATTTATTATTGATATTGATAAACAAGATGTTAATATTTATTATGGTGAAGAAAAATTTAATAGATTTAAAATGAATATATTTTTAACAAGTTATAAAGGAGGATTTGAACCTTTAATTATTGAAAATGAAAAATTAATTAAATATGATAACCCTTTCTTCGAATTTTTTATTAATAATAATTCTGATAATTTTAAAGTTTTAAAAGATAAAGAATTTAAATTAGGTTCTGAAAACCTTTCTAAATATATTCCTACAGAAACTGTAGAAGAAACATCTAAAGAAGAAATATCTAAAGATGAAAATTCAGAAGTTTCGAATAAATTTGATGAAATATTAGATACTGAATTAGATGATTCAGATTCTGTTTGTTCAGCACTCACTGAAGAAAATGATGAAACGTTTATTGAAGTTAATATGAGTATGACAGTTAAAAAACTTCAAGAAATTGCAAAAAATCATAATATAGATATTACTGCAGGTATCTTAAAGAATGGAAAATCTAAATATAAAACCAAAAAAGAACTATTTACTTTATTAATTAAAAAAAATTGAAATTCTAACTAACTGTGTATCCTTTTGAATAAATAAAAGTAATTAGCACTTCCTACGTATTCATCTCTCAGTTAGATTGAAATCAGAAGTAAAGTATCAACCATGGCCGCATCTACTACATCCAACATTATGACCTTCAACCTTTTCAAGGTGTTTGCCACTCCTGGACGCATTCATGATATGCAGAAGCGAAAGGAGACGTTCGAGAGTCTTGCTGCTCAAATCCCGTCCTACTGGTTGCAATTCATGAACCCAAAGGGGGAGAAGAAGGCCGAGTACCAATGTCTTACTCAAGACGATCTTACGGAGGATGATCGCGAGTTCAACGCAGGAGTCATCCAGACGTTCAGCGACGGGTACTTCAAGGTGAACAGTGCCATTGAGGAGTTCATGAAGGGACGAGATGAGAAGTTCTTCAAGGACGTCGAGCCAAAGGACTACTCTGATGAGTTGGTGTTTACATACGACGAGTACGTGACGAGTCTTCAGGAGTACCCTGTGAACGAGGTGTTCGTTGATCTACCAAGCGATGCTCTGCGGTTCTTCCACAAGATCAGCATTGCACTGGCCAAGACTCCAAAGTGGGATGCCAAGAACATCTACCGCGGATTCAAGCCTCAAGACCTTCATTTGTACACGTTCATCGTGACAACTCGGATCAAGACCAAGTCTCAATCTGTTCGCCCAAGTGACTGGTTCCAGTGGCGTAAGAACGATTTCAAGATCCTTGGAAAGTGGCGTTCTACTGATTCCACTAAGACACAATCCAAGAGTGGAACCAACGCACCCGGTGGAGACAAGCCTCAGTCACAAACACAGAGTTTCCAAGTGAACGTTGACAAGCAAACCTACCTAGCTCTCACATGTTACGAGAGTACTAAGGGACACCTTTCAGGAACCATGTACGGAGTCACAGGGATCGTCAACAACGTTTATACAGTTCGTGTAAACCCCGCATTCTGGCAAGAGTTTGTCAAGTTCCAGACGACTGCTTCAGCATTGGAGATGGCTTCAGCCTCTGCCTAACTCATCGTGATTTGTTTATTTGTTTGTAACGTTGCAAAAAAAGATTTATTAGTTTGATATTCTTATATAAAAATATCAAATTAATAGTTTTATAATAATAGATAATTAAAGATTTAAGAAAATAATTTTATGAACTATTAATGGATAAAAAATTTTTCACTGAAGACGATGTAAAAAATACTAAAGATGGTTATGTTATGACTGAACAAGAAATGGAACAAATGTATTCACGTGGTGCTGATTTTAACCCGAATGATCTACCTGATGTTGATACTTTAGTTGAAAAGATCGCTACAATTATGGAATTTATTACAACCGATAGTATGTTAACATTAAAAAAAGAAAATGAAGATGATTATAAAATTAAAGCGATGAAACAATTTCCTGAATTTTCTGATAGATATTATTCTATTTTTCAAAAAGTTATTAATGGTGATGATATTACACCATTATGTAGAATGTTAGAAATGTTACAAAAAGTAAAAAAAGGAAATATTAGTATTGATAATGCTGAAGAAATAGTAGGTAATGAACTTGAAAAAGAATTTCTTCATCCTGTTTTATCTAAGAAACAAATAGATGATTTACAAGTTGCTAAGAAACAATTAAAACATAAAATGAAATAAAAATTGATTTGTGTTAGTTATTTATTATAAATTTATAATAAATAGTTAAAATGAAATTTAAAAATAGTTTATTCATATTTAGAAGAGATTATAGAATAGTTGATAATTATGGTTTAATTGAATGTTGTAAAAATAGTGAAAATGTTTATCCTATATTTATATTTACTCCTGAACAAATTGATGATAAAAAAAATAAATATAAATCGAATAATAGTGTCCAATTTTTAGTTGAATCCTTAAGAGATCTTAAAAAACAAATTCAAAAACAAAATGGAATATTAGGAGTTTATTATGGTGAAGTTATAGATGTATTAGATAAATTAACTGATGCTAAAGATTTTGACGCTATTTATGTTAATGAGGATTATACCCCTTATAGTAAAAAAAGAGATCTTAAAATAAAAGAATTTTGTGATGAAAATACTATTATATTTAATCAAATAGATGATATGTTATTATATCCAGTTAATAAAGTATTTACTGATAGTCAAAAACCTTATACTATTTTTACTCCTTATATGAAAAAAGCAAAGGAACTATTTAATGTAAAAAAACCTAAAAAAATTAAAAATTATAATTTTAGTAAACAAAGAACTATCATAGATGAAATTATTAATGATTCTGATATGAATGATTTTTATAAAGAAAATAAAAATATAAAAGTTAGAGGTGGTAGAGCATTAGCATTGAAAATTTTTAAAAATATAGTTCCAACTTTAAAAGATTATAATAAAACAAGAGATATACCAACTAATAATAATACTAATCTAAGTGCATATATAAGATTTGGTTGTGTAAGTTTACGTGAATGTTATTGGACATTTAGAAATAAATTAGGTAAAGATACTGAATTAATAACTCAAATGTATTGGTTCTGTTTTTATACTGAATTAGGAATGCATTTTCCTGATATGTATAGTAAGAGATATTTAACTGAAAGTTTCAAAGATGTAAAATGGGATTATGATAAAAAATTATTTAATGCGTGGACTTCTGGTAAAACTGGTTACCCATTAAGTGATGCAGGGATGAGAGAAATGAATAAAACAGGATTTATGCATAATAGAGTTAGAATGGTCAGTGCAACTTTATTAAGTAGAATTTTAATGTTAGATTGGAGAATGGGTGAACAATATTTCTCAAAAAAACTAGTTGATCATTTGAGAAGTAATAACGATGGAAATTGGTTTTGGGTAATTGGTACAGCCCCACACTCACAAGTATATTTTAGGGTTATGAGTGAAAAGAGTCAAATTGAAAGATTTGATAAACAATGTAAATATATTAAAGAATGGATTCCAGAATTAAAAGATATACCTCCAAAAGATATTCTTAATTGGGATAAAAAATATAAAGATTATCCTGATGTTGATTACCCTGCTCCAGTTGTAAATTATTCTAAAAATCGAAAAGAGAGTATTGAAAGATTCAAAAAAGCAAAAAATTAATTTATTCCTATAATTTTATATAAGTTAAAATATATAAATGAATAAAATTATAATTATTGCTATTATTTTTATTCTATTACTATGTTCTAGTAGTGCATTAGGATATTATTTTTATAGTTCTAGTGAAACAACCGAAGAAGATACAACCGTAGGAGATACAAACGAAGGAGATACAAACGAAGGAGATGCAAATGAAGGAGATACAAACGAAGGAGATACGAATGAAGGAGATACAAACGAAGGAGATACGAATGAAGGAAATACAAATGAAGAAGAAGAAGAAGAAATGGATATTAGTGGACTAACAGATACTAATGATAAAAATTATGGAATTAAAAATGCTACTAATTTAAAAATAAGAATTGAATCAACAAATACTAATAATTTTGCAGATATAGAAATATTTGATAATGATGGTAATAAGATAGAATTAACAGATCCAGTAGTAAGTAAAGCTGAAGGTAATAATTTCAAACCGGAATTCGCATTAGACGACGATCATGATACTTTTTCATATTTCTTAACTGTTGATGATGTTGCTTTTTGGGAGGCATCATTACCAGCAGATATAGGATTACATAGTGTTGATAAAGTTGTTATACATAATAGAAAGGATGCATTTCAAGAAAGATTAAATAAATCAGAAGTTAAATTTTATAATAATAATTATGAATATCCTTTAGGTGATCTTGGAGATAAATGGGATGCTCTAAGAAAAAAAACATGGACAAAAGAAACAAAAGAATGGCGGGTTGATAATCATAATAAAGTTCGTATTTTTGTAAAAACACCAGATGGGCGTTCAATATTATCTTTTGGTGAACTTGAAGTATTTAAAAAGGATGGTACAAAATTAATATTATCAAATGCTAAACAAAATACTGGATATAGAAATGCTAATCCTGATCATAATGCAAAAATAATAATAGATGGAAATTATAATGGAGCTAATCATACAGACGTAAATAATACTAATGGTTGGTGGAGTGCTGAATTTAATGAAGGAGTAACTTTAGATGATATACATAAAGTAGTTTATTATGCACATAATCATAAGTATCATTATGGTAGGTCTTTTAATAATAAGGTATTTGCTTATTCTTATGCTACTGAAAAATTAAAAGATTTTGGTGATGTAGGAACTTTCAAATCTGATAAAAAAGTTAAACAATGGACAGAAGATACAAATAAATGGGATTTTGTAGAATAAATATATAAATATATTTTATAATAGAAAATGCAATTTAAATTTATTATAGGTATTATTGTCATATTAATATTATTATGTTTCTCTTCTTGTAGTTACATATTTAGTTCAAATACTAAAGAAGTAAAAAAAGAAATTAAGAAAAAAGATAAGAAAGAAATTAAAAAAGAATATAAATTAAAATTACATATTTCGGGAAAATTATTAACATTTTCAAAAATAGAAGTTTATAGAAGTTCTAAAAAATTAGAATTTGAAAATACAAATGAAGAATCTGATTATTTTGAAGTGACATTACCATCTGATGTTAAATTTAATGAAATAACTAAAATCATTATATATAACGATTTAAATAAAAGTAATGAATTAGAAACTTCTCAAATAAAGTTTTATAATGATAAAGATGAAAATGAAATTTCAACATCTAGTGCGGTAAATAAAATATGGGATTATATAGATAAATTAATTTGGAAAAAATCATTAAATAAATGGATAACTGAAACAGATAAACCTAAACTTATAATACAATCTTCTGATGATAATATTCTATCACTAAATGAAGTTAGAGTTTATGATAAAAATGATAAATTATTAAAATTAGAAAATTCAAAACAATCATCAAATTATAATTCTGAATATTTACCACAAAATGCATTTGATAATGATTATAATACTTTTACACATACTACGGATAAATCAGGATGGTGGAGTGCAGATATAATTTTAGATGAAAATAAAAATATTACAAATATATCTAAAATTCAAATAATAAATAGATTTGGTGATGATAATTTAACTGGAAAATTGACAAACAGTGTATTAAAAATTATTGATTTAAATCCAAATGATATAGGAGCTTCTGCAGTATTTGAATTAGGTGATCCTACAACAGGAGATTGGAAAGGTATAAAAGCGAAAGAATGGACAATGGATAGTGGAACATGGAAAAAAATAGATACACCTGAAAAATTATAAATAATATAAATTATTTATGATTTTATAAATTAAACAATAACATTAGAAATAGTTTTAACTCTTTCTTTATTTTCTTCAATTAATTTATTTCTTTTTTCTTTTACATTTAATCTTGCTTTTGGTAAGTTTTTAGAATCAATTAAAAATGTAGAGTTCCAATATTCATTTGCTTCAATTTGCATTTTACGTCGAGATTGATATTCATCACCATAGTAATTTTGCCCATTTATAAATGTGATCATTTCGTTTATGGATTGAAATTGTCTATTAGCAATATCTGTATTCATCTTAATTAAAGTATTTTTGAATTTTTTAGGAAGCATAAACTCATCGAATATTGATATTAAATTTAATTTATCATTTTTATGTGCTAAGTCTAATAATTTTTCCATTATTTTTATTCTAGATTCAGATGCTTTGAACCCTTTACAAATAATATATTTTTCAGAATTTGATTTTCGACTCATTAATGGTTTTACTCCATAAACTTTTTTATAAAAATGTGATAATATGTAAATTAATTTTGATGTTGTATCTGTAAAACTTTCAAATAATTTTAATACAAATGAACCTCCTTTTTCTTGTACATTTAATGCACCTACTATTTGACCTATAATTAATCTAAATGCTTCTTGTTCTTGTGTATTTTCATGTTTCCAATTAAATCCACCATCAGCAGTAACTAAATGTGCTTTTTCTTTCATCGCACCACCAAAAATTTTAATTGTTCGTAAATCAGTTAAATCACCATTAGTCTTTGTTTTTGAACCTCCAATTTTTACTTTTGAATGTGTCTTATGTTGAAAAAACCTTTGTGGCTTTTCTTTTTCATAAAAATTAATAAAACTTTTAGCCATTGGTGGTACATGTTTTTCTTCAGAATGTAATGTAATAGCATAGAATTTATCTTTAGAACTTAATTTCGTAGCATAAGTATCACGATATTGCATCGTTGCTTGAATAAAGGAACCAGGACCTTCTGCTAAATGTGCTGATACAAATTGATCTTTATCAGTAGGTACCAAATCAAACATAAAAAACATTTCCCATAACTTATAAAATGCTCTTGATAAAATTAATGGTGAAGGATTTAATTTTAAAAATGTTTCAGTTTTGTTTTTAATACTATTTTCATAATTATCGACTTGATGTTCAAACTTATTAATTACATAATAAACTTTTTTCTTTCCCTCAAAATCTTTTGTAATCTCCATCTTATCTTTACTTTGATGAATATAATGATGAAAACCAAGAGAAAAATTAGGATAATCAATATTATTAGAAAATTTAGCATTTAACTTTGTTTTAAAAATATCCTCTTCCATTTCTGGAAACTCATATACAATTGGACTAAAATCGTCTTTTAAACTACTCATCTATTAATATATATAGAGAACTTTATATTTATCTTTTTATATATCAATTTTAATTTTCCTATAATTTAACAAAAATAATTGATTTTTATTTTAATTATACTTAAATATGTATTGTTATAAATATAGAATAGAATGAGTGCATCTAAAGGCGTTATAGATTTCCTAAAACCTGATGATAAAAAAAAGATAGAAACAATCTTTAGTAAGTTAAATAAAGACTCTGAATTTGAGTTTATGTTTTTTAACTATAAAAAGGATAATCAGAACTTTATGCCTATGAAAAAATATCTACATGTTTTAGAATATTTGTCTACACGTAATAAATTAGATAAAACGGTTTCACTTGAAAAAAGTATTAACTTAGATATTAATTACGTGTCTGATGATATGAAAACAAATTATAGGTTAACTATCGATGGTATTGAAAATATTAACAATAATATAAAGTTAGTTAGTAATAGAAATAACCATTTAATTTTTAAAGTTTTATTATCAAAAATGTTAAAGGGTGATAAAAATATAACTTTAATTAAAAAAGAAAAAAATTTCGATAATATTCATGATGTTGATAATTTGAACTTTCGATGTCGTATGAGTTCAGAAACTAAAGTATCAGATTCAGAAATTGATAAATTGAAAAAATTAAGTGAAAGTTCTAGAAGTCAAGTTACATTTCGTTTTAAACAACGTGTTACATTATTTGTTAAAAAAAGTACAGATACTACATTACGAATTGATTTAACAAATGTTAAAATGAATAATAATATAAATAAAATTACTAAAGGTAATCCATCATATGAACTTGAAATTGATTTAAGTTCTAATTCTGCTAGAAAAGAATTATTAACTACATTGTATCGTGAAGTTGGTGTTTTATTAAAAATTTTACAACGTAGTAACTTTATAATTGATTTAGATACTCAAAAAAGAGTTTTAAATGATTATCAAAATTTAATGTCAATACCAAATGATAAAATGGTTTCATTAGATGGTAGAAGAGTTTATACATTAGAAGTACAACATGTAGTAGATAAATTACCTAATAAATATGCAGTTACTGATAAAGCTGATGGTGATCGTACTTTTATAATGATAAGTAATAATCATTTGTATATGATAACAGATGTATTAGAAGTACAAGATATGGGTATTGAAATAAGTTCAAAACTTTCAAAATATAATGGTACTATTATTGATGGTGAATATATATTTTTACCTAAATATAATCGTCACTTATTTATGGCTTTTGATTGTTTATTTAAAGGTGGTGAAGATATTAGAAATGAAAGTTCATTTATGAAACGTATATCACATTTAGATGAAGTTATTGATAATTGTTTTGTATTAGGTAAACAAAAAGGACATAAATTTAATGAATATAATGGTAAATTTGATATTTCTCTAATTATGAAACATCATGAAAAAGAATTAGAATCACATTTAAAAGATTTAAATCATGATGTTACGATTGATAGAAAATTCCCTTTAATTCGCCGTAAATATTTTATGGGTGCATTAGGTATTGAAGATAATGAAATATTCAAGTATTCTAAATTATTATGGGAAAAATATCTATATGATAGTAAAAATACATTATATATGTTAGATGGTCTTATTTATAACCCATTAGATCAAAAATATGTAGTATCTGTTAAAGATTCTAAATTTTTAGATTATAAATGGAAACCACCAACTCAAAATTCTATTGATTTCTATATTGAATTTGAAAGAGATAGAGAGACAGGTGAAATATTAACATTATATGATAATTCAAGAGAAGAACTTATAAAAGGTAAACCATATCGTATTTGCAATTTATATGTTGGAAAAAAAATTAGAGGTGAAGAAAAACCTGTATTATTTCAAGAAAAAGAAAAAAAATATATAGCTAATTTAAATTTAGTTGATAATCAAATTAGAGATATAGAGGGTAAATTAATTGAAGATAAAACTGTTGTTGAATTTTATTATAATACAGATCCCAATATATCAGAATACTTTAGATGGACACCTCTCAGAACTCGTTTTGATAAAACAGAATCTATAAGAAGATTTGGAAAAAAATATGGAAATTATTTTGATACTGCAAATAAAATTTGGCGTAATATTATTAATCCCTTACTATTTAATGATATTGTCATATTATCCAAAGATGATACTTTTAAAAAACATTTATCAGTTCTTAGAAATAAAATTGATCATAGTGTTATTGTATCAGAATATAAAGAAAATGTTTATTATCAAATGAAAACTTCATTAGCTAAACCTATGAGAAACTTCCATAACTGGATTAAAAGTATTGTTATATATACTAATTGTAATCCAGAATATACTCAAGGAAGACAATTAGAAGTTTTAGATTTTGCATGTGGTCGTGGTGGTGATATTATGAAGTTTTATTATGCTAAAGTAAAATTATTAGTTGGATTAGATATTGATTTAAATGGTATTGAATCACAAACTGATGGTGCATTAAGTAGATATAGACAATTAAGTAAAACACATCCTGGATTCCCAAGAATGGTATTTATTCATGCTGATGCTACTACTCCACTAAATAATGAAGCTCAAAATAAAGCATTAGGATATCGTTCTAAAAATAGTATGAAATTAATGGATGAATTTTTCTCAAAAGATCAATCAAAACGTAAAATGTTTGATAGAGTTAATTGTCAATTCGCTATTCATTATTTCTTAGAAAGTGAAACTAAATGGAATAACTTCACCACTAATTTAAAGAATCATTTGAAACCTGGAGGATATTTCTTAACATCATGTTTTGATGCATCACGAATTATTGAAACTTTAGGTGAAAAAGATTCCTTCTCTACATTTTATACAAATAATAAAGGAGAGAAAAAGAAGTTATTTGAAATTAATAAAAAATTTGGTGAAATTGACACTAAAAAACCTATTGGGTTAGGTAATCCTATTGATGTACATAATGCATTTATTTCTCATGAAGGTGTTTATTTAACAGAATATTTAGTTGATAAACGTTTCTTAGTAAAAGAATTATTAGAAAAATGTGATTTAGAATTAGTTGAAACTGACTTATTTGATAATCAATTTGAAATTCATCGAGAATATTTTGAAAATTATGTTAAATTTGAACATAACCCACAAACAAGGAAATTCTTAAATAATGCAGCAGAATTTTATAATCAAAATGATAGTGTTAATAAAGCAAGTTTCACTATTACTATGATGAATCGATTTTATATTTTTAGACGTAAATCTAATTAATTTATATAAAAAATTGAATTAAAATACTTAAATTAGTAAATTAATTTAATATTATAAATGCTTGATCTAATTGTTGCTATTGACCAAAAAAATGGTATTGCTAAAGATGGACAAATTCCATGGTATTTTAAAACTGATTTAAAATTTTTTCAAAATACTACTAAAAAATCTACTAATGGAAATAAAAATGTTGTTATTATGGGACGTAAAACATGGGAAACAATTCCTGAACATTATAGACCATTAGGAGATCGTATTAATGTAGTTTTGTCATCTACAATGCATGAAGATGAAGTTAAAGAATTTGAAGATACGTATTTAGAAAGAAACTTTGAAGATGCAGTTTTGAAATTTGTAGATTCACATAATATTTTTGTAATTGGTGGTGTTGGTCTTTATGAAAAAGCTCTACATTCGAATCTAGTTAGAGATATTTATATTACTAAAATTAATAAGGACTATGATTGTGATCAATTTTTCCCTTATCTTAATATGAAAGTTCTATATGAAACTAATGAACAATTATTAAAAACAGAATATGAAAATACAACAAAACTTGATTTTTATAAATTTGAAACTAAAAGCATTATTAATACACCTCGGTTTATAAATAGTTATAATAATGATAATTTAGATGAAATGAAATATTTAGACCTTTTAAGAAATGTTTTAATTACTGATCGCAACGGTCGTGAAACTCGAAATGCTAAAACATATTCTATATTTGCACCAAGACTTGAATTCGATTTGAAAGATAAATTTCCTATTCTAACTACTAAAAGAATGTATTGGAAAGGTATCGTTGAAGAATTACTATTTTTCTTACGTGGTGATACTAATTCTAACCATCTTACTGATAAAAAAGTTAGAATTTGGGAAGGTAATACAACTAGAGAATTCTTAGATCAAAGAGGACTTACAAATTATGAAGTCGGTGATATGGGTCCTATGTATGGTTGGAATTGGAGATTCTTTGGTACTCAATATAAAGGTATGAATCATAATTATAAAGGTTCTGGTGTAGATCAATTAGCTAATGTAATTGATCTACTTGTAAATGACCCACATTCACGTCGTATTATGTTAACTGCTTATGATCCTTCTAAAGTTAAAGAAAGTGTTCTCGCACCTTGTCATTCATTAATTGTACAATTTTATGTAAATGGTGAATATTTAGAATCACATATGTATCAAAGATCAGTTGACTCATTTTTAGGATTACCTTTTAATATTTCATCTCATTCGCTACTAGTATATCTTTTATGTGAAATTACAGGATATAAACCAGGAAAATTAATTATGTCATTTGGTGATACACATATTTATAATTCACATATAAAACAAGTTACAGAACAATTAATGAGAACACCACACCATTTTCCCAAATTAAATATTCTAAAGGAATTTAAAGGACAAACAATACAAGAACAACTAAATTATTTAGAATCACTTGAATATAAAGATTTTCAATTAGAAAATTATAATCATGAGAGTTCTATTAAGGCAGAGATGGTTGCATAAAAGTTTTCAAATATTCTTTTATATTCGATTCATCATTTTTTAATTTATTATTAATAATTTCATAATAAACTTTTATTTTAATATTATTGATTTCTTTGCCATAAATGTTATATTTTTCCATTAAATATTTACCATTTATCATAATTGCATTTACATTTTTTGGTACATTTATATTATCCATATATTCACTAATAAAAGTAGAATTTCTTTTTGATGAATCTTTTAGTAAAATATATTTTAAAAACATCTTTGTATAATCATCTGTTTTGTTATCTTTATCTTTAATATATGAGATTCCTAGACGAGGGTTCGTTTGAAAAATATTATATGCTTTTTCAACATGTTCAACAAATTTTGAATATTCTACTGGAAAATTTGGACATGCATTAAGATTATATTTTTTAATCCATTTAATTGGATTACCTTTTATTATTAGTGGTAGTTTTATCCATGACTCATAATTTTGTTCATCTGCATATTTTAAATCAGTTGATTGTAAGGATAGAATAGAATTTTTATCAATTTCTACTAGAAAGTTAATCCATTTATCGCTCCGGAATGATATTAATGTTCTTACAATTTCATTTGTTACACGAGATGAACTCTCTTTTAAAATTTCATTTATCATATCGAAATTAATAATCATAGATTTCATTGTTTCATCTTCTAATTCGAAATCTAGTTGTGAACACTGACGTATACCTCGAAGAATACGGGTCGCATCTTCTTGAAACCTCTCAAATGGAACTATAGCTTTCCATAATTTATTTTTTATAGCATCAATACCTCCGATATAATCTTTTACATTTTCTAATATTGATACGTCTTCTTTAAATAAATCATCAATTTTATAAATTTGTAGAGCTAGAGAATTTATACTAGCGTCACGTCTAATACAATCTTCTTCTAAAGTAACTAATTCACTTGTTTTTATAATAAAATCTTTATATTTAGGACCTGTACTTATTTCAGTTCTAGGTGTAGCAATATCAAATGTAATATCAAGTGATGAACTATAAAAAGATAGAATACTAAATTTAATTCCAACTTTCTTAACATGTCCATGTTTCAATAATATATCATAAATACGATCAATTTTCATTTTTGTTATTACTATGTCATAATCTTTCGGTTTTTTTTGCGAATCATAAATAATATTATAAATACGATCTCTAACAATCCCTCCTACCAAGTAAACGTCACCTTCTAGATTAAGTTCTTCAATAAAATCCATTAGAATTTATATAAATACATAATTGATCTTAACTAAAATAAATTTTTTCATCTTTTTTTCTAAAAAATTGATTTTTTGATATAATCAACTTAAAGACAGTTAAATATATACAAGTAGTTATGAGCGAAGTTGTTTATACTTTAGAGGAATTTAACAAATTTAAACCACTAAATAGTGAAATTCCTGATGATTTGAAACAATACGTCTTATCAATTAAAAGTAAAGTAAAATTTTATCGAAATAAATATATGGGTAATTGGAATAATAAAAAAAAAGTTAATTGGATTTTACAAAAAAAAGTTAATGAAACTGATGATGAAAAATTATATTCCAAATTTCAATGAATTTTAAATAAATTAAGTAATGACAATTATGATGAGTTATTAGATTTATTATTACATTTGGATATTACGAAAGAAGAACATTTAACTAAATTAATTGATATTATTTTTAATAAAGCAATCAAGGAAAGTAAGTTTTGTGAAATTTATGCATCATTATCTGTAAAATTATCTGGTTGTTACATTATAAATAGTGAAGAAAAGAAAGTTTACTTTAGAGAGATATTATTAAATAAGTGTCAGAATATATTTGAAACTATTTCGTCATTAAATGATGAAAACCATATGGTAGAATCTGGATTTAAATTTAAAGAAGATGTTTTTGGTTGTATGAATTTTATAGGTGAATTATATAATCATGAACTATTAACTGATAAAATTATGCAATCATGTCTTATTATGTTATTAAAACAAATTGCTCATAATAAATTTTTAGTAATATATTCACTTTCTACATTATTTAATACAGTTGCTAAAGTATTTTGTAAAAAATCTCCATCTGCAGCTAATCTAATTTATACAAAACTTGAATTATTAACAAAATCAAAGGAAATAAAAATAAAAGAAAAGTTTGCAATTAAGGATGTTTTAGAGAGAATAAAAAAAGATAATCTATTATAAATATTAATCTACGATTGTGCCAACTTTTATCGAATCATCTTTTTTAAGAACTATTTTATCATTCAATTTTAGATAACGAGATATATTTGGTTTTATAAACTTAAGATGAATTATATTTCCAACTATTTTTTCTACTAATGTCATTTCTATAACATTATTAGTAAATATCATTATTAATGAACCTTCACCAATACCCATTTCTACTTCATCAATCGATACTTTTAATGAACTTTTAAAATTAATTTTTTTATCTTCACTAATTAAATGCATATGTTTGGATATATTATGAGATTCATGATGTTGAAAGTTAATTCTTATCGAACCACTCTCACCATAATTTAACCTTTTAATTGGTATCTGTTTTTGATGAATACTTTCAATATTAACCTCATAAAATTTATCATCAAATGGACCTATGTATAATTTATCGTCAACTTCAATATATGAATCTATTGTTTTTCCTATTAATACAATTCCAACTTCTTGAATGTATATAACTTCATTTATTTGAAAGTGTTTTGACTCTTCATTAATATCTTTTTTTATTGGTTTTAATGTTCTTAAAGATTCATATAATTTATCATATCCTTCTAATGTAACATTTGAAATATAAAGTTTTTTATGATCTTTAATAATATTTGATTTCAAATCAATTTTAGTAACTAATAATTTATATGGTATTTCTAGTTCTTCACATAAATATATCATTTGTTTTGTGTAAAAATTCGTTTCTTTTGGTTCTACAAAAATATAAGCAAAATCAGGTTTATAAGCATTAAGACCAAATAATGTTGTTTTAATATATTTTGGATTTCCTGGAAGATCAATGAAATTAATTATTGTTGATGAATTTTCTACGATGTTTTTCCAGCTGTTTTTTATTGATGATGAATAATTTATAAAAGTATCATTATAACCCAAAATTTCAGTCTTTATTGATGAAGTTTCACCTGAATTTATTTCATGATCATATCTAAATACATTTTTTCTTGCACTACCTAGCCCATTATCAGTATATCCATAAGTTAAAACTGATAATGTTGTACTTTTTCCGTTATTTGTTCCTCCTAATAACGCTACTTTTACTTCTTCAAAATTTTTTATTTCTTCATGTTTACGAACTTTAATATATGCTAAATATCCTTTCTTTTTTTTAAAAAGGGAAATTTTAGCCATTTCTGCTTTAGCAATATTTACTACTTTTTCAAAATTAATAATACTTGCATTAATTTCATCTTTTGATTGATCTCCAAAAGTTCCATCATCATTTACACCAATATAATAATGTGCTTCATGAGAACCATTTTCAAGATAACCTTCTTCTAATCTCCATATGAGTTGTGTAGCTAATTCAATTTGACGTTTTTTATAACTCGAAACACGAAATTTATATTCTACGTTTCCTTCTTCTATTTCTTCTGGAAGATAATTTAATTTATCAAGATCCATTGATATATAGATTCTTTCGTATAATATCACTTTCATAATAATTATCAATTTTATTTTATTCCTTAATTAAAAAGAAAATATAAACAAATATTATATAAAGTTCCATGGTTAAAGTTATTCAAAATGGATTATTAAATTGGATTGATCAACATTGTAATTGTGGTAAATGTTATAAAAGTAAAATATCTGCAGAAATTACAAGTGTTACATTAGTTCCAGTGCAAAAAAATAAAGATGTTACAGATATTATATTTACATGTGAAAGAAATAATGCTAAATATTCTTCAGTATTTTCTTATCGTTTTAATACTAAAAAAAATATTTTTGTTGATACTTGTAATGGACCAAGATATTATACTAATTCATTAGTAAAAAAATCAACAGATTATCAAGGTGCTTCTACCCTTGGTCATTTTATAGTTTTATCAACTTCTTTAGAAAATAATAAAGAAGGTAATAATAATGTTATTTATTGGCATAAAAATTCTCCTAACAAACCTCTATTATTAAATGTTGATAAATGTAATGATATGTCTGATTCTAGAACAATTAGAGATGAAATTATTAACACTATTATGTTAAATAGTTGTTATGGATGTATTGATTATATTAAAGTAACTGGAATAACTAGTATCAATGAAAGTAATATATTATTATTCGCAATATCTAAAGTTGGTAAATCTAATAAAATAAAAGATGTAAGTATTTTGATTTCTACTACTTATAAAATTGATAATGGTAAAATTATATTGGATAAAAATTTTAAAGTTGAATTAGATACCGATCTTAATATTATTGCAAATTGTAATAAAATAAATCATCAACTTCATTTAGCAGATATTTCTTATAATCCTAATGATTCTAGTTTATTAATAACAACTTCTTTTTGTCATTCTAATAAACTTGGAGGTTATCTATTTAAAACTAAATGGTATAATAGTATAAAAAAATTAGGTTTTAATTTACAAATTGCGACAAATGAAGAAGTTGTTAAGAAAGAATGTAATTGTAAAGATATTAAAATATTAAAATCATCAAATGATAAAAAATCATCAAATGATAAAAAATCGTCAAATAATAAAAAATCATTAATTGATAATTATTTTAAAAAGTATACAATAGGTGATAATTTAAAATCTACTTGTGATAATTCATCATCATCTATTGATCATAAACAATACCATTATGAAGAAATTGAATGTTGTTGTGAAAAAGTTAAATGTACAATACCATGTAAATTTGAACCAAAACCAGAGGGAATATGTGTAATAAATTCAACAAATGTATTAATAGGATTTGATCATAATTGTAAATCAACACATCCTTCAAATAAATTTAAATATGAAATGGTAGATTATTCAAATGCATTTTGTGAAGAATAATTTTAAAAATTTGAAAATCAAAAGCTTAAGAGGATAATATGTAATTTATATTATATACTTATCCAAATATAAGTAACTATGGGTATTAAAAAAGCTAAACAATTTATCGAAGAATATGCATCTAGTTCAATATCTAAACATAAAATTTCTTATTTTGCAGATAAATATCTTGCAGTAGATGCATCTTTAATAATTTATCAAATTGCAATCGCTACTAGAGGTAGAACTACATCATCAGATTATGATGAATCTATGCTTATAAGCTCTGCAATATTTTATAGGGTGATGATATATTTATCTAATAATATTGTTCCTATTTTTATTTTTGATGGTAAACAACCAGAAATTCGTAGAAAAACACTAGAAAAACGGAGAGATGATAAAAAGAAAGCTCTTGATAAACTAATTGAATTAAAAGAGAAAGATAATTTAGATTCAGATGAATCGGTAAGTGAAGAGAAAATTAAATGGAGTAAAAGATCATTTACAATTAATAGTAAAATTATTCATAAACTTAAAACATTGCTTTCATTAATGGGTCTTCCATGGATTCAGTCACCAGAAGAAGCTGATTCGCAATGTGCTGCATTATCTATTTCAAAATCATCTAAAGTATGGGGTGTTGTTAGTGAAGATACTGATTTACTAGCTTTTGGTACACCTTATATGTTAAAAGATTTTTCACATAAAAAAGATATTACGTTAATTGATAGTAATAAAATGTTAAAAGAGTTAAATTTTACAAAAGAAGAATTTATTGATTTTTGCATTTTATTAGGTACTGAGTATTCTTCTACAATTAAAGGTCTTGGAGCTTCTACTGCTTATAAGAAATATCATAGTTGTAAAAGTTATATTAAAAATACTCAACATTTATTTACATCATTATTTATTAAAAATTTATATGATTCTAAAGAATTATCAATAATTATAGATAGTATCGAAATGGAAAAATTAAATAAAAAAATAAAATATTCAACTAATTATCTAGTATCTATTTTGGATGATATATTAACTAAATTAAATGGTGATGAATTTATTCCTCTTAAATCTGATATTAAAAAACTTAATACATATGGATCATTTATGATGGTTAATAATATTATTCTACAAATGATAAATAGTAAAACAATAAATAAGAATAAAGAAACTTCTAAAAATATTTTTTTGTTATTATTAACACTTGTTTTAAATATTCCTGATTTTGATGAAAAAATAAATGATTTTTTTGAAGATATTAAACAAAAAACTTTAAATAATTTTTATAAACTTAAAATTGATCCTATTTTAATTGAGATGATTATAGAAGATAATATGATACTAGAAAATAGTGATGATTATATTATTCCATATTTATATAGAATTTTGAAAGTTGAAAATAAAACTAAAAAAACTAAGAAATATAGTATTCCTTCTAACTTTTTATCAGACTGGAAAAATGCTAAAAAATATTATTTAGAAGCACAAGTACAAGATCCTGCAGATATTGAAATTAAATGGGATAAGCCAAATAAAGAAGCAATTATATCTTTTTTAAAATTAGCACAAATTCCAAAATCTTCAATCGAAATAACAGAATCAACAGAATCAATAGAAATAACAGATGATAAGAAAATTAATAAACATGTTGAAAAACTGATGATATTATGGAATAATAAATTTGAAAAGAAAATTGGGGGTTTTCCAACATGTTTTGATTCTTGTAAAAAAATTCGTTCTAGAAGAAATATACGTAGAGAAATTAAAGTTGAATGTTAAAAAAATTTGATTTTTAAATAATTAGACTTAAGTATTTATTTATAAGCAATTATAGCCATGAATACAGAGTACTACGATAATCTAGGTGTATCAAAAAGTGCTACACAATCAGAGATTAAAAAAGCGTATTATAAACTTTCACGAAAATTACATCCTGATAAAAACCCATCTAAGGATGCAGCAGAAAAATTTAAGCAAATTGTAGAAGCTTATGAAGTTCTGTCTGATCCTGAAAAAAGAAAAGTTTATGATCAATATGGTAAAGATGGTCTAAATAGTCAAGGTATGTCAGTTGATCCTAGTGAACTTTTCGAAAGAATGTTTGGTGGTAGGGGGGGTTTCCCATTTGGTTTTGGTAATAATGAACCAACAAATAATAAGAAAAATCCATTACGTGAACGTCTTAATTTAACAATGGAAGAAATTTATAATGGTGCTACTAAAAATATTAAAGTAAGTCGTAGAACTATGAAAAAAGGATTTTCAGGTTCTCTAGATTGTGTAATGTGTAAGGGTCGAGGACGTGTAACCCTACAACAACGAACCCCATTTGGTGTACAAATTGCTCAACAATCATGTCCTCAATGTGGTGGTAGTGGTTTAAATAAAGATGCATTCGTAACAGAGACTAAAACTGTAGAAGTAAAGGTACCATTAGGTATTTATGAGGGTGAAGATATAACAATTCATAATGAAGGTCATCAAATCGATGAATCTGGTGAACGTTCAGATTTAGTATTTGTAGTAAAAACTCTTGATCATAAAAAATTCAAACGAGGTTTTGTATTTAATGATAGTCGTGATCCTGCAAATATTTTTATGGAACATGAAATTTCTTTGGAAGAATCATTATGTGGTTTTAAATTTGAAACTAATCATCTAGATGGTAAAAAAATGGTTTTATCTGAAATTGATATTATTAAAGATAATGATCTTAAAATTGTTAAAGGTATGGGACTTCCTAAATATTCTAGTCATACGCATGATGTAGGATATGGTGATCTTTTCATTAAATATAAAATTAATTATCCTTTAACATTAACAATTAAACAAAAAGAAGAAATCTGGAAAATTCTACATCAAGGTGATGATGATATTAAACCTACAGACCAAGATGCTACATTAGTATCATCCATTCCAGTTGATGAATATGTTCAAAGTAAACATGAAGATCCATTTAGTCAATCACATGTTGATGAAGATGAAGGAGCTAACGTACAATGTGCGCAGCAATAATTTATTTATAAATAATTCAAATTATATAATTTAATTATTTATTCTGCGGTTTGTTGAACTTGTTCATTTTCTACAGGCATCTCCTCTAATTCTTGTTCATTTTCCTGTGGTTCATATTCTTGAACATTTTGTTGTTTATTTTGTTGCATATGTTGCATTTGTTGCATCTGTTGCATTTGTTGTAATTGTTGCATTTGTTGCATATGTTGTAATTGTGCATCAGTCATAGGCATATTATCATGCATTACTGGTTGTTGGTTATATTGATCATAATTGTCCATCTCAGAAGGAACATTTTTATCTTTGGCAAAATACCATTTATAAACAAAATAACCAATAACTAATACTAATACTGCTGCTAACATATAAACAGTATTTCTTGATAATGTTTGTCCTAGAATTGTTATTGTGTCTTCACTAACTTTAGCTGATGCAGAAGTTACTGTTTCTGCAACCTTTTGAACTGTTTCCGCGACTTTATTTTCAGACATATTTATTTCTATACTATTTTTAATATTTTAATAAACGAAATTAAGCGAACTACATATTTTATCTACTTTCTTATATAATTCTTCTAAATCTGAATTATTTTCAATTATATATTTAACATTTTTAATTTCGTTTATCGAATTTTCACTTATATGTAAATCATTAGATTCGTCAGATTCGTCGTCTGATCTAATAACCTTTATTAATATCCCACCATTCTCGGTAATTTTATCTGCTTCGTTTTCAAATCTTACATCACAAATTATATAATTATTTGTTTCATCTGATTTTATTTTTTTCAATGTGTTTTTAACCCAAAAATCTTTTCCTATATTTGGTATTACTTGATTTATTTGATTACGAATAAGATCTGTTCCTATGAATTGAAATATTGTTCTAGGTGATACATTCCAATAAGAATCTATCTCTTCTTTTAAATTACCATATAATTGTTCATCAGTAAAACCAAATAATTCTCCACAAATTTTTTTTAAACTATCGGCAAATGCTATTTTTTTAAACTTGTATTTATTTACTATATAATCACCAATTGTATCTTTTCCATGACCTTTTTTTCCAATTATACCTATCAAAACCATTTTTTAACTTAATTTATGATTCGAACTATATTTTTGTGAAATCAACTTTTTGAAAAAAATTTGATAATAGAATGATTTAAGAGAAAAGTAATATAATTCAACAAATGATAAGTTTTGATTCACTATTTGGAGTTAAATCAAAGAAAAAAAATAATGTCGATACATATTCAAAAATAAAAAAAAATATTCCATGGGTTGATAAATATCGACCTAAGAAAATTAATGATATTATATACCAAGATGAAGTTATTAAAATGTTATCACAAACATTAAAAGATGGTAATTTACCTCATTTACTTTTTCATGGACCTCCTGGAACTGGTAAAACTTCAACTATACTTGCGATTGCTAAAGAATTATATGGTCCAAATGTATATTATGAACGTGTTAAAGAATTAAATGCTTCAGATGAAAGAGGTATTAATGTAGTTCGTGATAAAATTGTTAAAGATGCTAAATCAGCAATTGGTAAAAAAGATCCTAATTATCTTTGTCCACCATATAGAATTATCATTTTAGATGAAGCTGATGCAATGACTACTGAAGCCCAAAGTGCATTACGAAAAGTTATGGAAGAATATTCTACTATTACTCGATTTTGTTTCATTTGTAATTATATTAATAAAATTATTGACCCTATCACATCTCGTTGTGTAAAATTTAGATTTAAACCTCTTAAACATAGTTGTATGAAAGAAAAATTAAAAGATATCGCTATTAAAGAAAAAATTAAATTATCTGATGAAGCATTAAATACTATTGTTGAAACTTCTGAAGGTGATATGCGGAAAGCTATTACATTTTTACAAAATCTTGGTTATACTTATACATTTGATAAAAAAGATATAACTGCTAATGATGTTTATGAATCGGCAAATTATATTAAAAAAGATATTTCAGAATATATATGGAATGTATGTATCAAAAATAAATCAACAACTTCAACTGATATATTAAATCTTACCAAAAAAATTAAACAATATGGATATCCTATACACAATATTTTGAATACACTAATTAAAAAAGTTATTATAACAACAGATCTAAATGATAAACAAAAATCATTAATTTCAAAAGATTTCTCAGATACTGAGAAAAAACTTATTGACGGTGCTGATGAATATTTACAACTTTTGAACATTTTTTCTTCTTTAAAAGTTCATTCATGTTTTCTTTATTAATAATTTTAACATTTTTAAAGTTTCCTTAATTTTATTTTTTAATTTTAAGGTATCTTCTTTTGTTAATTCTTTTGAATTTATTTCTATTTTTGATTCTTTTCTACTTTTCTTTGTTACTATCAATAACTCTTCTATTTGATAATCTATTTTTTCTATTATTTCTTTTGGTATTCTATATTTTATTGATTTTTTTGAAAAAGTACAATCATTTAAACTTCTTTTTAAATCTTCTAAAGTTGAACTTGTTAGTATTTTTTTTATGTCAATTACTTTTTGATTTAAATTATCTAACGATTCCTTTGATATCGCAACTTCATGATTTGTATTATGATTATATTCTTTATCGTATCTTATAAATAACATATCTAAATATTTCATCCCTATTCTTATCATAAATAATAAAAATATTATGAAAAATATTCCATGTAAATTATCAAATAGTAGCCAATCTAGCATTATTTATATGTTATAATTAGAAATAAAATTTGATAAAAAAAACAATTATGAATAAAATTTAATTCGATATATAAAATGGCGGTTGAATTTGATACTTGTGGTAATTTATATATATTTAATGGTTCTCTATATCAAGTTAATATAGATTCTAAAGGAGAATTAGTTTTTGAAGAAGGAGATTATGAAATTTTAGTTAATTCTCCTAAAGACATAGATATTAATAAATTGTTCTATCATGAATATTCTTTAAAAAAAGAAGCTATTGAAACTATTCAATTAATGGATGAAGATGATCCAGAGAAAAATGATGTATATTTTAAAGAAGATGAAAATTATACAGAAGATATAAAATATAAATTCGCTGAAAATGGTTTTTATGGTACTGAAGCTTATGAACATATGGAAGATAAATTCTACTTCTCATCTCTAGATACTGATAACTGTATTAGTGTTAAAAAAAGAAAAAATGGAGATATTGATGCTTTGTATGAAACTCTTATTTTTCATGATTCAAAATTAATTTTTAAAACTACATACACTGAAGAACCTTTATATCGTATTATTATTAATGATAAAACTATTGAAATTAAATCATTAGGAAATTTATCAATTATGTATGATAGAACCACACTTAAAAAAATAATTACATAATTCGATAAATGGATGAAACAACAAAACTTAAACAAGTTGCAAAACTTTTAAAATCTGGTTATACACCTGATCAAATTTATTGTGAATTGAATCCTCCTACTGATAAATTATCTGCTATGAAAAAAAAATATTCATTTTGGAATACCCAACCAGTTACAAAAATCAATGAAGAAGTTATTGAAGAAGGTGAAATAAATAAATTAACTAATGTACCTTCAAAATCTATTGGTTTACCAGATACTTTTGAATGGAAAATATTTAATAACAAAAATGACCAAGATACTAAATTTATTTATGATTTTCTAAGTAAAAATTATTATGAATATGGTGAAGAAGATTTTAGACTTAATTATACATATTCTTTTTTAAAATGGGTTTTCAATAATCCAAGAGGAATTTATCTTGTGGGTATTATGAAAAATGATAAATTATATGGATTTATTAGTGGAGTTAAAACTGAAATGATTATTAATCAAGAAATAGTTAATACTATTGATGTTAACTTTCTTTGTGTAGATTATAAAATGAGAAATAAAAAAATGTCAACAAGTTTAATAAAAGAAATAACTAGACTAGCCAATTGTGATAATATTAGTGTAGGTATATATACAAGTGCAAGATATTTACCAAAACCATTTACATCAGTAAATTATTTCCATAGACCTATTAATTTTAAAAAATTAGTTGAAACTGGATTTTGTACAATTGATAAAGATGCTGATTTAAATTCCGCATCAAAATATTATGATCTTGATAATACGAATGATGATAATTTTGTTTTGATGGAAAAAAAACATATTGAAGATGCATACGAATGTTTTAAAGAATATATGCAAAAATATAACTTTTGTCCTAACTATGATATTAAAACTTTCGAATATTTATTTTTAAATGATCAAGTTGTTTCTTATGTTATGTTAGAAAATGATAAAGTTATTGATTTTATTTCATATTATAAATTAAATTGTAAATCTAAAAATAAAATTATATCAGTTGGTTATCTATATTATTATTCTTCATTAAAGACAACTATTTATAAATTATTTGAAAATTTGTTAAGAGTTGCAAAGAAAAATGAAATAGATGTTATTACTCTAAATACATTTATGGAAAATCAGTCTATTATTGATTTATCTCAATGTGTAGAAGGAACAGGTTCATTACATTATTATGCTTATAATTATCGTATCAAAGATTTACAACATAATCAAATAGCTAAGATAACATTATAATTTTACAATTTTATAAAAAGAACTTTTATTAGTATTTATTTTTAACATTTTATATTCTAATACATTTAATATTTTATTACCTATTAAATGTATTGCTGTTGGTGAAATATCTTCTTTTTTTGTTTTTTTATCAATATTAGTTTCGATACCTAATTTATTTTTAAAAATAGGACAGTATTTTCTTAATAGTTTTCTATTTTTTTTAGGTTTTAGAAATATTTGTGTTTCGTTAATTGATTTAAATTCTGTTAATGAATGAAAATCCTTATCAAACCAATCATTAAAGAATTTTAATACAATATTATATTTATCATTATTTAAACTATTCTTGAATTTTTCTATTCTATCAAAATATTGAGACATTGACTCTTTAGATGAATCATAAATAGGTACCTCTATTGAAATATTACTCATTTTAATTTTAATATTTATTAATTCAAATAAGGCTTATTAACTTCAATTTTTATAAAAAATGTTGAAATTATTTTATAATATTAAATATCTATCTATTAATAAATAAATGTCTGAACTAAAAGTATTTGATGCTCCTACTGATATTAAAGCTAAACGTATGGATAAAGATAAATTAGAGAAATTGCATAAAATGCTATTGAGAATGGACGATACAAACATGAAAATTCTTTTTAAAAATATGGCTAAAAAATCAATTATTAATCCAAATGAAAATGAATTTATTGAAATTACAAAAGAACAATATCAAGAATATATTAATAAAAAAAAAGTTGATGAAGAAAAATCTTCTGAATTAAATAATTCTTAATATTTTAATATGGCTAAAAATACTGGTAAAGGTTATAGAAAAGGTATAACTAATGAAAGGACTCAAGTATATAATGAAAAAACAAAATTATATGTCAAAAGAGATACTAAAACAGGACGATTTTTAAGTTCTAAAAGTACTCCATTTAAAAATATTAGAAAAGAAACGTCTTCTAAAGAAAATAATAAAGATTCTTTAAAAGATAAAAAAGATAATAAATAATTTATTTACGACAAGATACGGCTGTAAAACCTTTATAGATTTTACTAATTCTTTTTTCAATATCCTCAAATTTAGTGTTCATCGTATCTAATATTGAGTCCATTTTTTGATTTATTTGACATTGGATAAAATCAGTAATCTTATCATCTATATCATAGTGTTTATTGTATGGTTTACTTGGAGTATCACATGTTTCTTTCATTGAATAACACATTTTTTTAGCCTCTTTTACTTCTTCGTCTAAATTATGAATTAAATCTAACATTTTATACATATCATTTTTTAATTTATGTATCATTTTAGAGTTATCATATTTTGGTTTAGTACAAAAACTACTTGAATTCTTTGAATATTTTGGGTGAATATCAGAAACCTCACTTAATAATTTTTCTAATTCCATCTCTTCTTTTTTTTTTATTAAATGTTGAATCACAATTATTAGATTTTAACATAGTTGAAAGTTCATCGGATAACTCGGATGTACATGGTAAGCTACTATCATAACCAAACATATCATCATTTAATTCATCGGTACAAATCTCCTTATTCATTTTACTATATTATAAAATTTGATTTTAATTTATTTAAGGTTAGAAATATTCTAACCAGTAACTATGTCAGATAAACATAAATGCTATAATATGCTAAAAACTATATTAACTGGAGTAAATAATGAACTTGATGCTCAATATATATATATGAAGTTATGTGGCGAATTAAAAGATCAATTTGATTCAGATCTTTCGATGAGTTTAATAAGTAATCATACATATAATGAAAAAACTATACCTTTTCATGATTTTATTCATAATTTAAATATTTTTATGGAGACAACTAAAAAGGAAGATGTTGATAATCAAGTTAATCAATTTAAAAATAGAACAAATGATTTAGTACAATTAAAAAGTGTTAAAAGAATTATTGATGAAAAACCTCGTGTTGTTAAATTAAGTGAAGTTGTTATGAATAATAAGCAAATAGAAGTTAGAAAATGTCCTCATTGTAATAGAAAGGTTGAACAAAATGGAAATGATTCTTATAGTGTTTGTGGGTTTTTACCTTATAAAAAAAATAATGATGGATGTGGAAGAGATTTTTGTTATAGATGTGGTAAAAAATTATGTAAACGTTGGCAAAATGATCAATTATGGGTTGAAAAAAAAAGATACCATGATGGTTCGTGTTGTAAAAAATATGTAGCATCAACTGGTGATGGTGTATATCCAGATGATTATTGTCAATGTTACAAATATACAAAAAATAATTAATGCGTTTTTTTATAATAATTTATAGATAAATAGATATTAGTATGAAATTTCAATTTGGAAAACCATGTCAAACTACTCAGATAGTTAGTAATACTCGAGCATTTTATAAAGATATCGCTAAACAATTCTGTAATGAATATTATTATGCGTATGATACAGAGTTTAAAAGTTTATTAAAATTCTACAATAATAAATCAGTTTTTACATTTTGTGAAGAAGAATTTTTAAATTTTGAAACTTTAAATAATCGATTAGTAAACTATTATATGGTAAATTCATTTAAACATGATATTAATAAAATAGATGCTCAACCAGTTGGTGAAAAGGGAATATTAATTACAATCGTTGGAACAGTTAAAGTTAATAATTTACATCATGATCAAGATTTTGTTGAAACGATATTATTAGAAGAAAATAAAGATAATGTAATGTTCGTTATTAATACTATTTTTAGAGTATTTTAAAAATTATCTAATTATTATTATTATGGGTAATAAATAGATAAAAAAATAATTTATATTATAATATTAATGGGTAATACTTTTTCCCAAGTGCCAGAAACAGAATTATATAAACTTTATTTCACTAATTTAGATATTCGAAATAATGATAATAAGAAGATTAATTTAAAAATTCCTTGTGATAATAATTCTAATGAATTGACTTCTATAACTTTTTATATACAATTTATAGGTAACGATCAAGTAAAAGAGGAAGTTTCAATACAATGTAAATATTTTAAAAATAAAAATAACATATTAAAATTTAGAAAACATATTATTTCAAACAATGAAAATTTATATGAAATTAAGGAAAAATATTCTTTTAGTAGAGTTGGATTTCCTGAAACTGAATTTATTATTAATTCTGAAACTGAAGTTTGTTTTGATAGGATAAATAATAATAATTTTATTATTTCAATAAATAATGATGAAATAGAAAAAACTATTGGTATATTAAATATTAAAACTTCTGAATATATATATATTGAACCTGTTATTAAAGTTATACCTAAAATTAAAAAAAATTTACACAAATCATATTTTGATAATGTTAAATTTTTATTGCATAGTCCAATTATCAATAATACCTATAAATTATTATTAAATAACCAATATAACTTATTTGTTAGTAAGAATACTGAAAAAAATATTATTAATGTATTCGATTTAGGAATTAAAAATATACACTTTAATAATCAAAAAACTATTTTATCATCGTTAAAATCATTACCTAGAAGTAGAATTCACGTTTATAAAGATTTATCATCTAGTTTTTACACTTTTTTTAATCATGAACTTGCTTATTAAATATCTTTTTTTATAATATAAATTTATAATGTTAAAAAAAGAATTGATTATATTATATATTCAAATAGGAATTTTATTAATAACAATTTATTTATTATATAAAAAAAATATAATTGTTGAAGGTATGACTAATTCAGTTAATCCTGAAGCATTAGCTAATTTATCTGCAATGTATAATAATGGGAAATTAAAGGTTTCTGAATTAGAAGTTACAGGTAGAAGCAATTTGAAAGGTGGAATAAATGGTACAACTGTACATGGTGGGTTAGATGTTACTGGAAGAAGTAATTTAAAAGGCGGAATAAATGGTACGACTGTACATGGAGGGTTAGATGTTACAGGAAGAAGTAATTTAAAAGGAGGTATAAATGGTACAACTATACATGGTGGATTAAATGTTACAGGTAACATATCTGTAAAAGGACTTAATATAAGTGGTAAAAAACCAGTATTAAAAGGTGAAATTATAAATATTACAATGAAAGGCACAAATAATAATACATGGGCGGAACATAAAAATAAAACATTAGGTATCTGGAAAGATGGTTATATGGCTAGTGTAAAGGATGAAAATATTACACCTGAAAATTGGCGTATAGGAGATTTTAGAATTATTGATCCTACACCTAAAACAGGACATAGAAGTAAATAATTTTTCCATTTTTATAATTTATTAACAAGAGTTAAAATAAAAAACTTATTTTAATTCAACATTTATTAATTTTAAAGAAAATATTAGAAGAAGTTAATTTATCAGCAATGTATAATGAAAAATTAAAAGTTCCACGTAGGAATAATTTTATTAAATAAATTGTGCAAATATACATGGCAAATTAGATTTTACAGAAATAAGTAATTAAAAAGCACCAGATGGTCATTTTGTTCAACGGTCTAATGCAACAGCACTTGGTGATTATGAAAAATTAAAAATTGGAGCATGGTAAAAAATAATAAGTTAATTTAAAAAAATTGATTTATTATTATTTGTAATGAGTCATACTTTAGGTATTAATCTTTACCTATATATTTAGAAATGGATACTATGGATAAAAAAGAATTGCGTTTTGTAGATGGTCCTCCATTTGTTAGTTCTGATACTTTACATTATGGACATATTTTAGTAGCGATGACAAAGAATAGTATTCAAAGGTTTTTTAAAATGAATGGTTTTGAATTTAAAGATGAACCAGGGTTTGATTGTCATGGTTTACCTATTGAAATGAAAGTTAATCAGGCTTTAGGATTAAATACACGAGAAGATGTTTTGAAATATGGTATCGCTGAATATAATTCATATTGTAAATATATTATTCAAAAGTATTCAGGAAGTTGGGAACATATTTATGAATCTATTGGTCGTGAACCAGATTATTCTAAACAATATAAAACTATGGATACTAATTTTATGGAATCTGTTTGGTGGATTTTTAATCAATTATGGAAAAAAGATTTAGTATATCGTGGATATCGTATTATGCCTTATTCTTATGCATCGTCTACACCTTTATCAAATTTCGAAGCTACGCAAGAATATCATGAAGTTGAAGATCAAAGTATTTATGTAAAGTTCCCAATTATGGATAATCCCAATAAAAAATTTATTGCATGGACTACTACACCATGGACTTTACCTTCACACTTCGCATTATGTCTGAATCCAGATGCTGATTATGTAGAGATTAAACCAGAAGGAACTGATGAAATTTATATTATTTCTGAATTTTCTATTAAAAAACTTTTAGGTAAAAAAAAGAAATATGAAGTTGTTAATAAAAAAAAAGGTATTGAATATGAAGGAGTTGAATATATGCAACCTTTTACATATTTTGAACAATATCGTTCTAATGGTGCTTATTCTGTACAATGTGATTCATTTGTTGAAATTAATCCTTCTAAAGTAGTAGGTACTGGGATTGTTCATATGTCTCCTGCTTTTGGTGAAGATGATATGAATGTATGTATTGATAAAAAACTATTAACTATTGAAGAGATTGGTGATATTTGCCCAGTTGATGCAAATGGTAATTTTACAGAGATTATTAAAGAATACTATGGAATGAATATTTTTGATGCGAATCCATTAATCATTGAAAATATCAAAAGTAATAATCTACTTGTTAAAAAAGAACTTTATAAACATTCTTATCCATTTTGTTGGCGTACAGATAAACCACTAATTTATAAAGCTGTTTCAAGTTTCTTTGTAAAGGTTACTGATATTAAGGATCGATTGGTTGAAAATAATAAAAAAATTAATTGGGTTCCAGAACATGTAGGAAAATCTCGATTTAATAATTGGTTAGAAAATACTCGAGATTGGGGTATTTCGCGTAATAGATTCTTTGGAACTCCTATTCCTGTATGGGTTTCAGATGATGGTGAAGAAATGATAAGTATTGGAAGTATCGCAGAATTAGAAGAATTAACAGGTGTTTCTGATATTAAAGATATTCATTTGGAATTTGTTAAAGATCTTACAATTGATTCAAAACAAGGAAAAGGGAAACTTAAACATTGTGGTGATGTTTTGGATTGTTGGTTTGAAAGTGGAGCTGTTCCTTTAGCACGACTTCATTACCCTTTTGAAAATGCCGATTACTTTGATAAACAAGATTATTTATGTGATTTTGTATGTGAAGGTATTGATCAGACACGAGGATGGTTTTATACATTAAATGTATTAAGTGTTGCGTTATTTGATAAACCTGCTTTTAAAAATGTAATTGTAACAGGATTAATTTTAGCTGATGATGGGAAAAAAATGAGTAAAAGATTACAAAATTATCCTGATCCTGCTGGTATTATTGATGAATATAGTGCTGATGCTCTACGTCTATATCTTGTAAATTCACCAGCAGTTAGAGCAGAACCTTTAAAATTTAATAAATTGAAAGTTGCATACAATCATAGAAAACTACATCAACTTTTGAATTCTCTCAATTTTTATTTGGAATCTTGTAAAACATATTATGATAAAACAGGAAAGGATATTGATAGTATGATGTATCTTAAATCAACTAATGATATGGATATATGGATTATGTCTAAACTTGGTGATATTGTTTCACAAATTGATAAATCTATGAAAGAATTTAAATTAAGTGGAGTTCTTACTTATATAATGGTATTTATTGAAGATATTACTAATTGGTATATTAAACTTAATAGAGAAAGAATGAAAGGAAAATATGGAGAAGAAGAATTAATCATATCTCTAAGTGTTTTGAAGTTTACAATAAGTAAGTTATGTATTATTCTACATCCATTTGCACCATTTACTACTAAAACAATGTATCAAGAATTAACAATGAAAGATATCACAAATGAAAAATACGTTTCAAAAGATGAATTCAATGTAAACTATGATTCTATTAGAAAAATGGAACTTCTTCAAAATATCATTTTAACTTATCGTAATATTCGTGATGAAAGTACAACCCATACAAATTCTAAAAAGGGTATTCTAAATGCTAAGATTTTAGTATGTGATGAACAAACAAAAGATGATATTATAAATGTAAGTGATTATATTAAAAAGGAGATTAATATTTTGAATTTAGAAGTTATACATGATAAGAATATTATGAAATATCATATTTTACCTGATGTGTCGGTAATTGGTAAAAAATTTCGCAAAGACCGAAATCTAATTATTACTGATTTAGTCAATACATATAATAAATTATTGAAAGAACTAGGAATAGAATTATTCAAAGAAACTATTTCAATTAATGATGAATATTTGAAATTTGATAGTAGTATTGATGTTTCAAAATATGAAGGTGAAAATTATAAGACTAAAATCGTAGGACAAATTGCATTTTTAACAGATTTTACAGTTACTAAAGAAATTGAAGATTTATTCATGATTAGAACATTAAATTTACATGTTCAACAATTCCGTAAAACATGTGGATTAAAGGTATGGAATAAAATTAATATTAAAATTGATACAGATAATGATAATCTTAATGGAATTATTGAAAGATACAAAGATAAAATTGAAAATATTTTAGGGTCTAGACTATTAGATGATAAAGACAAAATTGATATTGATAAAATTATTGATACTAAAGATACGACGATAGAAGATATTAAATTATCAATAACTCTTATTACGATTTGAATAATCTAATATATTATATCTTCTTGGTTTATCTCTTCCATTATATAAAATTAATTTAATATCATTTTTTAGATTTTCAATAACTTTATCATCATATTGAGAGTCTAAAAAACGGGAGAATTTCTTTATTGACGATGGTTTCAAATCTTTTTTTAAATTATTAAATTTTTCTGTTAAAAAATCCTTTTTATCATCTATTAATTGTCCAATTGTTTCGTCACGATCGTTAACTTCCCATTTATCTCCTTTATGAATCATTATATATTTACGTGTGACACTAGGTATAAATACATTTTGATATTCAGGATGTTTATCATTAAAATGTACATATTCAACTAATCTAGGAATTGATTTAAATCCTCTATCAATGAAGTATTTACATAAACCATCTGTAATAAATGATAAATCCTCTTCTCCAAAAGCCACAACTTTAATTTCTTTATGAGAGTTATCTATATTGATATGTTGATTTTTACTATTATCTTCTGTGTAGTTTTGTACTCCTACAGTTCCTGCAGCCATTTTAGCATTATTAAGGTTGTTTATTCCTGAGTTATTATTTTCATTAATTAATTTATTCATCAAAGTTGTATTTTGATCCATTAATGTATCTATCACATCTAAAAAATGGTCATATTTATCATTATCTAATTTTGTAGATTGTTTATTTTTACATCTTAATATATGTCTATTTAAATTGAATTTTCGGTTAAATTGTTTATTACAAAATGGACAACTAATATCATTATTTAATATTTCTGGTGAATTTTGCTCATTTTTTTGAGTAATTTGAGCAAGTTTTTGGTTAATTTCGCCACCTTTTGACTTTTCAGTATTTTTACATTTGCTCATTTTTTTGAGTAAAATTGAGTTAGTTTTTGGGTTAAATGTGGAGCTTAGAATTTGGCTATTCATATTCTTTTTAGCAGAATTTTTATTTTTTGGAGTTAAATTTTCTGCTTTTTGTGGAGTAAATTCTGCTCTTTTTGGGTTATGAATTAACCTTTTTTGCTCACGAATGAGCAACTTGTTACATGGTTTCTTTTTATAAAACCTATGTCTTGTATAATGTCCTTTTTGTTTGAAGGTTTTACCACATAATTCACATTGATAATTTACCATTCTATTATACTTTTATTATAAGATTATATAAAATTAACCATTTTTTAACCCAAAAAATTAACCATTTTTAACCTAAAATTCTTGTGTGTGTGTTAATGAAAAAAATCTAATTCAATTTGAACTTTTCCTTTTATTAAACAACTTATTTTAGGCACATTTTAAGTACTATTATTATAAATTGTTTTTGTTGATAGGTATACTTTTAATGATTTAAAATAGTAAAAATAATAATAAATAATAATAAATAGAATTAAAAAATATATAGAAATTTTTAAAATTCAGGTTTAATTCAATTATTTTAATTAAATGATTTATTATAACGATGGATATAGAATCGTATGTTGATACTTATTTCGATGAATTAAAGGTAGTATTTAATCCAATAATAGTAAATTATATGAAATTAAGTTCATTTGAAAGTGTATATAATAGTAGTAAAGTAGATAATAAAGAAAAATTAGCTATAACTATGATTTTAAACTTATATTATTGTATCAATAGTTCGTTACAAATTGAAAAAAAAATTGATTAGTTAAGGTATATGAGCAAGACATCTAATCCTATAAATAAAATGCAACATACAGAGAAAAAAGTTTTCGAGTTAAAATCTAAGTTTGATGGGGATAGTGATTGTGATTCAGAAGTAGATGAAACATATATTAGTTTGAAAACATTTGAACCTGATCCATATGATTCTGATTACGATGGTGCTATATTTGACGATGAAACATCGACTGAGGAAAATATAAAATTAAAAAAAATTAATTGATAGTATAAAAATTAATCTTACTTATTATTAAATGAGTAATATTGGTATATTAGATTCATTAGGAAAAAACTTAAATCCATTAACAAATAAAGAATATTCTGATAATTATAAAAAATTAGCTAAAAAATGGTCTACGTTTCCTGCCTATCAAAACGCAGAACAAATAATTAAAGATATAGATGAAAATCAAGTTATTTTAATGATATCGGGTACTGGAAGTGGTAAAACTGTTTTAACACCAAAATATGCATTACATGTAAATAAGTATCAGGGGAAGATTGGTATAACCTTGCCTAAACAAATAATTGCAAAAAGTGCAGCATCATTTGCAGCCGAAACTTTAGATGTAACATTAGGTGTAGAAGTTGGTTATCAGTATAAAGGTTCACCTAGAAATATGGTATCAAATCAAAATAAGCTATTATATGCAACTGATGGAACTATAGTTGCGAGACTTTTACGTGATCCTAAATTAAGTGATTTTGATATGATAATAATTGATGAAGCACATGAACGTAAAATACAAATAGATTTCTTACTTTTTTTATTAAAAGAAACGTTAAAATTGAGACCTGAATTTAAGGTAATAATAATGAGTGCTACTATTAATGCTTCTATTTTTAATAATTATTTTGACCAATTTAAGTTTAAAGAAATAAATATTGGTGGAAAAACTAATTTCCCAATTGAATCAATATTTCTAGATACCCCTATTTCAGAAAGAAATTATATTGATAAAGGTATTGAAACTATTTTAGATATAATGAAAAAAGATAGAACTGGTGATATTTTATTTTTTGTAACTTCTGCGAATGAGACATCTGATGTATGTAAAAAAATAACTCCAATATTAAAATCAAATAGGAATGAATATAATTTAGTTGAATGTAAAGATGGAGCTTTTTGTATTGAAGTATTTGCAGGTATGAAAGCTGATAATCAAATATTAGCTCAAGAATTAGATGAATACAAATCTACAGGAGATTATTGTCGTAAATTAGTTATCGCTACAAATGTTGCCGAATCTTCTTTAACCATTGATGGTATTAAATATGTTGTTGATTCAGGTTTAGAATTATCAAGTTCATATGATCCTGTTTTTAGAGCAAGACGACTCGATAAGCAATTGATTACACATGCACAAGCTAAACAACGAATGGGACGAGCAGGTAGAACTTCTAAAGGTATTTGCTACCATTTATATACTAAAGAAATATTTGATAATGTTATGAAACGATTTCCAGAACCAGATATTAGAGTAAGTGATATTACTAACGAAAGTTTAAGATTTCTTAATTTGGAAAAAATTCAAACAGTTGATAAATTATTATCTATTTATGGAAAAATGATAGAACCACCAAAAGAAAATTATATTAGAAGTGCGATAATGAATTTAATGCAACTTGGATTAGTAGAAAACGATAAAATAACAGATTTAGGAAGATTTATTGCAGAAACAAATATAGATCCTAATTTAGGTGTATCAATTGCAATTGGTCATGAATTAAAATGTAAAAATGAACTTATTGTAATAAATGGTATGATAGAAGCAGGAAAAAGTAATATGGGGAAATATTTTAATGATCCAATACCATTAATAAGAAGTAAAAAATCACAATATAAATCAAACGAAGATTTTAATAGAGCGTTAAATAGAATGAAAGAAAAATACGAATCAAAAGTTAAGAAATATATAAGTTCTACTGGTGATCATGTAACAATTTTAAAATTATTTGATGATTATAATAATATACATAGAAAGTATTTTGAAAAAGATAGAAATAAAATAAATGAATGGGCTTTTAAAAACTTTGTTAACTTATCAATGCTCATAAAAGCTAAAACTTCTATAAAATCTACAAAAAGAAATGTAAGTAAATATTTTGATACAATAACACGAAATTTTGGATTTAATATTGATAAAAATGTATATAATTTACCATTACTAGAAAGAATTATAATATCATTAATATTAGGATATCGTAATAAAACAGCGATTATTGATAAAAGTAAAAGATTTTATTCAACACAATTTAGTAATGATTTAAAAACTAATATAAGTAAAAGTTCAACATTATTTAATAAAAGTGTAAAAGATGTAATTTATCATGAATTATTTATAAATTCAGGTAAAGCAGATTTAAATATCGTATCTAAAATTCCTACTAAATTAAAAAATTTAATTAGATGAGTTTATTTTTTAAAAATAATTAGTAATATACTTTTAGTATGTCTGAAAAAGTAATTGGAATTTATACAATTAAAGGGGTTAATGGTAAAAGTGCTGTTAAAGTTAAACATTTAGAAACTTTTGTTATGAAAGAAGATGATAAAGTTAGAGATTCATTAGTTGATTCTTTTTTTATTATGCAAGAACGACAAATATATGTTGAAGTATTTGCATGTAATATTACAAGTGAATATTTAATGAGTTCAAAGAAACAGCCAGTTTATAGTTTTGTAGTTTACTATTATAAACAGTTATTGAAGGTTGAATTATTTAGAATTTATCTAAACTTCGAATTAACTGAAGATATTAAAAGTGAAGAAGAATTACTAAATAATGATATTAATGGTAAATTTATAACTGAAATAATGATTGAAGGAAAAACTAAAACTTTAGATAAAAACATAGATGTATTTGAAGGAGATGAAAATATAATCAAAACATTTAAATCATTTTTGAAAACTAAAGCTATGAAATCAATGTTAATTAAATTAGCAGATGATACAGATAGTAAAAGAGAAAAATATTATGGTTTAGATTATTCTAATGCAAAACCTCCTGAGATTACATTTTCTTTAAGAAAAGATAAGAAAGATTTATAATTTATTACATTTTCTTTAAGAAAAGATAAGAAAGATTTATAATTAGATAAAAAAGATTTATAATTAGAAATCTTATGTTTAATTGAATGATAAAATATCTATAGAAAAATATAATTGATAATGTTTTTTGTAGGTATTTATAACACTGATATATTTGAAGATAAAAGTAAATATAAGATACTAAAAATATTAGTATGTGGATTAGTATTATATTTATTTTTATATTTATTAAGCGAAAGTGAATTTGGATCTAAAATAATGCCATTACAGCAAATAAAATTATACTTTGCATATTTATTCTTTTTAGATTTATGTGGAGTTTTAGTATTAAATCGTATAAATAGATTCGCCAATTATGATCCTAAAAAAAATATTAATTATAGATCACAAATTATTAATAGACCAAATTTAGCACCTGTTTATAAAGATATTATTAAACAACCTATTTTAAAACAACCAAAACAGGCAAAACAAATAAAACCAAAAAAAGAGAAAGTTGAAAAAATAGAAGATTCTCAAAGTTCTATATATATTGAAACATATAAACCAACAAAAGAATTTGATCAAGATATAGAAATACCAGTATATAAATCATCAAAAAAATAATATATAAAATTTTCTAATTTAATATATTATGACCGATGTTATTAATCGAGTAATTAGAGCTTTAAACATTATTAGACCTGATAATAAAGTTTTTATTATTAAAACAACAGCAGGTAACTATTTATTATTTAATCATTGTATAGAAACAATCAATTCAGACAAATTAAAAATACCATGTTGGAGTTATGCACAAATTTTAAATTCAGAACCTGAATCAAAGGATTTAATTTACAATAGAGTAAAAAAAATAGAAGTTAATGGTATCCCTTATTATATTTTAATTGGTCTTCAACAAGAATCACAAGGTAATAGTTTATTATTTATGCGAAAAGATAGTGATGGACAATTATTTGAAAATTTAGATGCCTTAGATGTAAAAGATAGTTCCCCAGATTTACGTGCATTAAGAGAAAATTATGGAGAGTATCAGAAAATATTACGAGAAACTCCTACAAATCGTGTTATGTTAACAAATGATGATATTAATTTGATAATGGAATCGGCATCAAGATATGCTCAAAATATTGATAATAATTTAAGATTAATGTATAATGTAGGACAAAATACATCTCAACCAAAAACATTATATGGTGGAGCGATAAATTCAGATACTTCTGAACCTGTAACTTTAGATTACGATAATTTTAGTGATATTAATGATGATTTAAAATTTGGTAGTATTGAAGATTTAAATGCATTGGACGATAGTTATGAAGATATTAATAATCAACCAGATTTAGAATTAAAAGAATCTTTAAGAAATGAAATTGTTGATTTAGGTATATTTAGTAAAATGAAAAAAAGAAATTACTGTAATGAAGAACCTATGAGTGAGTATACTGATGGATTATTAGGTACTATTACCATTGAAGATATTCAATAATTTTTTATAAGATAATCTATTAGAAGTTTGATTACTTTCAGTTAAAATAAAATTAGAGATTCTATAATTTTTAAATGATGTTTCAGAATTATATAATTTAATTTGTTTATTTATATAATTTTTAATTTTAGGATCCTCTAAAGCTTCATATATAGTTTCAACAGATGAATTTATCGATTGTAATATATTTTTGAGTTGATGATTTATGAATATTGTATTTTTATGTTGTGAAATAACAATAACACAAGTTAGAGTACCAATATTATTTTTAAAAACAAATATATCTTTTGCTATTTTAATTTTATTTTTAAGTTCATTTTCAATATAAACAGGATTTATTGTACTACCATTTGATAATGTGATCATATCATCAATTCTTCCATTTATAATTAAATTATTATTTTTATCATAATTACCCAAGTCATTAGTTTTTATCCATTTATTTCTTTTATTAAAATAAATTTGGTTATTAATAATTTTGACTTTAATATTTGGTAAAGGTTTACCTACACAATTATAACAATTATCAGATGGAAGTTGTATTGATACAATAGAAGCGAATTCAGTCATACCATATATTTCACATATATTAATAAATAAATCACGATAATATAATTTTAAATTTGAATCTAGTTTGGAACTTCCACTTATAAAATATTTACATTTATCTAATCCAATTTCTTTTTTTATTTTTGAATTTGTTATTGACGAAAAAATAAGTGATCTTGAAAACATTTTTTTATCTTTAATATCTTCTATTTCATCTTTTAAAGAATTCCAAATCTGTGGTGTTGCAAAAAATATAGTTGGTTTGGTTAATTTTAAATCATTTATTAAATCTCTTTTTTTAAATGAAACTTCACAACCAATTAATAAAGGAAAATATATATCCATTAATTGACCTGAAATATGAGCTAATGGTAAGTATGATAATATTTTTTCTTCACTATCTCTAATGATACAAGGATTAAATCTATTTTTAAATTTTTGTAACTGATACATTATTCCCTGTAAAGTATTAATAATATCATTATTATTTATTTTTATTTTTTTTGGAGTTCCAGTTGTTCCAGATGTATATGAAATTGAAATAACTTGGTTTTTATTTTGATAAGATTTATATTTTAATTCTCCAAAGTGAATAACTTGATCAATTGATAAAATATCAATAGAAAATTGTTTACGAAGTTTTTTATTTTTTAATCCCTCAATTAGTAATATAGCTTTTACTGTTTTGGGTAGTTCCTTAATATTATGTAAAATAGAATCATTTTGTAGAATTAATATATTAATATTATTTTCGGTGATACTTTTTAAAAATAACTTTATTGTTGAATTATTATAAATCGATACACATACACCACCAGTAAGTATAGTACCAAAATAACCAATATGATATAAGAAATTATTATCAGCTCTAATACCGACAATAGGTTTTGAATCATAATTTATTTTTAATAAAGCCGATGCAAGTTTATTACATAAAATTTGATATTGTGAAAAAGTAATTTTATGGTTATTTTCTATAAATGCTACTTTATTATGATATTTATTAGTATTATTTTGAAATAACTCTTGAATAGTATTAATTTTACTATCGATATGTGTGCATTTTATATCTTTATTATTAAAATCTTCATCATATCTACCAATAATTAATAAAATTATAACAATGACGAAAAAAATAAGTTCTCTTGAGATTTTCATCAAATTATAAATTAAAGTAAGATAATAATTTTCTAGTTTTTTAATATAAACCATGTTACAATATATATTTTTAGTACCTCTCATTACTTTCATATCATATCAATCATTAAATCTTATTCAAAACTGGATGATGTTTAAGCCAATACAACTTGATTCTAATAAAGATTTAAAATTAAATAATTTAGAATTAGAATTAAAGAAAAGTATTAATAAGAATATTAAAATAAGTTCTTTTTTTTTAAAAACAAAAGATAAAAATCTAATACATTGTGTATATTTAAATAATCCTTATAAAAAAGGATGTATATTGTATGCACATGGTAATTATGGTAATATAACACATCGTTTTAATATGTTAAAAATTCTAGGTAAAGTTTCAAGTATAATAATATTTGATTATCGAGGATATGGTAAAAGTTCTGGAATTCCTAGTGTAGAAGGTTTTTATGATGATATTGAAACTGTATGGAATTATTTAATAATAAATCGTCAAATTAAACCTTATAAAATAACCATATATGGTACATCAATTGGATGTGGTCCAAGTAGTTATTTATGTGCTAAATTATATGAAAAGAAAATCTCACCTTATGCATTAGTGTTAGAAAGTGGTTTTAGTTCAATTCGTGATATGGCTTACGATATGATACCTAGAAATATGGTTAATATTTTAGTGAAAGATGATTTTAATAATGAAACCAATATAAGAAAAATTAATAATTTACCAATTCTAATATCTCATTCAACTTATGATGAGGTGATACCTTTTAAACATGCATTAAAACTTTATAAATATAAAATAAAAAATCCTAAAATAAAATTATTTAAATTAGAAGGTTTCCATGGAACTCCTAATTATAGTAATCAATATATGAATATTTTTAAAAGATTTGTCTATGAATAAAAACTTAAAAAACTATTCATTTCTCAAGTTTCAAAACTTAAAAACTATTCATTTCTCAAGTTTCAAAACTTAAGAAATGAATCATTAAATATAAAATATAATGAAATATAGTTTTAAAACAATATCAAAATATGCGATTAAACCAAAGTTTGGTAATAGTTTATTTACAATGAATGATTTTATAAATAAAGTTAAATGGGAAGGATATCCAGAGAACTTAGAACAAGTAGATGAATACAGTAACTGGGAAATTTTAGGGGTATGTGAACTTAATAGAAATTTAAAAGAATTAACATTTGGTGATGAAAATAAAAACTATTATATGTATTTTATAACGAATACTAATCGAAGTAAATTATTTATTTCAATTCACATAAGTCATCCAATACTATGGTATGAAATAGGTGAAGTTAATGAAATAGAAAAAATAATAAATTATTATAACCCCCATTCATATGAAAATAATTTAGATGAAATTGTAGCATACGTCGGAAGTGCTGAAAGTTTAGAATTATCATTATTAGATTTTGAGAATTTAATATTGTCATCTCCTTTTACAGAATTATTAATGTGGGGTAATTTATATCAAGATTTTCCTTTTAGAAAAGAGTATGAACGATTAGATATATCAAGTAAAGAACATATGATATATTTTAATCAGGCGATGCGTCAAGATCCTGAAAATTTTGAGGAGATTAATGTTCTAACTAAATTTTCAAAATCGAAAATTAAAATAATATATGATCAAAATTTATTTTTTATAAAACTTTCATATCGACCAATAAAAACATCTCAAATAAAAATTTTTGAAAAAGATTATAATAATATACCTATTGATATTGTTAATTTAATATATAATTTAGATTTTTTTACAAAAGATAGTATTTTAAAAGTTTCGAATTTATCAAGTTATCATTTATATATCGCAACCAAATTATTTGAAAATGAAATAGATTTATTAAATAAGCTTTTAGAAGTTTCACAAGAAAATTTAGATAGTTTGGTAAATGAAGATTTAAATAAATTAATATTAAATTTAAAAGTAAAGACTGAAATTGATAGAGTTTTTGAAAATAATGATAAATTTATAAGTTATATAATTTTAGAACTTGAAAATAAGAATAATATTAGAGGAATAATTAAAAAATTAAAAAAGAAAATGAAGAAGTTGGATTTCAAAGAAAAAACAATTTTAGAAAATATAACTAGTCTAATTAATGTTGCGAAACTTGAACATTTACAAGACTAAATATATTTTAGAAAATATAACTAGTCTAATTAATGTTGTGAAACTTGAACA